GTTCCAGAACCAGAACCAGTTGTTGTTGCTGAAGAAGTCGTTCCTGAACCAGAACCAGTTGTTGTTGCTGAAGAAGTCGTTGCTGAACCAGAACCAGTTGTTGTTGCTGAAGAAGTCGTTCCTGAACCAGAACCAGTTGTCGAAGAAGTCGCTCCTGAACCAGAACCAGTTGTTGAAGAAGTCGCTCCTGAACCAGAACCAGTTGTCGAAGAAGTCGTTCCTGAGCCAGAACCAGTTGTTGAAGAAGTCGCTCCTGAACCAGAACCAGTTGTCGAAGAAGTCGTTCCTGAGCCAGAACCAGTTGCTGAAGTTGAATACAGTGCAGTAGAAGAAGGGAGGCAATATTCACAAGAAAATGATTCAGAAACACTGCAATCTATTGAGACAGTCAATAATGATGCTGAAAACCATCCCGAATCTGAATCATCAGAAAACATTACAATGTCAACTATTGAAGAATCATCAACAATTGTTGAAGAATCAGAGGGACATGCTGAAACTACACATTCAGACAATTCGATCCAAGAACAGAGAACAACTGAAATCTTCCCAAAAATGATATTCATTGTTCCATATAGAGATCGCAAACAACAATATGATTTTTTCTCAAATCATATGAAAAATATTTTGGCAGATATTAACCCAAATGACTATAAAATTTTATACATTCATCAATTAGATTCGAGAACATTCAACCGAGGTGCAATGAAAAACATCGGATTTATTACTGTAAAAAATATGTACCCAGAAAATTATAGAGATATCACACTAGTGTTCAATGATATAGATACTATGCCATATACAAAAGGATTTCTTAATTATGATACTACACATGGTATAGTTAAACATTTCTATGGTTATACTTTCGTATTAGGTGGTATTGTATCGATGAAAGCTGCTGATTTTGAAAGAGTTAATGGATTTCCAAATTTCTGGGCATGGGGTTATGAAGATAACTTATTAAATCAACGTGTTAATGAAGCAGGCATAACCATCGATAGAAGCCAATTTTATCCAATTTTAGATATCAATATATTGCAATTATCGGATGGAATTACACGTAATGTAAATAAAACAGAATTTGATGTTTATAAGAGTAAAACAACAGAAGGTATTAATACAATATATAATCTAGAATATACCATAGATGAAAGTACTGGATTTGTTAACGTATCTAATTTCCAAACAAACCGCGAGGAAAATATATCAAGTACATTTACACATGATTTAAGAAACGGCAATATGCCATTCGCAGTTAAACCTCAACCTCTAAGTATTGCAGTTACACCAACGCAACATATAATGACATTAAATGGAGCGCCACGTCGCAGAGGGGGTAGAATGGGACTTATGATGTAAAATAATATAAGATAAAATAATAAGAATATATATAATGTTCGTATTATTTAACTCATCAAATATACATATAGTATACGCATCTGTTATTGCATACATATTTGTAAACCTATTTGAAAATCTAATTCATTATAATATTGGGAGATTTAGTAATAAAGATATTAAATTTGTGGTTCCTACAAAAAAGGATTGGATAAAAATAATATCAGTTATGGTAGTTTTTGCAATTTTACAAGGATTATTAACAATAGTTTTGAATAAGTTTTTATAGTTCAGATACTTCCATAAATTTATATGTTAATCCAACTTGTTCTTCATTTTCCCATATTCCAGATATTTTAATTATAATTTTACAACAAGATTTTTCTTGTTTGTTATTGTATTCCTTGTACAATTTTATATTTCCATTTAATATTTGTTCTTTCAATAGTGCGAATGGTTTCTTAGAACAATCAAATAGATGTTTGTAATATTCAATAATATACCGTTCTATTTTAACCAATTCATTAATTATATTTGCATTTATAGAGTTATTTATATTTAATTTTAATATACTTTTATTCAAATTATTTTCTATATAAAAATCATCAAATGGCGTTATAAGATAAACACCATTCATTATTATTAATTCATCGGAATAAACAATTTTAGTAAATTTTCCATCCATAATAATATTTCTTTTTGAATCTAAAAAAAATAAATTATGAAATTTAAATTGATCTATATTATAAATTATATTCATTTGTATTGTATTCGATTATATAATATAATAAAAAACGTTTATTATATTTTAACTTATATATTTTATCATTATTCCAAATACGACGCAATATTTTTATTATGAATTTAATTTCGTGTTTATATTATATAGTATAATTATATAATATGAATACAATATTTAACGTTAATGAATATACTAATATTAATGATCCGTATCCACAAATAAAATGGAAAGGACCAACTGTATCTCAAATAAGTGCAGGCGTAAGGTTAAATAAATTAACAAACAGAACTGACATTTTGAATAATGCAGTAAGTGGACGTAGAATATTCAAGGCACTTCCGTTAAAAATATACCGTCGAGAAATTGCTAGTGTAAGTTTGAAAACATGTAATCCAAGAACTTCGATGAAAATAAATGATTTCGATATGCCAGGCGGAACTATTATATCACAAACATCTAATATAAATAATACTGGTTTAGTGAATACGACAGAGATTTTATACGAAAATAATTCTTGTCAACATCCATCAACTAGTAGTACAGTTAATACATCTATATGCAATGCATTTTTATCAACCGAAGCAAATGCTTTACGTAGAGTAAGAAGTAGCGGAATGATAAAACGTAAATTCAATACATCTGCAAATAACGATACATATTGTACCTCAACTGCACAGTATTTAAATAGTCGCAATCTTTCATTTCAACAAAACCAATATTTCCATATTAGAACTGGCGATGCTACAGTTAAACCAGGCAGTTCAAAAGCGGTCCGCAATATATATCAAGCAAATGGTATTAATCACTGCAACGATCCAAGCCAAAATTATGTGCCAATTTATTATAAACCAAATAATTCACAGTTTGGTCGTCAAGGAGCAGTATCTTCCAGTGATTTAATTGCTCGTAAAAAATACAATACCATTACTACATCTGCTTCAAGTTTCAGAAGTGCATATGGTAATCAAACCGCAAATGCATTGGCATATGGTATACCTGATTATGGTTATACAATAAAAGATAAGGTTGGTTATCCTCTAAAACAAACTCCAAAATTTTCAAAATATTCTACTATAATGCGCAAATGCCCTGTAAGAAAATTTTCTAGAGCAATTTAATGTACATCAGGTTGTATAACGATTTCATTATTAAACCCTTTGTTATCATATGATAATATAGGATTATTAAATACATTATATTGTATGTCATATTTCATACACCAGAATATGCATTTTTGTATATTATTTTTTATCAAGTTATCGATTTTATTATCATTCTTATATCGGTTATCAATAAGCATGATTGTTTGATGTATATTTTCAATTTGTTGTTGTCCAAATATAGAATTATATTCTTCTAATTTATTAATAAATAACGCTGAAATTGGACAACTCAAAAAACGATGGATATGTTGTTCTGGTTTCATTTCTAACATTTTGTTAAATGTATTTTTAAATTTATCGAAAAAGTCAGAATTAGATGAAAATAAAAAATTTTTACAAACAATATATTTTTCTGAATTGGCATTTCTACTTGTTTGTGGTTTTGTAATATATACTTTTTTGTAAAAAGCGGATAATATATACAATAAATCAATTGTATGTTCCATAAAACAATCAAATATTTTTAATATGAAATGTCCATTCTTTTTTTGTAAGCATATAGCATAACATATTTGTCCAAATAGCAATTGTGTAATATTAATTTCTTGTTTATTAAAGTCTTGCGAAAAATCAAATCCACCATCAGCTGTAATTATATCCATAGAAGAACCATATTTATCACAACAATATACGAAATTATCCATTGATAATATGTTTCCAGTTCCATCTGCGCCTGTTTCGATATCTACGTTTGGGTTTGCTTTTAAGAAAAAATCGCTTTTTTTCCAAGCAGGTATATTATAATCATTTGTATTATCTAATATTGTCATACCAATATATTTATCATATGGATTCATTCTTGAATTCACTAGCGCTTCAATAAACCCTCCGGGACCCTCTGCCAAGTGAAAAGTAGTGATTGCTGATACTGAGTTTGATTCTTTTTTTGTAAAAATATTTTCATTATTCGGTGTTCTTAAATTAAATATTGTTAAGATTTCAATCATTTTAAAATATGATCGAGATAATGATTTGTATTTTGCTACACATTTTGTTTTATTTGGTACAATTGTATTAATGTATTCATACGGATTCGTATATTTTTTGTAAGTATCCCATTCTTTTCCGCAATTATCTATTTTATTTTTGATGTCATATAAGTAATATGACAATGAATTTGATATATATGGAGAAGGTTGCTTGTCATTTGTAATACAATCAACATGCTCGCATATAGAAATATGTATATTAGGTAATATAAAATATAACATTTTTATTGTAAATAAAACGCACAGATATGATAAATCATAAAAATAAGTTTATGTTGTTTTCATGATTTAATTTTTATTGTCATTATATTGATTGTTATTATTTTTTCTGTTTTTTAATTTTTATTGTCATCACTTCAGGTTCAGGTTTGTTTATTGTTATTTTACCTTTATTTTTTTTTATAGTGATTTTTTCTTCTTTTTCTTCTTTTTCTTCCGGCTCTTCTCTATATTTTTCTACAACACTTTCTTCTACTATTGATTTATATAATTTATCGGTATTCACGTTTCTTACTTTTCTAAATACAAAATAACGATTCATAAATGATATTTGTTTCTCATCGGATGTCATTAAACTTGCATTTTTGTAATCTACATTTCGTTTTGGATTGGTTTTTATTTCCATTTCCATCGATTTAAATAATTCATCAAATAATCCGCTTCCATTTGGTAATCCAATTGAAACTGACTCTTCTTTCGTTAATAATACAAACCCATAATCTTCCATTAATCGAATCAAATAATCGAAATTAACCAAATATTCGCGGAAAGTTTTTCCAATTGTTTCTTGGTATACATTAATTTGATAACCAACTCCAGTATCATCATCAGGAAATCCGGTTTGTGAATACATTTTTGTAAGTTCAAACATTTTTTTTTCACCATCCATAATTGTCATGGTCTCACCTTCATTTTTGTTTTTTAATAAATTAAATACAGTTTTTCCATCGAAACAAGTACCTATAAAATATCCATTCAATTTGGTACATTCAGCAATATTTTTCAAAAATCGGTTTATGCTAGCATTTGTTTCAAAGAAATAGTGTAATGCGAATTGACAAGAACTAATATTAAACCCATCATGGCCTACACCATATTGATTATATACGCCTTGTCCTAATAGATTCAAATCTTTTGGTCCGGTGCCAAATATAGCTCGCGCAATTTCTTTATCTTTTTCTGTTATAAATGCAGATCCGTCTCTAATATTATTACCACTATTTCCATTCACAAACAACGCATATGGCATATTTTTTTTCGTCTTGCGATAATTCAAATAACGCGCACATGCACCATCTATATTATTGTGAATATTGTCTCTTGATATATCAATACCAAACACAAATGATAAGTTCGAATAAATCCATTTTGGTAAATCCCCTCCTTTTCCTACAGCATAGTCGATCAATGTATTTTTTCGTTCTGCTACTCCAGTAATTAGTTTATTTTTAACATAAAGATTATGAAAGTCTCTTAGTGATTGTGTTCTTTTTTGTCGTTGTCCTTCTGAACTATAATAAATGCCTTCGTTTGCTTCACCATTTTCTTCTTCATTGCATATTTCTAGATAAGATGGGATATCACTACCTTTTGTAATCATATCAACAGTGATCGGTTGATGGATTGACTGCCAATTACTATTTGCTACATGATATGCATTTCCATAATTTTTTAAGCCATTACGTAATTCAGTTGTTTTATCATATCTTACACGTAATGGAACCCATCTCCAGCCTTCTGACTTTGTAATATCATAACTAAATTCAACAATCATATCTTCTTCGAAATACTCACCCTCTTTTGTAAGCATTAATAATTCACGTTTACTATCTTCTTGCAGCATGATATTCGCAAAACAAGCTTTTGAATCATATGGATTTGTTGGTTGAAATGGTACAGGTTTATATCCATCTTCTGCGTCTAAATTATCAGGCGATGGTAATTTATTTTTAATAATATCATCAAATGGATTCAAGTATCCATGCTTACGTTCATCATATCCACATCTCAAAACCAGTGTTTTATACTGTAAAACTGATTTATTTCTTTCTAAATTTTTACCATCTTGGAATATGTTATGAATTTCGTCTTTACCTGTTCTATCTTTTTTTACACTTACTAAGAAATCGATGGTATTAAAATCAGCAGGTTTCCATTTAAATGATTGTTCCCATGTTGTTTTTGACAGTGGTCCTGCTACACCTACACTATTACTTGCTACGCCGGCATTTGATGGTGTAAATATTAACCCATCGGTTTTATATTCATAAATTCCGTCATTAATATCTGATAATATGCGAGAACAACCTTGAAATATAGTACTTTGAGAATTCGCACTATAAAATGTTTTATATTTTATATGAAATTGACATTTTTCGGAATTTTCTAAAATGGATACTGGTTTTAATAAATCTATAAATTGTTTAAGCAATAACATTCTGTATTTTGGTTTTTCCTTTTTGGTTTCTTCTTCGGATTCTGTAGTAGAAACTTCGATCGGATAAAATGCATATTCTCTTGTGCTTTTTTTATTTATATAATAAATATCAAATACTGCATACAAATTAATTGGTTTATCGAATTTATCGTGTCGTATATGTTCTCCATCCAATAAACTATTAAATAGTTTTTGATCCTTTGTTTGAGAACCTGTGAAAACAACATTCATGTTTGTATCGATCATATAAATTTTTCCATCGTTTGATATATATAATAAAGAACGTTCTCCGTCAGCTTTATCAGTTACAGTATAATTTGTACGAATATTTGGAACGTTGGAATATTCGTTTTCTTCCATAATATTTTCAATTTGTAGGGTGTAAGAAGAAGGACCAATAAAATCGCGTGGCAAAATACGAGATGGTTGATATTCTTCGCCATGTAAGAGCCGCATATATTCATGTTGAATTATCTCTTTTTCTTTATATGAAATCGGATAATTTGTTCTTTGTAATCCACCTAATACAATTCGAATTACTTTTCGAATCATATCAACTATAGAATTAACATTATTGTACTGAGTTCCTACACCAATCTTTGAGTTATCTATTTCCATTTCAATCTCATATGTCTCTATGCCATTAAATACACCGGCTTCTTGAATTGTATAAAACTTCATAGGCACTTTATTGGATGTTTTTGAACTTCTTACAATACTTAAATCCGCAAATATAGGCAATTCGTCGTGATAGAAACGCACGCGATTCATATGTCGAAATGTTTTTTTCGAATCAGCCCATTTTCGAATAATTCCACTAATAAAATTAGAACGTGCGGTATATGTTTGTTCTAATTTATAATCCACTCGAAGATTAAAATCCTCGAAATCGGCTGCATTTATAAATTCACCTGCTGCATTTTTTGGGCGTGTTTTTTGTGTAAATTTTAATTTATCATAAGTAGTAGATGGCATATCTAATATTTTCTGTAAACTGTTTGTATTGCAATACTCTTGAATCATATCAACACCATTAACCTCTGCTCGAATATTTGACATTTTATGGAGACCGGTTCTTTCATCTACATATTCATGGAAAATTCTTAAACTATGAAATCCATCTGGGTTCTCAATCTTAAAACCGGATGCAAATAAATATTTAACGACATTATCATAATCGATTTTTGATGTTGGTTTATGTTTGCGAGTATTCGACCCAAAACGAATTTCAACTTCATTCACTTTACCATCACTGCGAGAAATAGGATTGCTTGCTAAATAATTTTGTATTAAGTCATTTAATTGCTCTTTCGCAGATTTTTTTGGTTTGGTATCTATATTTGAAGTATTTTCGTCTTTTTTTTCCATTATAAAATAATATATAGTTATTTCATATATTATTTTACGTTGAAAGATTCAATTTTATTCCCAACATATAAGTTTACATATTTCATTGTATAATTCTTGTTTTTTTAATTTTATATTAATATCCAGTCCCATCATTTCTCCAATGGAATTTAACTCGTCGGATTTATAATTTGATATTGATTTTAATGGTTTGTTATAATGCTCTAAACAGAATTTTGTATCGAATATATTTTGTATTTTTTCACTAGTAATATCTGTATCTAGTCCAAAAAATCCCTTTTTATTTTTTATTAATAATATATATTCTTTTGTATCTTCTACAAGGTTTATTTTTAAATAAATGTTTTTATTTTTTTCATTCAAAATAATAATATTTTTTTTGTAAAATAATGCAAACGCAGGTAATACGTCTAATGTAGTTTTCTTATTAGACATTATATCTGAGAGAATTTCTTGTGTCATTGCTTTTGTAATTTTTTTATCCATACTTTTCAAACTCTTTGGATTTTTCTTAATAAATTCCATTATATTCTGTTTTTCACTTATTTCTCGATTGCTATAACATCGTCCAATTGTTTCGTATTCGGTATAACCATAAACAGAAATAAATATTGACCAAAATAAATTATCCATTTTTTCAGGGAAAACAATAGAGTCCAATTTTTTATTTTTTTCAAATTGTATGCTGTTGTGAATTACGGGCAATTGAACCGGTTCTACTTCAATTGTATTCTTTACATTTTCTTGAAAATTATTTTCATCTATAACTTGTCGTTGGTTATCTGTATACTCTTCCTTTTTTATAATTCCTAACATGAAATCGTTCGTATACATATATTTTTCTAATAGTAAACTGTCTTCTGGTTTATCAAATATATTTTGCACGAATATTTTGTGATAAAATGTCATTTTTTATTAACAATACATATAATATACCATATATGTCTTTATGTTATATTATATTATTATTTACTGCAACGGACATATCGCAAACTATTAACACCATTACAAAGATTAAATGATTCTACCAATTCAAATACGTGTAAATCGATTTTCGGAAAAAAACGATCACATTCTACATTGTTATCATGTACTTCATTGATAAACAATTCCTTACAATTACCGTTTTGAATTGCCTCATTGTATAATATTTCACCCCCTATAACAAACACCTTTTCAATATCTTTTCGCCGTGATATATTATCTAAAGCAGCATGAAGTGAATGCAAAAATATAATATTATGGTGGTTATTTTGCATAGTATAACTAGTTGATATACATACGTTTAATCTACCTGGTAGTGGGCGACCTATACTATGAAATGTATTTCTACCCATAATAATTGCATTGCATTTATTCGGATCATTCGTAGTTTTTGTTATTTTTTGGAAAAACCGCAAATCTTCTGGAATATTCCAAGGTAATTCACCGTTTTTTCCAATACCATTATCTATTTTTGATACAGCAGCAATTATTGAGAAATCACACATATTATGCAGTTTCCACAATTATATTCTATATACTTGTATTATATCTATATAGAATACTATAAATCATTTCGTTATTGATTATTCATTATTAAAAAAATCATTTTTAAATGCAGTTTTTTGTAATTCTAACTTTTCCAACGAATTCTCTTGATCGTGTATATAATTCAAATAATATAATAATTCTTCCATAGTATCTTTTGGTAAAAAAGATAGATTAATGTAGACTCCGCTCTTATTTTCATTCAATTTAACTGTCGGATTATTCCTTAAAATTTTTAAAATTTCTAACTGATGATTTTTTGTCATTCCTTCTATTTTATTTTTTATATGTTCTAATTGTTTAATATCAATTACATTACTCATTGTTAAAGTATATTACATAAAATAATAATTTAAATTCTATATTATTTTATCCAATCAATTTATTTACAATTTATATTTCTTGTAAATCATTTTCGATATTATCTGCTGTATCTGTATCAGAATCAGTATCATCTCCGCCAGATACTATTTTTAGTCTAGGTTTTTTTACTGGCATTGTTTGGTCAACTCGTTCTTGTAATAATTTTCCAATAGCACATATATATGGATCATTCAATTCATAACGAATTCCAATAACCTTAACCATAATTTGCATATTCTCTTTAATCGAATTAAAATGATTATCTTTGTTATGATGGTCTCTAGCAATAAATATAGTTAATGGCATTACACCGTTTGTGTCAATTACTTGTGCATGAATACCTGCTTTTGTAATTGTTTTACTTGTACATTCAACTAACATACCTTCAACTGGATGACATATCATACAATCAAACACAACTATATATTCAATATTTTCACCATTAACATTGCCCGAAGAATAGCTTATTATCTTAACAGAATTAGGTTTAATAAAACCTTCTGCAATACATTTTCCTTCCAATACGGTTGTAACCTTATTTTCTAATATTTGCTTTACATTTTGACCAATCTCATTTATATTAACTATTACTTTTTTTGTTAAAAGTGATTTTATATAAACTCCATATATTGCTTTTTTGTCAGTCATGTTCTATAATATAATAGAATAATTTTTTATATTATAGAATAAACAATTATTTAAAGTTCAATTTTTCTAACATATTTTGGAATCTCATTAATAATCATTTGTTCGCTTGATAAAACCCATACCTTATTATCTTGGTTTTTAGATTGCATTTCGCGCATAATTATCTCAATCAATACTACTAATTTATGTTTACCTTCGCCTATATAATCTTTTATATTATCTATATCGTACATTTGTTTGTTCAATACTGTATTTAATTTTGTAATAATATCTTTAATTTGAGCTTGATTAACACGAGCACCTTTTTTATTCACAGAATCGGTTAAATCTCTCACTTTAAATACATATTCTTGTTGGTTCTCCGTCCATTCCATAAATCCAATTATATCATTTAATGTATTTTTATTAAAAATGTTTTTCTCTTTGTATTCACTTGAACGAATAATATTTGTCGATTCAACAAATTCTGCCTCTTCCCATTTATTATCTTTTTGTACGTATATTTTTGTCTTTTTATGATCCGAACTTAATGGAATACCAATAGATCCATCTTTTGTGGTAATTAATTTATTATCAAAATATGATTTAATAAGAATTTCTAATTCGGTTTTCGCGCTCCATCCAATAGTATAAATATGTTCGAGTATAATTATTTTTTCATGGAATGGTATTTCATCTATTATATGATAAACTAGATGTTCTTTCTGTTTTTCTTTGTTTATATTATGCATGTTTTCTAAATGTAATGCAATTATAGCAAAGTTCTTATACCAATTTTTTTCACCGGTTGTAATATTTTGAATATTAACGGCTGTATTAAAATTATCGTTTAATCTCTTCAGTATTGTGTCAAAATTTGAAATATTTTTTATATTATCTATACCTTCATTGTCAACATTAATTTCTTTATTGATTTTTGACAATTCAATGTGAACGTATGGATGTTTAACATCAACTGGACGTATTCTATCATACAATGACACATCTTCATCTGTAATTTCGAATGGTTGAAAAATATAATATTCACCTTTATTAATTAAATTACCCAATCGTCCATATTTATCAACCAAATATTCATTCTTGTTCTCGATGAAATATGTTAATGCATAATAAATCTGTTCTAATGGATATTTTTTTATAACATTAATTGAATTTATCAGTTCATCGCGTTTATAAAAATAACGGCCACGACCAGGTATATCTTTAAACAGATCACGAATGCGTTGCATTATTATATCGTTATTCGTTTTAATATAATCATTGTTGTATGTAGCGTAAGTTATATCTATGTCTTGTATTTTTTTCATCGGAGAACATTGAAAATTACAATTGTCCATATAATCGCATATATCACTATAGGGTCTATCTCCAATTTTAAAATCAATCGTTTTTCCGCTAGATAATTTTAATTCGATGCTTTGGTTCTCCATTACAGATAATAATTTCTCATTCGTGAAGTTAGTTTGTCCAATATTTAATATACAATCCGCTGCGGTTTCTTTTAAAACACGTGATACTTTACCAATTTTAATCGATTTTTGTTCAGCTAATCTATATACATATAAGTCAGCTGCTTCTTCATTGCTATCCAATCCGGTTGCATGTAAAAAGATTTCTACATTACGTTTTTCAAAAGGCAACCCACAATGACTTAGATTTCTTACACCTCTGCCTATAATTTGTTCTATACGATTCATATTATACCATGGTTCTAATATATGCACCTGTCGTATATTTTTCAAATCGACACCTTCACCTGCAGCCTTAGAAATTAGTACAACTTTCACTTTTTTACCATCTCTATTCTCAATATTATTAATATATTTAATATCTTCATCATTATTTGGTGAAAATGTTTTATCACCAGTAATCATTACGTATTTAGCTTGATTAAACTCATCCGCAGTTTCAGATTTAGGTAGCATGGTGATAGAATCAATCGGTTCGGCTGGATTTTTTAATAGTGGTTTTGTGTATTTTTCTGTTCCAAAACGGGTGAATCCCATTTCTTCTAATGCTAATGCGACGGGAACAAGCCCACCATCAATATATTGAGAATATATTAATATTATGCCTTCCGATTTACGAATTATATGACATATATTTGCAATTTTTGCGCTATATTTTGGTAATTCTTCTGGACTAAATATACGACCGTATGTATCATTTCTATATTGGAAATTATACCGTTGAGGGTTGTCTGATTTCATTTCTTCTTTGTAAGACATTATTCTAGATAATCCGCGAATTCCTGTCATATTTGATATTATATAGTCTTCTTGTTCTATTTCATACGCTTCAGATGGATTGAATCCTTCGTCTGGATAAACAATATTTAATGATTCGATTGGTGTTTGTAATAAAGTATATCCAAATGAATCCATCTCTTCAAATGCTGGCATATCTCGTTCTGCACCAAACTTATTAAATGTGTCATATGAACGTTTGCGCATATTATTAATTACAAAATCATATCCTATACGTTGGTATTCGCCAATTGAATTTAAATATACAGGAACATGTTTTAACTGTTTGTCTTGTTCGATTATCTTTCTGTTCATTTGAATTGATGGATATACAAAATCATTTGGAAGCTCCGGATAAACTCTATATGGGAAAGTATATGGATTTTCTCCACGAATATAGGATACATATCCGGTTAATTTTCGTCTTAGTAATTCTTTACCGGTTTCTTGTCCATCTTCTTTAAAATTACCATTTTTATCAAATATATCAGATATTTTTATAACGCTACGTTTATCATTTAAGTTCATTAAATTGATTAGCCATATAATTTCTTCATAAGAGTTATACATTGGCGTAGCAGACAATAATAACAAGCGCATATTTTCAGTATATTTTGCTACATCCATTAATAATTCCGCTGATTTTCTGTTTTTATTTTCATTGGTTATACGAATATTGTGAACTTCATCAATAATAATAAGACGGTTATTGAAAACATTTTTTATTTTTTGTATTTTCATTTTATTTCGTTCTTCTTTTGAATATCCGATACCTTTCACTTCGATTGAGTCGCTTATATAGTTTGCGAATTTTGTGTATCCCATAAAAACGTAATATGTTTTTATAAGTGTTTTAATTTGGCTTATTATTTTTTCTCTTGGTATATCTTTTATAGCAGTTGGATTAATCTCATTCAATAGAGAACTACCAACGCATGATTGTATATTCCATACTCCGTTTTCTTTTTTTAGTTTTCGTTCATCAAATAATTGTAATCTAAAATTATCTTGAACGTTGGGAGATGCAATTATCATTATTGACTTACGCATACCAACCTGTTTCATGTAATTTCGCATTTCTTCGGCTACTCCAATAGCAGTACATGTTTTACCAGTTCCCAGTCCATGATATAACAATAAACTATTATATGGGGTTTGAAATGATAAGAAGTTTTTCACAAATAATTGATGAGGCATTAATTCAAAATCAGCATTACATAAAATATCAGCTTGTTTTTTGATATCATATATATTACCATCATATTGAGTGTCATGGAATTCTTTTCTTTGTGCAATTTTAATATTAAATTCAGGATCATCTAGTTCTGGATATAGAAATTCGTAGGCATTAGAATCATCTTTGGATTTTTCTGTTAGTGGTTCTTGAGATAGTTCTTGGGGTATTTCTTGCGGTGGTTCTTGCGGTGGTTCTTGCGGTATTTCTTGCGGTATTTCTTGCGGTATTTCTTGCGGTATTTCTTGCGATAGTTCTTGCGGTGGTTCTTGCGGTATTTCTTGAGGTATTTCTTGAGGTATTTCTTGAGGTATTTCTTGCGGTATTTCTTGAGGTATTTCTTGAGGTATTTCTTGAGGTATTTCTTGAGGGGGTTCTATAATTACTAATTTTGGTTTACGTTTTAATACTTTAACAGTAGGTTGTTGTGCTATTGTTTGAATAACTTCATCTTGTTTAATTAGTTTTATTTTTTTGGTAGTATTTTTTTTCTCTTTATGTTTATCGTCATATATTTTAATAGGAGCGTAATCTGAATATTCTTCAAATTGTTCATCTGTAAGTAATTCACGCATACCCAAAGGCATTAATCGCCCATTTTCAGTATCTGGATCTTTTAATAATTGGTATGGCTTCAACAAAAAATATGCATTTTTACTAGGATTCCATTTATGATATTTTGGACCCTTTGCCCTCTTCTTTGTTTTATTATTTTCATTACTTGACATTATTTATTGTATTGTATAACTATACAATAAATATAGAAAACAAATATAAAAATTAACAATAAGAAATAAAATTTCTAGATAAACATTTATCTATATTTGAAATTAACTTTATTTTTTCTAAATTATATGGACGAATACATTCAATGCATTCATCTATTGTTTTCCATTCCATTTTACTAACTTCTGATTTTTGAAAATTAGATGCATCCAATGTATCTTTATAGTTCATATACATCAAAAAATATTTATGCTTATATGATTTATAGTTAGAGCCAGTAAAGTTTTCTTCAAATGGTAAAATGTTTTGTATATTGTTCAAATGATTAAATGCATAACCGGTTTCTTCACAAAATTCACGAACTGCACAATTATAATCTTTTTCTTGATTATTTCGACGACCCTTTGGAAATCCCCATTCGGGTTCATCCCACGTATCATATTGCAATGATTCGTCAATCAAAGATGAAAGTGTGTAATTATCGTGTTTATTTGATACTCCATTTTGAAGAGACGTGAACTTATCTCTAGATATAACTTCTTCACCTTTATACATTCCACCGACACCACTTCCCCATATCTCTTTCCATAATGTTTGAAAACTTTCTGTTCTCAATTTTTGTTTTTCTTCATGAGTCATTTGTTTTAGCATATTCATTATAAAATTTTTATTTTGAACATAATATTTACCTCTCATAAAATCTATATACCCTAAACTCTCTTTACGTCTTATCATTAAATACTGTATTTTACGTTCTTTATATTCGTTATTGATTATGCGAAATGCAATAATACCAATACTAGTTATTGGCATCTTGCATGTACTAAATAAATGTCCGGGTTTTCCACAATTATTACAATAATTTTTTTCCATATTACGAATAAACTATAAATAAATAATAACAAACTTCTATATAGTTTTAATCGATGAATACAATGCGAAATTTCAATGCTGATGTATGGGGTCCTCATTATTGGTTTTTCTTACATACTATAGCTTACTCTTATCCAGATACACCGAATACAATAACAAAACGTAAATACTATGATTTAATACAAAATATACCTCTGTTTATACCAACCCCCGAGATTGGAAATGAATTTAGTAAATTATTAGATAAATATCCGGTAAGTCCTTATTTAGATAATCGCGATTCGTTTATCCGTTGGGTGCATTTTATACATAACAAGATAAATATAATGTTAGGAAAAGAAGAAATATCATTATTTGAAGCAAACGATCGTTATAATGCGAAATATAAACCAAAAACGGTATTATTAAGTGAAAAATTGCAGATAAAAAAATATCATATCTATATTACATTAACCCTTATCTTTTTATTTTTAATATACATATATTCGGATAGGTAAATATCTATAATTATTATAGATTACATTATATCATCCATAAATGAGACTAGAACTTTGGATATTTATAATTACAATGTTAGTTGTAGCAAATATATACACAGACGGTAAATACTTAAAATTAGCATTATCTTGGAAAAAATATTATCAGATGATAGGTGTAGCATTTATAGGGTATGCGTTATGTTGGTTAATGCGTAAAAATCCAACAAGAGCAAAAGAAATGTTAATATCATCAAATGAATATTTAAAATATTTACCAGTAGATAAAGCTACAAGTAGTTTTATTTCTCCTATATTAGATTTTACCGCCCGCCAAGAGTTTGGAAGACAGATGGGAGGCGGAGTTGTTCCTCTAGGAAGACAAGATATGCAATCGCATCAACAATCACGCATTATGAAATCTGGAGCAAATTCAACAAAACGTTCAGTAAGTGAAACAAAGAAAAAATTTGTTGCGGCTAGACAAAACTGGCATTGCGGAGATTGCAAAAAACAGCTACCTGCGTGGTTTGAAGTTGATCATACTGTCCGTTTAGAAAATGGTGGAAGTAATCATGTTGACAATTTAGTCGCATTATGTAGAGATTGTCATGGAAAAAAAACAGCTATAGAGAATTTATAAAACGATTATATGATTATTATGTGATTCTATTATATATTTTTATATAATAGAATATAGAATGCCAAGTCCTATATTAGAAAAAATAGCTAATATAAAAAAAACGATTATATCATATGCTTCAGGTGAAACAAAAATTACTCCAGAATTAAAAACATGCGTTCTTATATATGGTTTAATTCTATTTTTCACATTATTAACTGCGACTTCTTTGTATTACGTATCCACTGATGATAATATAGTAAATTCCGAAAAATACATTTACGCATTTATAACATTTATACCATTGATATTATTAATTGTCGCATCTTTTTTCATTATTAATAAAAATATAAACCTATTTAATCTTATTGCTGGATTATCGATAGTTGGTATTGTGTTTATTTTTTTGTATTATTTTAACAAAATATCAAGCTTTGGAAAAACATACGGTACATTTTTCAATATAATATTACAAATTATTATTTTCAGTATAATTTTAGTAGGACTTGCAATTGTATTTAGTATATTTGAAAAAAAAATCCGAAGTTTAAGAGGGCCATCTGGTTTATTTGTTAATTTAATATTCTTGATTCCTTGTTTACTAACTGAATTTATAGAATATATTAAAGATCAATTAAAGATTACTCCTAATATAACATTTGTATTATTTATTATTGAAATTATATTTATATTGTTATATGTCTACGTTCCATACTTGTTTAATATAAAAATATTAAAAGAAACAGGTAAACCATTATTGAAAGAGAGTTTGTTTTTAAATACAAAAACAAATATTGCAAAAACTAGCGATTTAGACCCTATTAATCAGAACAATTTTGGAAATTCAGTGAATATATCTCAACAATCTACTGATAATATCCAGAATAGTGATATTCGACAAAATTATGCATTTTCTATGTGGATTTATTTAAACGAGCAACAATCATTTTCTAGTGAAAAAACAATTTTTAATTACGGTTCATCGTGTCCAATGATATCATTTACAAATACTAAATCAAATACTGAAACAAATACTAAATCAAATACTGAACATATAAATATAGCAGTTAATTCGAGTGAAACCATGGTATATAAATTTGAAATACCACGTCAAAAATGGAATCATATAGTATTTAATTATAACAATAGTTCAGTTGATATATTTATTAACGGCAATTTAGAAAGAACTGTTATATTTAATGGAGACAATCCTACATACAGTCCAGTCGATTTAGTATCAGTTGGAGATGATAATGGAGTTGACGGTGCAATTTGTAATGTAGAGTTTTATTCAACTCCTCTTACGCAGTTTCAAATTGCAACAAAATACAATATATTAATGAATAAAAATCCACCGACAAATTACTAATTTACAAATATTTTTTATATATTTAATATTATATAAAAGTAAGTATAGAAATGAACTTTATTATTGTTATTCTATCAGTAATTATTATTGTCATTTTATTTTATATCGCATTCAAAAGTTATTTCTCGAATGTATCTACTTTGAAAAATCAAAGTAGTTTAGCCGATCCAACTAAACCAATTGAAAAAATTGTTGCAACGAATTTACAAATACCTAACTCTACTAGGTATGCATATGGTATTTGGGTGTATGTTAATACTTTAAATTCCCCTAATTCCAAAAGTGTTATATTTAGTAGAAATAATGATATCGTAGTATATTTAGATCAAATGAATAGTACTTTAAGTGCAATCATAAATCCAAGCGTTTCTGCTGGCATTAGTGCTACTTCACCAATTGTCGTATCGAACGAAGAAGCATTAGTTAAACCTACATCAACAAAGATTAATATTACAAATAACTTCCCATTACAAAAATGGGTGTACATTGTAATTAGTGTAGATAATACTGTAGTTGATTGTTATTTAGATGGAAAATTAATTAAATCTGTAAAAGCTCAACAAGTGAATCCAACAAAAGATGCTGACATTACATTTGGTCTTGGTTTTGATGCATATATTGCACAATTCCAACGTTGGACGAATCCTTTAGACCCTCAATCTGTATGGAATTCATATGTTAGTGGTTCAGGTTCAACTTTAGCAGGAATTGATTCTAATTATAACGTAGCATTGTCTGTATTAAAAGATAATGTAATTACCAGTAAATTAACCTTATATTAAAAGTTTATGAATTTCATATAATTATATTTATTTATCATATATAATTATATAATAGTATAAATGAACATAAATCAACCATTTGGACAACAATTAGCAAATAATGGTATTATATCGAATGTTCGAAATAGTGTTTCAAACGCAGCTGCTGGTACCACTAATGCTTTAGGTGATATTCGAAAAAATATTAATAATTCACTTCAAGAATTTTCTTCAAAAAGCGTTGCCCAGCAAGGCAGTGAATTTCTTCAATCAAATAGTATTGTTGCGAAATTTGCATTTCTCTTGTTAATCTTAATTTTATTTATGATATTATTTAGATTAGGCGTATACTTGTTAAATTATTTTCTCAAACCAAATTTGAACCCATATTTAGTTAAAGGATTAATTCACGGAAGTCAAAATAAAGTTATTCCACAAGATCCAAATAAAGCAAATGCTATTACATTATATCGTTCAAATAATGAGACCACTGGTATGGAATTTACATGGTCTGTATGGTTAAATCTTGATTCAGGTAATTTTTCACAATCGACTGAACAAGGTAAATTCAAACACATATTTAGCAAAGGAGGCAATGGAAACTATGATCTTACTACCGGAATAATGCAAATCCATAATGCACCTGGTTTATATCTAAATTACGACGCAGAATCGAAGGAATATAAATTAAAGGTTATAATGAGTACAGTTAGTGGAACCAATTCAGCTACATCAGAATCTGTAGAAATTACAAGTATTCCAATTAATCAATGGTTTAACATAATGATACGTTTAGAAAATAAAATTATGGATGTTTATATGAACGGAGTCGTGGTTAAACGTTTAGCTTTCACCAATGTACCAAAACAAAATTATGATGATGTCTTTGTATGCGGTAATGGTGGATTCAGTGGAAGCTTATCTGATTTAAGATATTTTAATCACAGTTTGAATATTTTTGAAATTAATAGTATTATTTATTCTGGACCTACTCTAAAATCAGAAAACAAATCGAATACAACAACATATGATTATTTGTCAAGTTCTTGGTATTCTAGAAATATATAATTTTACTACATGTATAATATGAAATAATTTATGTATACATATATCATATTATAATGTCAAACGATGATGATTTTACACAAACGTGCAATGTAATAAATCAACGAAATCAAATACGGTTATTGGTTCCACCACCAATAAGATTTAATCCAATCTCACCTTATCCAGCTAATACCCAATATGAATTAGATATGCGCCGCAAAGCGGAAATATTACAATATAATAAAAATTCAACACAAAAAGGAAGAATTACAAAAGCACAAAAATGGGCAAATTTAGTGAAAGGTCCTTTTCAACGAAATACGCAAACAACTGTTGTTCGTGATATATCTGGTGAAATAATCGATTATACAGTATATAATACAGTAGCATCTTGCCCGTTTGATAAATACATACCAACATTGTCTTCTTCATGTGATGTTCCTGGACCGATAATTACTCTTCAATATAATCCAGATATCCCATTGTATAATTATACTGAAGGTGAAAACGCGTTCGGTATAATAAATCAAGAAACAACCAATTTTAATAGTTATAGCAGCAATAATATATTGTCATTAGATGGGAATCAAACTACATTATGCGCATTGGCTATTTTTAATACGGATTATAGATTAACTACATTTGAAATTAACACACCAATTGGAATTTATATTTCAGGTCAAACTAATAATACAGATGCATCTGGTATATTTAATATTGATACATTTGATGTAAGTATTTATAATAACAATAATTTGATTACAACGACCAATATAATTACAACTACATCAATTGTAGATGCATCTGTTAATTTTTATACTAATTTTCCAAAAGATGGTAGTGGTAATATAACTGGCGATACTACATTTCAAGGTGTGCAATATATCGGAAATTTAAAAATGTCTAATATAGATCTTTGCACTCAACCCGGTTTATTATATGACATAAAACTGGTTTTTAATATTAAAAGTACTTTTATATCTGGTAATACAATAAATCTTAAAGCTGGTGTTCAAATGAATTTATCACCCAATAATTATCCATATTCTACGATAAGATGTAATTTTACAAATATATATACCGAACCATTAATTGGGTTTTATGTGAAATCTATGTAATACACATTGTGCTATTTTACAAATATAATTTAGTTATATATATTTATATATTTATATATGGAGTTTTATAGTGTTCATTTATTGCACGTAGTATTATCATTATTATCAGTGAATTATCCCTTTATAATTCGGAAAAATTATTTTTATGATTTAACATATATTGTATTATTATTTATTTTATTATATAGCTACATCATCTTAAAAGGAGAATGTTTCATTTCATATGCAATCAAAAAATATGAAAACCCAAAATATGTATTAGGAAGCGATTTATCATCCGTTCTGCAACATTATTCACATATATTCAAGAATAAAACAATCGCAAATTATGTTATAATTTACATATTGATTACATTAGTTATTAGTTCATTTATTGTTTTGAAAAGACACGATTTCATAGATATTAGTTATATATATGTGTTTTCAGCGTTTTTATTAGCGTATTTTATTTTATTGAAAATGAAAAGCTTTGCAAAGTATCATATTTACTTTAACACAGTTTTTATGTTTTATATAACATTTTTATTTTATACAGCATTACTGCATTACGCGCGTTCAAATGTACAAAAAATATAAAACAGTTTTTATTATACATATCGTGTAAAATATATAATAAAATTAAATTATTAAGGGTTGATATTTGCAGTCATTGTTGGATTTAAACACATTTTTTGATTTGGGAAAATTTGTCCAGATAAACATTTATCTTGTTCTCCTACTTCAATACATCCTCGTCTATTTTCATATTCTCCAATTAGACACCAACCCGATTTACTTGCTGAAATCGGTTTTTGTATAGGATTTTCTGTTGTATCTTCAGTTGGTTGTTTTGGTTTTGATACTTGCTTATCTTGGTTTAACTTAATATCCAATGGATTAATCTGTGTTAACTCGGTTGGTACTTTTCCAGAACTAGCAGATATTAATATATTACCAATATTTTGTATAGTTCCTTCTGCTATATCTATTCCAACCTTTGCTGTATCTGATACAACATCGGCTCCTTTATTGATTAATGTTCCAGAGGTATATCCAAATACTGCTAAAAGTTGAGCTACAGGTGGACCAATTAATGCTAGGATTGCTTTTATTATATTGCTTACTACATCCAACATATTTATTCCTAAAAAAGACAAAATCAATAAAACACTTAAAATAATAATTATTTTATTGTTTGAAATAAACTGCGATTGATTATTTTCGTTAAAAATTACAGGCGATGGTCTTGATAATGATTCGTATCTAAGTTGATTATTATCCATTATTAACGTTATATATAAACATAAGATACTTTTCTTTTATTCGTTCGTAATAAATGTTTTTTTTATAAGATCATAATAAAATAGATTAATGGCGTCATTTCAATTTATAGAGACATTCTTTTTCTTAAGTTTAGGAATAACTTTTGGACTAGTTTTGTTATTAGTATACCATTTTAAACAGCGCATAACAACTCTCGAACAAAAATGTGATACTATGTTTGATATAGTCCAAAATGTAGTCAAGGAACTTGGTGTAGCTAAAATCAATATTAATTACATGTTAACAAATAAAATGCAATCACAGTCTAACGTTTCTACATTTCCTCCAATGTTTATGCAACAAATGAATTCTGTATCTGATAATTACGTTAACGATATGACTTTACGTGAAGATGACAAATACGATGAAGACGACGAAGATGACGAAGATGACGAAGATGACGAAGATGATGAAGATGATGAAGACGACGAAGATGACGAAGATGACGAAGATGACGAAGAATACGATGATGCGGAAGATCAGCCAAATGTATTTGAAAAAATCAGAATAGACGATAACTTAAATGACTCGGTTAAACAAATTGATATTGATGATATTCAACCATTAGATGTTTCAAATTTAGAAAATACCGATTTAGAACAAAATGAAAAGGACTTAGAATTTGAAGAGTTAGTTGAATCTGTCGAATTAACAAATATAGAACCAATTGTTGTTAACAAATTAGAAGATACCAACGAAGAACCAATTGTAGAAAATAACAAATCTGCAATTTCACCCGAAATATATAAACGAATGGGATTAACCGATTTAAAGAAATTAGTCATCTCAAAAGGTTTATGTACCGATCCAAGTAAAATGAAAAAACCAGAATTAATCAAAATGTTAATTGATGGAGAACAATAATTTTCATATATAGTATTATATTATATACTATATATAACCATGTCGTTTGTAGGAGAACCACAATATGCAACATATGATAAAAAAATACAACCATTTAGTATTTTCGGTAATTTAGTAAAACCAAAAGAAGAAAATCCTGTACCAGAACTTACGTTTCTTGGAAAACATTATGCCCCTAATTGGCAACCTCAAGCTGTAGATAACAATAAACTACTAAAAACCAATGAAATTACCACAAATGCAGAGTACAGAAAATACATGATTTCGAAAACGATCCCTATTATGGAGAAAAATAATAAGGAATATATGAATGCATGAAAAATGAATATAAATCTTTTGTATTGTATTAGAAATAAAAAAGATTATGAAGCGAATTGTAAGTTTTGATGTAGGTATTAAAAACATGGCGTATTGTATTTTTGACGTATCTGGTGATAGTTTTAACATCCATGACTGGAATGTTCTCAATTTAATGAATCCAGAACCCGAAACGAAACTATGTAATATTCAATTAGAACAAAAGAAAAAATCCAAAAAACATGGTACAAAACATGAAAACGCGACTATCCAACTATGCAATAAAAAAGCAAAATATGAGAAGGGAGAACATTGTTATTGTGAAAAACATGCCAAAATGAGCAATTTTTTGATTCCAACCAAAGAATGTTCTCCAACTCAATTAAAAAAACTAAAATTAGAAAAACTAAATGAAGTTATTCATAAATATAAAATACCACTCGACCCTGGAATGAACAAAACAAATACATTAAATACGATAAATACATTTATGATAGAACATACATTAAAATCAATTTCATCAATCAAAACAAGTGCAGGAGAACTTGATTTAATTACTATAGGAAAAAACATGAAAAATGAATTGAATCAACTGAATACAATGAAACATATTACACATGTGGTAATTGAAAACCAAATATCGCCTATCGCTACCCGAATGAAAACAATACAAGGTATGTTAGCACAGTATTATATAATGGCATATGATTCCATATCGATTGATTTTGTATCTTCGTCTTGTAAGTTAAAAGGCTTAGAAAAACAGAATACAGATACCACCGATAACACATATCAACAACACAAAAAGGACGCAGTTTATCATTGTAAGCAGATATTAGAAAAATGGCAAATTACGGAGTGGATGCATGTATTGGATACAAAAAAACGCGACGATTTAGCTGATTGTTTTTTACAAGGTATGTGGTTTATACAAAATAACAAAAATAAATTACAAGAATAAATAATACATAAAACAATATAATATTATCATTGCGTAATACTTAAACATAATTTTTATAAAATAATAATAAACTATGGAAGAAATTGAATTAGATTTAGAACCAATTTCAATCGATTTTAATGATAAACCTAAAACTAATTTTGGTTCAGGGATTGAACTATTAATGAATGACAAAGTTAAAAATTCTTCTAGTGCTACAACGATCGATTTAGGAGAACTTGATCGTTTAGAGGATGAATTGAATGAATTATCAAAATCAAACACATCCGCACCAAATGTATCTTCCTCATCTGAAAATAAATCATTTTCAAATTTATTTGGATTCAGTAAACAACCTGAAAATAACACTCAAAATATTCGAATCAATATGGAAGATGAAACCACAGATTCACATTTAGGTCAAGCTACAATGGATAGTATTGGAAACACAAAAACATGGGACGGATTTTCGAAATTAAACGAAGTTCCATTGTATAATCCTTCCAAGAGTAGTTCTAGTTCAAGTGCTTCATTAAATGAACGTGAAAAGCGTCGCAAAAAGCGTGCTATGATTAAAGCCCTAGAGCAATGGCAAGAAAGGGGCATTGTCAAGCAAATTTCGCATTTTAACATGGATTCAAATTATGATGAAGTTGAAGATGAATATGAAAGTGCGATGGAAGATAAACGTAAGCGCGATTCCGTAAAAATTCAACAAAACTGGCTGATTACTATGGTTAACACAATTGAATATGGTAATGCTATGTTTGACCCATTTGGTGTATCGCTTGATGGCTGGGGTGAATCAATTAGTGAAGATATTGACAGTTATTCTGAAATTTTCGAACAACTGCACGAAAAGTATAAGGGTGGCAAAATGAGTCCAGAACTCAGTTTATTATTACGTCTAGGATTCAGTGCTAGTGTAATTCATTTTAGTAATAAAGCACTATCCACTGCTGCGCCTGGATTCAATGATGTAATTAAACAATCCCCTGAACTTATGCGTATGTTTACAAATGCAACAGTTGATTCTATGAAACAGAATGCACCCGGAATGGCATTTGCTAGTGAATTATTAAGCCAGAATAAACCAAATACAATGAATCGTCCACCCCCTGCACCAGTCGAGACACGTTCTATGAATCCACCACCAGCATCTAGCCGTCCAGGAATGCAATTTACCCAAATGCCAGATAATAGACCAGATTTGAATGCAGGACGCGGTATCCCATCAACTATGTTTAGAGAGCAAGGTGTAGATATGAATCAAATGGGAAGTAATATGAATCAACCACCTGCATATGCATCATTTGAAAAACAAGAACGCTCACAACGCCCTGAAATGTCTGGACCAAAAAATACTGATATAGATAATATTTTATCTGGATTAAAAACCAAAACAATCAATATTCATGAACAGACTCAGAATACAGAAGATGATTCCATGGTAAGTATTAGTAGTTTGAAAGATATGCAAGGAACTATGATGCCAAGAAGACGCGGTGGTCGCAAAAACAAATCAGATAAAAATGTCATATCGCTAGACATTTAATCGGTTTATTTGAATGTTTGAATCTTTGAATCTTTGAATCTTTGAATCTTCATTGATAATGTATGTATAATAAAAGTCTAATAAAAAAAATATAATAAAAATATAATAAATGAACTTCTTATATTTTTACTGGTTATTTTGGGTTTTATATTGTATCCAAATAACTGATAATTTTAAATTATTTCATTTTATTCGAAAACATGTAAGTAAAAAAAAACACACCAATAATTTTAAAGATATCAATGGATTTTATGGTTTAATTGGTGGAGAAAAAACAAACAAAGTAAGTATCTCCGGAGATGGTATAATTCAAAGCGTTTTTATAGAAAATGGCAAAGTTCAAAGATTTATAAAAAAAACGGTATCAACCGATCGTCGCAAATTTATGTATAAATATCCAATGTTATCTGAGTATTTAGATAAGAACTGGTTTGGTATCTGTATTTATATGTTAAAAATGTTGAATATGTTGAATATACATGCAAATTTTGACGGAAGAGCCAATACTGGATTATACTATTGGAAAAATGCAAGGTTATTATTAGCATTACATGAACGCGATAATCCATACGGATTTTTTATCGATTTTTACAAAAATAACTTATTCGAATATGGTAAAATAAATAGTAATAGTATCCCGCGAGTATTTACTGCACACCCACATGAAGATTTTACAAATAAAAATTTGATATCAGCTACATATAATTTATTTGGACTAAAGAGAGGTACTGTAATTACAAACTATGATATATATAATTTGACACCAAAACAAAGTTATATTATTCCTACAAAATATAATTCGATCGTACATGACATCATTTCAACTGAAAATAATGTATACATCCAAGATTGTCCTCTTGTAATAGATTATTGTAAAATTATGCAGCCAAATTCACCCATACCTATGAAATTTGACAAAACACAGAAATCCAGGATTGGAATATGGAACAAAGCTACTCAAACTACACAATGGATTAAATTCAATTATTCGTTTTTTACGTTTCATTTTGTAGATGTTAACGAAAATATAGGCGGAAATGAAAATATAACGTATATTGATGTATGCCTATTTGATAATATTAATATGGATAAATTAAACGAGAACTTGCCACAACTGTATCGTCTTGCTATAGATAAATCGAATAGTTCAGGAATTGTTTATAAAAAAAGTCAATTAAACGAGATTTATACGGATTTTCCTACAAAACTAAATGGTCCGAATGGTGAAAAACATTTGCTATTAACATTGGAATTAAATGAAATTAAAGCAATACGAATGTCAGGGTTTGTTATATTAGACCGAAATTTAAACACAATGATACATTTTAAACTTCCTGGAAATGAATCTAGTTTTTGCGGACAACTAGCTTTCGATGAAAAAACGCAATCGGTTATAGGATTTTGTAATATAAATAACGGGTCTTATTTCTTTCTATATGATTTACAATCAAAGCAAGTCGAATATCAATTAATAAATGAAATCGATAATTCTAGAATTAGAGTTCAAAATGGATTTCACTCTATTTTCATTGATCGATAAATGGTCTAAAGACTTAACGTAATTCATATATTATATGTCATAATGTTTTGTGCCTTTCTATTATTACTATTTTTATATAATACGACTGCATATCGAGGTAATAACCAAATTGCATCCAGACAAATTACACCAACTCATCGTTTGTATGGTGCGTATAATCCTACATCCATTATTACAACAACATACAATGATAATCCTATGAACAACAGTAAAATCCACCAAATACAACGTAAAATAAGTAATATGATTACATTGATACGACCACAAAATATATTACCTACTTCGGTATTATGCTTTTCAGGTGGTTGGATAATGAATCCGTCGTTTATTAATTTAATTCAAACAAAGTCTTTTGCTATCGCTACTCTCAATACGTTATTAATTATGTCATGTAGTATGGTTCTGAATGATCTATTTGATATTGAAGTAGATAAAATAAATAATCCAACGCGGCCTTTAATTACCGGCGAGATTACGAAAAAAGAGGCGATTTTATTGTCTTTGGGTCTACTATCTATTACAGAAATATTGTCGGTTATATATTTTCCGAGATTTCTACAATATATAATACATGCGGCAATATTAAATATAATTGCATATACGCCATTTTTAAAAAAAATCCCAATCATAAAAAATATATCTTGTGCAGCATTGATATCATTTTCTGTTATTTTTAGTGGACTCGCTACAAACATGAATATTATGGGTAAAATCGACGTATTAATTACATTTGTACGATTATTATTTTTTGGTTCTCTTTACAACGAAATTATATTGGATATTCGCGATTATGATGGTGATAAACTGAATGGCATTAACACGATTCCAGTTGTATTCGGTAAAGATGTTTCATTGTGTGTATTGTTTATGATTACTGATATAAATATAATATGGAATACATTTGCACTATACAACTTATATGGTACTATAATAGCGTGTATATTGCCTATATTATGTAATCAATTACTTGTGAATTTGTATTTTATTAAAAAGTATAATTATTCGCTTGATTCATTAGTGCGTTCGATTCAAACGTCGTTTCAATCCCTGTATTCCATTTTATTGTATTTATGTATTATCATTAGTATGAAAAAATAATATATAAATGTAAAATTGATTTATATATATATTTGATTATTTTGTAATAAAATCAACATGTCTAGAAGAGCGCAAAATCGTATTTATACCGCTCTAACTAGTAAACATTCGCCATTAATTACTGCTATAATTGAAGTAGATGTCGATAAAGTTAAATATTATATAAATAACGGCGTGAATGTGAATGAAACTTGCAAACAGGATTATAACTGGCTACCAATGAAGTGGACTACATTCGTGTATAAGTACGGTAAAGGAAGCATAAATGAAGAAAAAATATATGATATAATAAAAATATTACTGGATGCCAATGCAAATACTGATTACGACAGCAAGATAGATGAAGACTGTTATAACTTTGCACCGGTTATTCCAGATCCATAGAATCCATACAAATATACCATGTAATAAAAAATTGATTTACAATTTTTTCGCTTGATATTAGAATCAATATCAGAATAAATGCAAGAGACTACTACACTTCAGCCAATTGTATTAGACTGTTCAAATTTACGAAGCGAAAGACAAAAAATAAACAATTTATCTACTCTCAATGCACTTATTGAAGCAAACTATGAATTATTAAAAAAAAATTCAAACGAAAAAGAAATTGAGAGGGTACTAATTGAATTAGATATGTCTATTGAGAGTGTTTTTGATAAATGTAAAACGGATCTTGTTTTTGCAAAAACATTGGCTGGTCGCATTGCAATAATGGCTTCAAGACAAGGTACAAAAGATGAAGAATTGCAATTAAATACATGCAATTTAACAACATCGAAAATCGGTATAACTATCGAAAATTTGAACGCTACTGCATTTAGACCAACAAAATGCGGTAAAATTGTGAATAAACAAGAATGCAAAAAATACGAGAAAAATGATTGTCTCAAATCATTTGATGGTAAAATCGATGGTCGCGTTAAAGGCTGGATTTTTGCAAAAGTCGTATTTGGAAATGGTGGTCATCAAGATAATGTGTTTGAAGAAGCACATACGTTTTGCGATTGGGTATGTAAATTTGGGAATGATGGCGAATTATATGTAGTATTGATCGATACCGATTTAACCTCTCAATTTGAAGAATTAAAGAAAAAATACCACAAAGATAATCTTTTAGTTGTTAATCATGTTGATTTCCAGCAATATATGATTGATCGGTTTTCAGAGAACCTTAATTGATTGAATATTATTGATTATTGATAACAAATTTTTTTATTATCAAAAGCGCAAATGTCTAGTTTCATCCATTGGCGAACCATTCTTATACATAATATAACGAATTACATTATAGTATTCTGTTATAGAAAGGGCAAAATTACCTTTTGTAAAATGAACATATGTATATGTAGCACTTGCCCTTTCGCAATTAAATAATAAATGTTTTTCGGGTATTTCCAATAATACCGCATATCTATTATCAGTTTTTGGTATTCGATTCATATTATATTGAGAACATATTTTTTATATACACTGCTACTATATTTATAAAAGCTATATAAAAAAATGACTGCATTTATATAGAGAGCAATGCATTATTATTTATATATCATATTTTTTCTATTTTTTATAGGAACAACTTCATGTGCAAATCTAAATAAACTTTCACAACAGCGAATCAAACATATTATTCAGCACCCTGGAACTACCACCGAAATGCGAGAGCAAATAAACAATGTATTATTTGATAGCTACAAAGACTGGGCTGCAACCAAAGCCCTACATTTCAAACGACTACATAAACATAAATGTTATCACATAAAAAATGATGAGATGACATCACACGCTTTGTTTGGATTATATCAAGGTATACAGAGATACAATGGAAATAGTACATTCATAACGTATATTGATTTTTATATTAAACACGAATTGCAACAAGGTATGGCAAAATTGATACCGATCAATGCGTTGCCAAAAACTTTTTTGAAAAAAAAGAAGACAGTACAAGAAAATAACAAATTATACAATATTTATTTGAAACCAATATACATTGGATTTGATAATTATTTGATGGAAAACACAATATACAATTCTATATATTCCAACGAAAACAAATGGTTGAAAAACGAAGATGATTTAATGTTTCAAATGAAAATTTGGGAAGAGATTCGCAAATTGCCACCATTTCAAATGAGAATCATGTATTATAAATATTCAAATGAGTTTGAAATGTTGCGAACAAATGGTGCGATTGCTGAAATAATGGATGTCCCAATAAATATTATTAACATAAATTTGATTGATATAAAAAATAAACTACTGCCATTTATTCGTAATTTATAGACGATTTTGGTGGTCCAACAAATAATTAACTATTTCAAAAACAAGTGAAAATGATATTCTTTTACGAGCAATTGTATTGCTTTCTCGGTAATTACTTAAAAACAGTGAGTTGTATTCTTCTCTTTTAGTCCTCAAAAATTCATTAAATTGACTAACCAATTTTTTTTGTTGTTCCAATGTAATTGCAGGTTCAATTACCAATGTAGCATATGATCTCGCCGATAATTTTGGAGATGTATCTATGCTGCGTTTATCATTTTCGACCATAGACATATTTATCATACTATTTGCATTATCATCTATGCATTTTATCAGTATATTTGTAATAAATTCGCTGGTTTGATTATTTTTAGTAGCACGTTCTATTTTATAATTTGGATTTTGTTTTAAATTATAAATCTCACCTCCAATCGTGTAATTATTTGTAGAATCCAGTTGTATTGTTATTTGTTTAGAAGTGGGATAGACTACACATTGAATGGTATTCGTCGCATGTGAAGATCCCGCCGCGCGCGGTTCAAATTGAAAACTACATATCGTACATGAAGTATCATCGAATACTTGCTCTTCAAATATATTAATACCTACAATCGAATATCTATTTAAAAACCGCTGTCGCAATTCTACATCACTTTTTCGTATCGAACACCAAAAGTTCAAAGGTACTATAAGAATACCTCCCGTGCATTGACCATATTCTATCAATATTTTAATAAAACATTTATATAAATCATTTTCGTCATATTTATCAAAAATTTCTTTCGATTTGCTCTTATTTCTTGCAATATAAGGTGGATTTGTAATTACATATTTATCTTGGTAATTGGGTGGGTCTAATAACGTATCTCGCTGAATAATGAAATCTTTTTTGGGTTCAATATCAAAACATTCAATTGTATATTGGCCGGCTTGTTTGTCTATAAAATCCAACAAATCACCATTTCCTGCAAACGGTTCTATAATATTAACGATGCCGTTCGGTATAGTGAAATTTTGCAAAATATATTCATAATTCGTTGTAAAAAACTGTCCTAGTTGTTTTTTATTACTCATTGATTTACTATATGAATATATCTCTATATATTCATATTCAATTTTTTATTGTAGACTACTCTATTCAGTATCAATATCAATTACCACTGGATAGTGGTCCGAATTATATTTCCCACAATATTCATCATATCCTTGATAAATAAACGCATTTGTAATTTTATTGAGAATGTTCTCCGATACCAATATATGATCGATCATTGAAAATTCCGTTGGCGATGATTTACAGTCATTGTTTTTATCATACCAATCTGTGTATCGCGTATTTTTTTTCATAAGTTGAGCTACGCTATACAATTGATATAATTGTTTTTGTGTATCCATTGATTTTCCTTTCAATATATCCAACACTTGCGAAGTTGGCATATTATTGTTAGCATCTACTACGTTCTCGTCAAAATCGTTGAAATCGCCCAATATTATTATTTCGTATTTTTGTTGGATATATTCATATATAATCGATTGTAAAACAGAAGCCTGGGCTTCTCGCTCCGCACAACGCATTGTATCTGTTGGAAAAGCCAACAAATGTGCACCTATCATTGCTATTTTCATATTTCCAATTGCATATTCTGTAATATAATGCTTACTTACACCAGTTGTTCCAGGTGTGCCAACGTATCCGCACTTAGAATTTATCATAGGATAAGATATTCTAGATTCTGTTCTATATAAATCGACGATTGGATCTATTTTAGTAAGTATTCCTACATTTTGTCCGGTAGCAGTATCTGTTCCTTTTTTTAGGTATGGAGCATATTCATTTGATATGTTAGATGATTCCAATAGATAGTGCAATTCATCGCATCCTTCAATTTCACATATATTGAGAATATCTGGGTTTAGTTGTTTAATTACGTTTGATACATAGGATAAATGGGTTTTTGCTTCAGATGTATTTTTCCAAGTGCAACCATTACCCGGACAGTCTGAATTGGAATAATAATCTATAAATAACCATTCTGTGTTATATTGAACAATTCTTAACGATTTTGAATTTGAACGACGATCCTTTGAAATGCTTGGCGTAGTCGAGCATTCTGTATCTGCATTTGTTAATACTGTAAATATCAAAAGTCCAAAAAATATTCGTAAATAGTTCATATAATGTATAATTACAATTTATACCAAGATAATATAGAATAAATTTTATACATCTATTCTATATCATGGAGCAATTTTCATATTTAGAGAGATTTAAAAAAAAAACTATACCAAAGAATAGAAAGGGTATTTTTGTAGTAAATCCAATTAAAGAGAGTGAAAAAGAAAAAGTAGAAGCCAAAGTAGTTGAAAAAGAAGAAGCAACAGAATCAGATACGGAAAGAAAGGAAGAAGAACCCGAAGAATCAGGTGAGCCGAAAGATACTGAAGGAAAGGAACAAGAATCAGAGAAGGCACCGAAGGAAGCCGAAGAAAAGAAAGAACCTGAAGAGAAAATGAAATTGCCGCAATTTGAAATAATTGATAAACGAAAAGGTCTAAATAATAAAATTAACCGCATGAATATATTAAAACATATACGTGAAAACGAAATAAAACCAGCAGTGGAACCTGAGCCAGAACCAGTTGTTATTACTCAACCAGAAGAACCGAATAAATTAAATGAAATAGTTGCAGAACCTGAACCTCAACCTCAACCCGAACCAAAGCCAATTGAGATTGGAGAACAACCTCAAATTAAAATCATAAAAAAAAGAAAAATTAAAATTATAGACGAAAAAGGAGAACCTCTTCCATTACAAGAAGCAGTAGTTGATAAACCAATAAAAAAGAGAGCAGTTAAAACAAAAGAAGTTTTAATGGTTCCATTCAAAAATGTATCAATTAACGGAGAATCTATCTCTAGCCGTCTTCCAAAACCAATCGAAAAGGTAATTCACAAGACTTCAACCTATTACATGAATAATCGTAAAATCGCTATCGAAAAACTGAATAACTTATTTCACCCATATCGGGCAGAGATTGCAGAGAACATTGAAAAAGCTTCATGTAATTCCAAAGAAGTTGATTTTGACCTATTAACCCATCAAAAAATAGTTCGCGACTATTTGAATTTATTCACACCTTACCGTGGGCTATTATTGTATCACGGTTTAGGTGCAGGAAAAACATGTACATCAATTGCAATTGCAGAAGGTATGAAAAGCGACAAAAAAATAGTAATAATGACTCCAGCGTCTCTCAAAATGAACTTTTTCAGTGAATTGAAAAAATGTGGTGATCATCTATTTCGCAAAAACCAATATTGGGAATTTGTCTATACTGTTGGCGAAACCGACGAATTTAAGAACGCATTGTTTGCAGCGTTATCTATACCAAAATCAGAAGGTGATGCATTTATAAAAAAATATAATGGTATATGGTTTGTCGATGTATCAAAACCAGCAAATTTTACCAATCTAACTGCAAATGATCAAAAAATAATTGATGAACAATTGAATTTAATGATACGTAGTAAATATCAAGATATTAACTATAACGGGTTGAATAAAAACAAAATAAATGAACTTACGCAGGATATGTCAATCAATCCATTCGATAATTCAGTAGTAATAATCGATGAAGCACATAATTTTGTAAGTCGTATTGTTAATAAAATAGAGAAACCCAAATCTATATCCTATATTCTGTATGATAATTTAATGAAAGCTACAAATGCACGTATAGTATTGCTGACTGGAACTCCTATAATAAATTACCCAAATGAAATTGGTATTCTGTATAATATATTGCGTGGGTACATTAAAACATGGACGATTCCAGTGAATGTTAAAACAAATAAGAAAATCAATCGTGATACGATATTATCTATGTTTGAAAAGGACAAATTAAATACATATGATTACGTTGAATATAGTGGAAACAAATTAATTATTACACGTAATCCATTTGGGTTTATTAATGATAAACAAGCCAAAAAAAAATCGGAAGGAGGTGCGAAAAATAAAGAGAAACCGGATAAACCGGATAAACCGGATAAATCGGAGAAGACATCGATTGTTGTAGAAAAAGATGAAAGTGGTTCTGTAGAATTCAACCAGCATTTGATGGCTCAAGCAAATGGTCGTGAATTTCCTGGACTGGATGAACCATCTTACGTATGGGGAGGTAATGCTTTTGATAAATATAATGGTGTTAAATTAGATGATACTGGAAATATTTCAGATACTGATTTCATCAGAACTATTATTCGCATTTTATCTAAGAATGAAATCGATGTTATGGAAGGCGCGATTAAAGTCGATTATAACAAAGCTTTACCTGATGATCCAGAATCATTCCAAGAAATATTTGTGAATCAAGATACAGTATCTATTAAAAATGAAAATTTATTTAAAAAACGTATATTGGGATTAACTTCTTATTTTAGAAGTGCTCAAGAAAAGTTATTACCAAGTTTTGTTAAAGCAGAAGATGGCAGCAATTACCATTTGGTTGAAAGTGAAATGAGTCAATACCAATTTGATACATACGAAAAAATCCGAAAAGACGAATATGAACAAGAAAAAAAATCCAAGAAAAATGCGAAAAAGAAACAAAATGAAGAAGATCTATATAATGTATCATCTACTTACCGTATTTTTTCAAGAGCTGCTTGCAACTTTGCATTTCCAAAACCACCTGGACGACCTATGCCAGACAAGAAAGGCGAGAAAGATATTGACGAAAGTGCATTTGATGCAATTCCTGCAGATTTCCTACAAGAAACCAATGATTTTGCTGACCTAGAAGATCAGGATACATTAAAAGGCGAATCCGAACCAACAGTTGAATATAATCAACGCATTCAGTTAGCTTTGAAATTTTTAAAAGATAATGCATCTGAATATTTATTACCCGACGCTTTGGAAATTTATAGTCCAAAATTCTTACAAATATTGGAGAACCTACAAGATCCAGAAAACAAAGGATTGCATCTAATTTATAGTAATTTCAGAACAATTGAAGGTGTTGGCATTTTAAAATTAATATTAGAGGCCAATGGATTTGCACAATTTAAAATTCAAAAGAAAACAACCGGTGATTGGGAAATTATGCAATCTGAAGAAGATTTAAACAAACCCAAATTTTTTCTATATACAGGTACGGAAACTGCTGAAGAAAAAGAAATTTTAAGGAATATTTACAATAGTCAATGGGGATTTGTTCCTAGTTCAATTGTTGAGAAGTTAAAGGAGACTGCCGAGAACAATTATATGGGCGAAATTGTTAAAATTATGATGATTACTTCATCCGGTGCCGAAGGTATTAATTTAAAAAATACTAGATTTGTTCATATAGTAGAACCATATTGGCATATGGTGCGTTTAGAACAGGTTATTGGACGTGCGCGTCGTATTTGTAGTCATGAAGATTTACCAGAAGAATTGAGAACAGTTAAGGTATTTTTGTATATGACAACTCTGAGCGAAGAACAAAGTACAAACGAGAAAAACAAAGAACTGATAATTCGTGATGTAAGTCGTATCGATAAAAAGACTACACTTACTACAGATGAATATCTGTATGAGATTGCACGAATTAAGAATAATATTAATCAACAATTATTAAAGGCGGTTAAAGAGAGTTCAATTGATTGCAGTTTACATACCGCAGGTAGTAATGAGAACCTAGTATGTTATGGATATGGTAAAGTAGAATCAAACCAATTTGGTTCCTACCCAACACTTCAAGAGGATAAAAATCAGAAGGATGAAATGAATGTAGCAGTTAAAAAGTTAACGTTGGTTAAAATTACTGTAGAAGGAACGGATTATGCATACGATAAAGCTAACAATATAGTATATGACATGGAAAGCTATAAAAGATCCAAACAAACCGGAGAAGCATTGATATATGTAGGTAAAATCGCAAAACAAGGCCGCAAGAATGTGGTTGATAGGACTGCTCCGATGTAATAAAATTGATTGATTTTATATTGAATACTATGAAATACAATATAAAATTTAAAATGAGAACAATTATGTTTGTAGAAAGGGCGGAAAATAAAGGGAGAATGGTAGTAGATTTTCATTTGTGCGACTTTAATTATCACTATGCGCCAAAAGGAATAATAAGAATTGCACGGTTCGATTCATCCTTCAATCCATGTTATAATAAAGGGTATTATGGGGATATATATATGAAACGTTTCATACGAAAATGGAAACACAAGACATTAGAGAACATTCAAAGAAACAGAGATATATCAATGGCACATATACTATTAAATGACAAAACCTGCTATGATATGAAATCACATATTGCTAGTTTTCTTTAATTGTTATTTACAAAAAAATTATAAAAACATCAAAAACGGGTATTTTTTAAAATCAAGTTCTCCATAGTAAAAAAGTAGGGTCTATTATTAATAGAATTTTTTTGGAAATGGACATTTTTAAAAATGTCCTTTTTTTATTTTATGAAAATACTTTTCAAACCCCATTTTTTGGAAAATCGCAAAAACCGGGGTCTTAGCATAATGCTGTAAAAATGAAAATAGAAATTTTGGTACCTTAGCATAAAGTTTTTCAGTCTTGCAAGATTTTTGGAGAAATCGGGAACCAAAAATCTGAATATAGTATAAAATGGATGCATTTTTTGGGACAAAAATTGAGGTGAAAAATGGGGGTATTTCACCTCCTTACGATAAATGCAGTGATTTTGTATGTACCAACGACTCAAAAAAAACTATTTTTGCAAGATCTTGTGGAGAAAATGGAGAAAATGCAACCAAAAATGGTTCCCGATTTCTCCACAAAATCTTGCAATGCCATTATTGCAGTTTCAATACTTCAAATAAACATAATTTTGAAAAACACCTGTCAACAAAGAAACATATAAATAATTTAGGAAAATCCCAATCAAATTTGGTTGATGTTTTGGACGAAATTGAAAGTTCTCCGAACATTCCAACCAGTCAACTACAACAGGAAATTGACTTGTACTGCAGTTGTTGTAAAGTAGGGTTTATAAGCAATAAAGATTTAGAAAGGCATTTATCTACAAAGAAACATTTAATAAAAGCAGGCGCTGTACCTATATTAAATAACTTTAATTGTCATGTATGTATGGTGTCATTCAGTAAATCATATTTATTAAATAAGCATTTACAAAGCAAAAACCACAAAACTAGGGTATCATCTGAACTGAAAGAAGATGATGAATCGCATACTGTAATTTCTATAGTAAACAATGATGATAATGTAATAACAACTGATACAAAACCGTACATTGAAATCATAAACAAGTTATTATCGGAGAACAAAGAAATGCGCAATTTTTTTGTAGATCAGAATCAAGAAATGATGAAAATGATTCATGAACAAAGTAGTAAACTAATTGAATGTTCCAAACCGAATAATACAAATATGATGACAAATAATTTTAATACCAATAACAATACAATTCATGGTAATATTAATAATAATAAGTTCAATATCAATGTATTCTTGAATGAGCAGTGTAAAGATGCTATGAATTTACCCGATTTTATTGATAATATTGAAGTATCTCATAATGATTTGGAGAACAATGGACAATTAGGTTTTGTAGCGGGTATTTCTAAGATTATATTGGATAATTTAAAACAATTAAGCGTGTATGAACGTCCAATCCATTGTACTGATATCAAACGCGAGACTCTATATGTGAAATATGATAATAAATGGACGAAAGACGAATCTCTAGATAAACTGAATGAAGCAATACGTGATGTATCCTATAAAAGTATTGGTGTATTGAATGAATGGAAAGAATCAAATCCAGAATACAAAGACATTAATTCTGAGTTCTCCGATAAATGCATGGCAATGACGAAAAATACATTAGCCGGGTATGACCGGGATGCATATTATTCTAAGGTAATACGCATAATATCAAAGGAGACATCGATTGATAAAAATGAAAAATAATTTGTCTAAATAGAATATATAATGACAAGTATCGAACTTACCGATACCGAACATGTTCCTGTAAGATATTTACCAAAAATATTAAGTGATAAAGATAGAAAACAGCAAACCAAAAATTTGATAAAATCTAGAAAATTATATAAAAAGAAACAATATTTTAAGCGCCCGTCGATTAAATCATTCAAATCAAGACGTTCGCGGCATTTAGCGAATGCTCGAGAACTATATAATGTAGAAAATGTATATCCTACTCCTGAATTGGCTAAAGCGACACAATGTAAATTAAGTTCTCTCAAAAAAATAGTTAACAAAGGCGAAGGCGCGTATTATAGCTCAGGTTCTCGTCCAAATCAAACACCTGAATCCTGGGGCATTGCCAGATTGGCCTCCGCATTAACTGGCGGGAATGCAGCAATCGTTGATTATCATATATTACACAATGGATGTAAATCAAATAGCATGGCATTGAAATTAGCTACAAAAACGTGTAAAAAACAAAACAAATGCAAAAAATATACTATGAAAAATTATGCATCTTTGCTAAATAAATAGTTTTATTGTAAAAAATATAAACAAAATATTAGAATATTGTTTATATTAAACGCACCGTATTTTATAATGATTAGTACAAATTCAGAACAAAGGGTGTTAGAAATACAAAGTGTACAAGTATCCCCAATTCGTAATATGATTACTGCACTAAAAGACGTATTAACTGATGCGTCCATAACATTTACAAAACATGGTATGAAAATTATTAATTTTGATAAAACACATACTATATTAGTGAATGTAATGCTTCATGCAGATAAGTTTGAATATTATCGTTGTGATCCTGATAAAATAATTGTCTGTGCCAATACATTACATTTGTTTAAAGTAATATCAACCATGTCCAATGATGATACGCTATCTATTTACATCGATAATGCTGATTATCACGATGGTGTCGTATCTCATTTAGGATTACAATATGACAATGGTGATATTAAACAATGTTATAGTCAAAAGCTGCGCTTAATTGAACCTGATACAGAAGAATTAGTCATTCCAGACGTAGAATATTCAACTGTTATAAACATGCCTACAACTGATTTCCAAAAAATTATTCGCGATTTGAATGGTATTTCAGATAGAATCGAAATTAAGTCTGTTGGAAATGATTTGATTTTTTCATGTGAGGGTAATTTCGCGACTTCGCGTATTTTCCGGTCTGAATCAGATGGGAATATGGAATTTGTGAATAAACCCGATGCTTCTGTTATAATTCAAGGTGAGTTTTCATTAAAGAGTCTAAGCCATTTTATTAAATGTACTCCATTATGCAGTCATTTAGAAATGTACCTAGGAAATGATTTGCCACTTATAATAAAATATGACGTAGCATCATTAGGGTCTATTTCGTTGGTATTAGCTGCATTACCTCCATCGTAATTGTGAAAAATTTGGTAATTATTGTGAATAATATAATTATCAAAAAAATTAGAAATCTTCTGGAACATCTATAACATATCTCAATTGTTCTTTATAATATTGCGAATTAACGTTCCATTCCCTTTTCATATTTGGATTTACTTTACACATATCAATAATATACTGGGCTGCATCTGCACATTCTTCTGGCTTGTAATAATAAGTTATAATATAGAATTGAAATGCAATTTTAAAATGTATATTTTCTTCAACGTGAACAGCGTGTGATTTAAATTGGTCTAATAATATTTTACCACAATCATAGCATTCTTTTTGATACCCATAGTCAAAATATTTTTTAAAAATTAAATAATAAATATAATCAAAATTACGAGTAGGTTTAATAAAATTATTTAATATTTGTCCATAATCGCCGTAACTTCTATGAATATCATCGTAAAATTCATCTAATATTTCAAGATATAATGACTCCTCACCGTGTCCAAACCCCGCATTTGTAGTTTCTACAAAAATTTCTCTTACTCTATTTAAAATTTTTATTCCTATTTCTTTACCGCAAGTAAAAAATGAACCGCACATGATATATCGATATTCTTGATAAAATTCTCGCTTATTTTCAGGGTTTTTATATTTTTTATCGGTTACGTTCAATATTTGCAAATGAAATTTATCATCAATATTAGAAAGCACATATGGTATCATATTCGGCGAATAATCTTCTGATATTTTTTTCATACGGTTAAGAAAACAATCTATCCATCCAAACTTTGAAGTTTTAAATGGATTTTTATCAATTGTGTTTAATACAAAATTACATTTATTGCAAGTAATTAAATGCGAATCAGTTCCTGCGCGAGGGTCTCTCGATCCCCAGAATATCTCACGATTTTTATTAACTTGTTCTTCATATTGATATGTCCATAAATCATGTAATTCAATAACATTATATTCAGTTAAATGGTCATATTGAGTACGTTGTTCTTTAATAATTGGAAACATGATTGCATCGCAATAAATAACAAGATATACCGGAACCTTCATTAAATCTTCTATATTTTCTATAATTTGTTCAATTGAAAGTGCATGATTATTTCTATTATGTACGCAAAAACAAGCGGTTGTTAATGTACAGTCTGGTATCATTATATAAAATAATATATAATGATTCTTTATGTATTTTACATATTTTTCTAACTATGTATAATATATAGTTAGAAAAAATGAATCATAAACAAATATTATTAACAACTGTATACATATCATTATTTATACAACTAATAACCGGTGGATTGGATATATATGCATTAACAATAAGTTATTCATCTGAGACACTAATTTTAAAGTCATTATTGTGGGTGGAAACCATTGTACAAGTTATAGAAGGAACATTTTATGTATGGTTAGCGAATGAATTTAGAAATATAGACATTGATAACATTACCTCAAAAAGATATTTCGATTGGTTCATAACTACACCAACCATGTTATTCGCACTATGTATATATTTAGATTATTTAAGAAATAGTAAAAGTAAAAAAGAGAATATTACAAACTACATTTCGAATAATGATAATAAATCAACAAAAACATCAAATTCATTTACTGTATTATATAACAGTTTTCAGAATAACAAAGAAACTATTATTCCGATTGTAATATTGAATGCTATAATGTTATTATTTGGATATTTGGGCGAAGTTAAACTAATGAATAATTACTTGGCAGTATTTTTGGGATTTTTACCATTTTTTGCAATGTTTTATATTATTTATGAAAATTATGCAAAATTTACACCAAACGGCGAGACCTTATTCTGGTATTTTTCTGTAGTATGGTCATTATATGGCGTAGCTGCAATAATGCCATATTTTTGGAAAAATATCTCGTATAACGTATTAGATATATTTGCTAAGAACTTCTTTGGTATTTTCTTAGCATATATCGCAATAAAACACAACGGTAAACATAAAATATAATCATGACAACCCTTATCTATTCTTTATAGTATAGTTTGTAATCATAAAATGTCCAAATAGCAGTAATAGCCCTATTATATAAAATTGACAAAAACATATAATAAAATAATTCCATTTTGTTTCCAGTGGCGGATAATAATAATAAGATCCTGCTGTAAGTCCAGTAAGTAATTGGATCATTTGTAATGTTGTTATATAAACGCGAATTCCTCTAAGTCGTATACGCAATAAACACGCAAAATAGTATGCATACATTATAGAATGAACCCCAGAATTTAACAAACTACCAAAGAAAATCATGTCGATATCATATACATAACATAAATGCCACATAATTGCTGCGCCAACGTGATGATATTTTTGTAGAAAAATCGGAGTTTTTCCATTGAAATACAATATAAATGTATCAGTGTATTCGTAATATTTTGATATATAAAACCAAAAAACAGTAGTTTTTACCAGTGGACTACTCATATAGTACCCACGCCCCGCGTGTATTCCTTGGCGAATTAAAACGCCGAATAATTGTACAAAAGTATAAAAACTGAATGATGATAATCCCACATTGTGTATTAGTGAATAACCATAAATAATTTTTTTAGGTACAATACTCAATTTATCATTTTCGCTATAATATTTTAACCAACACGATGCCCATATATAAAACGCGGTACCGAATAAAGGTACAATAATATGATATACCATTATTATTGATTTGGTAAATGCTAATAAATATAAATTATATATGTTTATATTTATTTGTTAAATTATTTTTATCTTTTTTTGGATACATAACTGATACTAATATAACAGTGTATACATATAAAGAGAAAGATAAACAAAAACTAATTTAGTGAAATGAATTATCCGTATTTATCTATTATTTCATCAACATTCATTATAATTGGTTATTTACCTGAAATATATTTAACAATTTTTCAAATAAAAAATGTTGATTCAACAAAATATTCATCAACGTTATGGCTATTCGGTGGGGTTCTAGGTACAGTTTATAGCGGTATTAACAATGCAGATACATTTATAACAGCGAATTATTCTATAAATACATCATTGAATCTATTAACTTTGATTCTCAAAATATATTACTATTGTAAAATTCGCGATTCATTCAATAGTATAAATAATGAATCGAATGAATGTAATGAAGATATAGAAATAGGTATAGAATCGTAAAATTATTTTCTCTTTTTTGAATACATAACTGGTAATAATATAATAGTGTATACAATATATATGATAAACGCTATTGTTAATAACATTATCAAAAAGTTGAAAAATTTTACAAAATTACAATAAAAGCTATTATCAGTATCTTTGCAAGATACAGTTGAACCAAAAAGACCAAATACACCACTTCCTAAAATACCACCGTTTCCAGAAGTATTAGCTGTATCATTATTCGAGTTAGATTTTGTTCTAATACCTTTTCCCATTTGTATTATATTATATTATTATATAATATAATATACACAAAATAATTTTATTAGTACCTAAAACTCTGGTTCATGTTTTTTAAATAAACATCCAGTTTTTTGCAAATTTGGGATATCAATCATAGAACTAGGATCTTGTATATTGCAGTTTTCTAACCATACCTTGATAATACAAAAGTTTTTCTTAGGTGAAATGGTTATACCATTCACTAATTTACTATGAAGAGGATTCATAAATAATGTTTCTCCACAAAGCGCATACACTAACGCTTTCCATGCATTGTAGACTTGTTTATTAATAACTTTAAATGAAAAACATCCACCTGCGCGATTCTTTGGATCTTCCCACATGGGTTTTATTCCGGAACGCATTATAAATAGCATTGAGTATTTAACCACATTTTCTGATATAGTTTCATTAATCGATATTACCTTTTCAGCAGTATCGATGTCTTTCATTATCGTCTTATAACTAGACAAGTCCCAACTTTTGTCGTGTAGTAAATGGTAATATAAATCCCATTTACCAAGCAAATCATGGTTTGGAGTAGGAACATCTTTAACGTCCTGCATTATATTACCGTGTATTATATATAATAAATGCTCTATATTATTTTGTAATTTTTATTTTATTTCATTAGTTCATCTTCAAAAATTGCATAATCATCTTCATCTTCTATATTCATTACTTTTGCAAGTGCTCTGTTTAATTTATCTAATATGGTTTTATTATCTTCATCTTCATTTTCATCTTCATCTTCATTTTCATCTTCATCTTCATTTTCATCTTCATCTTCATCTTCATCTTCATCATTCTTAATAGTATTGGTATTGCTAGTAATTACAGTATAACCCGATTTATTTAATTTAATATATTCATTGCTATGTAATTCAAACATTTTAATTTCATTGTCCATTATGTGCAATTTGTATTCTGAATCAAACACATATGGAACTGGTTGATATTCTAAACAACGTAAAACAAATATAGAAGAAAACAATTCATTTTGATCTAAATACAGCAAAGGATCAATTTCAATATTGATTTTGTTTTCCATAGAAGGATGACTATATTCAACACTTAAAAAATATTTGGGCGTGGGTGTTAGACTTATGTCATAATCTTTAACATTATCATTACATATTCGCGATAACCAAAAATGAGGCGATTTTAATAATACCAAATATCCGGGTATTTCTTCAGAAAGAGTATTTTTTGCGAATTTATAAGAACCGTAAAAATCGCATGCAAGTTGAGACATTTCACTTGGATCATCTAGATTATCATAGTCAGTTAAAACATACCCGGTTTCTTCATACACTCCATTTTTAATATAAAATAACCCAGTCCAGGTATTATCAAATGGTTCTAATCGATGTTTCACTAGTTTTGCTTTAATGTTATCATAATAAAATCGCATTATCGAATCAACATTAGTTTTAACGAAATCAACGTTATTGTATAAATAATTACATTGTTTCGATATCGTTATTTTTGCAATATTAAAGAATTTTAATAAATTTAATCCAATATGAAAGAGCAAATATGTTATAGAATCAAACAAATTATTCATTTGATCGTACATTTTATTGTTTATAACGAATAAATATCTTTATGTATATTTGTTAAAATAAAAAATAAATTAAACACGTAGCAGATTATAGTATATATTTACATAAAATGGATACTAATGAAATTATTACAGGAGAACGTATTCAAGATTGTACCGATATTTTTGTCGGATTTGAAGAAGATTTCCAATATAACCCATTTATATATCAAATAAAAAATAAACATGTACATTTTCACGAATTTAATAAATATTATCCAAGTCAATATGATAATCCTAGGGTTATATTTTGTTATGGTCATAATATATTACATTTTTCATTGATTATGTCAACATTTAAAAATCCATTTGTATTAATAACCCATAACAGTGATGAAAATATTATAAATAAAGAAACGGTAAATACTATTTTAGAACATCCATTATTAATACGCTGGTATGGTCAAAATATTGATTATCTTCATCCAAAATTGCGATTTCTTCCTATTGGAATTGCAAATAGTCAATGGCCTCACGGAAATTTATTGATATATAAACATATATTTAATACGCAAGTAGAAAAAACACAGAGTGTATTTATGAATTTCAAGGTAGATACAAACCCGGTTAAACGAATCGTATGTAAAAATATATTGGAAAACAAAATAGATATGTTGCATATGGTTGATCCAATTACAAATATTTTGAGACTATCTTTATATAAATACTGTATCTGTCCACAAGGAAATGGATTAGATACGCACAGATTGTGGGAATGTTATTATTTGAGAGTTGTTCCAATTTTATTGCGTAATACTTATAGTGAAATTATACAAAAAGAAACTGGTTTACCCATGATTTTATTAGACTCATGGATGGATTTTGACTACGATAAATTGCCGAAATATGATACATTTGATTTCAGTATGGTTCCTAGGATATTAACAATGGATTACATAAAAAAAACTATTCAAAATGAATTTATGTAAAAAATTTTATGAAAAAATTTTATGAAAAAATTTTATGAAAAAATTTTATGTAAAAAATAATATAATATAAAAAATTGTACAAATAAACTTATATTATACTTATATATTATAAGTTTATAAATGTTATATGAAAATGGGATATTTATATTCAGACGAGATTTGAGAATTGAAGATAATATCGCATTAGCTAATGCATGCATTCAATGTAAAAATGTATATACGTGTTTTATTTTTACACCAGAACAGGTTGGAAAACATAATAAATATAAATCAAATAGTTCGGTGCAATTTATGATTGAAAGTTTAGCCGACATATCCAATCAAATACAAACCCATGGAGGTAAATTATTATTATTTTATGGTAAAAATAAGCGCGTAATTTCACATTTGATAGAAAAATTGGATATCAATGCTATTTTTTTCAACAAAGATTATACTCCATATGCATTATCGCGAGATGAAGAAATACTAGAATTATGTCATAGACAAAATATTCCATGCATTATGAGTGAAGATTATTATTTATATCAACCAGGAACAGTTAAAAATGGTTCAAATGATTATTATAAGAAATTCACACCATTTTATAATTTGGTATTAAATCGAACAGTTGATCTACCAATAAATATAAATAAAAAAAAAATAAAATCGACTACAGTACATTTCGATTACCAAATAACATTACAAGATGCACATAATACTTTTTATAAACATGATGATAGTATAATTGTGAAAGGCGGGAGAACAAATGGTGTAATCCAGTTAAGACAAACCGGACAAACACAATACCATTATAAAGAAACGCGCAACAATTTATCTACCAATACAAGTTTACTTTCAGCATATATAAAATTTGGCTGCATATCTGTAAGAGAAGTTTATCATTATTTTGTAAAATCATTTGGTAAAAATAGTGAAATATTACGACAATTAATATGGCGCGAGTTCTATGCGCATCTTTTGTACGGATATCCAGAATTGTTAGATCAGAAAGTGAATAATACAATACGTTGGCCATATACTGAAGAATATTTGAATGCATGGATGAAAGGGAAAACCGGTTTTCCAGTAGTAGATGCATGTATGCGACAATTGAATGCGACTGGATGGATGCATAATCGAGGTAGATTAATTGCATCCAGTTTTTTAGTTAAAACTCTTTTGATTGATTGGCGATTTGGAGAACAATATTTTGCAAAACATCTAGTAGATTATGATGTAGCAAGTAATAATGGAAATTGGCAATGGATATCAGGAACCGGTGTAGATTCTATGCCATATTTTCGTGTATTTAATCCATGGACTCAGTCCGAAAAGTTTGACGCTGATGCTATTTATATAAAAAAATGGATACCGGAGTTAAAAAATGTTGATGCCAAAGATTTGCATAATTGGAATGAGAGTTGTTTTTTACAAAAATATGAAAGAATACGATATCCCAAACCGATTGTTGATTTTGATGAACAACGTAAACGGTTTTTAGAATTATATAAAAAATAATTGTTTTGTTATACACTTTTTCTCATTCAAAGTGCTCATTATTGCGTTATATATTGTAATTATAATAAAGAATATATAATATATTATTATAAATGGGAATTTATGATAATGGTAGTATTTTTGGAATAAGAATATATAATTTTAATGATCACGATTTTGCTAATATATTATTTGAAAAAACATATAATGAAATAATGAGTGATGCAGAAAAGAAAAAAGCATATTTATTCTATAATGAGTTGAACAACAAAAATGAAATACATTTTGCATATTATACTGAATGTAGTAGCACATATGGTAAAGAACCATTTTTTATGTGGTATCCATTTTCATTGAACCTATTTTTAGAAAAATTCGGCATTTGAAATGAGAAGGTGTAAAAAATAATAATATATTGCAACATTTCATTTTTTATTCATGTACTGATTATATATATTTTTAAAAAATAATAGATACTTATTGTTTGAAGAATAGAATACAACATTACTTATAAATAGTGATTCAATAAATAAAAATAATAATAAAACAAAATAAATTATTTTATATATAATTTTTACCGATTTTAAGTAGTATAAAATCACAATTACATTTATAATATACAAATAACTGGATATGTCTAGGATAAGTGAATCATAATTATTAAATAATGAAATCAAAATTGGATGATATGCAATGTCTGTTTTTTCTAAATCAACATTATAAAACAATAGCTCGAAATATGATAAGCAACAACATTCAAATAGATACCACCCTAAAACTATTATAAATATCATTGTTAAGTATAAATATGCATCAACATTTGTACCAATGCCATTAAAGAATAATAGATAGAAGCAAGAAATTATATAAATTACATAATGAATATAACGTATTAGATAAATATGTAAATATTCAAAAACAGTAAGGTTATTATTTTTTATAAATGGAGAATGCGTTTCTTTTATTATAGATATAATTATCAATATTATTGATAGTAATAATATTTTACTATAACCATTCATTGTATAATAAAATACGTATAGATATTTTGCAATTCAATTGCAAATAGTTTATTTTATCATATTTAGTAAAATTATAAAAATGCTACTCTATATTTACCATAATCACTTTATTTTAGTAGAAAAATAAAACTTCAGACACAGAAAATATATCCATATATTATATAACAAAATGGCAAAAGAGTGGTTGAGTTTTTTAGGTAAGTTTTACAAATCAAAGAAAAGTGTAGATGGAGGATACACTTACAAACAGGCTATGGTTGACGCTGCTAAAGAATTTAAGGGTGGAAATGCCGAAACACTTTCAGCTTTGGCTCCAGCCAAAGTAAGTGGTGGTAATCCAGAAAGTCTTACTGCTTTGGCTCCAGCCAAAGTAAGTGGTGGTAAGTCCAAGAAAAATAACAAGTCCAAGAAAAACAATAAATCCAAGAAAAACAATAAATCCAAGAAAAATAACAAGTCAAAGAAGGATTAAGGGATAGATTATATAATTTAGCTATGCTTCGATAAATTATATACCATACATAAAATACCTGCGTCTATAACAGACACTGTTTATTCATCATTTGACGCCATTGAAACATCCGCCGTATTGCTACATCATGTAAAATAACAGATTCGCGACGACCAGATTCAGTAATAAATAATTCGTCATCATTGTGTTTTAATACCCTATCCATAAAAATTTTCCGCGAATTTGTGAAAGCAGTCATTGCGTCGGATTTATTCACATTCATATGATATAGCATTGCGCGGTCAAAATCATACGCAGCTAGTAAGTCTGACTCTCGAACAATATGATATGCATTTTGATATTCTTTTAGATCAGGAAATCCATTTTTTTTTACAGTCGAATAAGACATGGTTGATATAATACTTTTTGTTGCGTCAATTTCACTTGGTTGCAATTTGTATTGTAAAAAATCTTCAATATCACGTATTCCGTCATTTTCATTCATGTATTTCTTATCACACATATCATGTAAAAGAGCAGATACATAAATTACACGTTCTTGTTCCAATAATTGAGGCTTACGAATGACCTCACTTTCAAATAACTTATTCGCAAACAATAATGCATTCATACTATGAGATAATCCATGTGATTCATCTATTTTATGTTTAACACTAGTAAGTAATATAAAATTAAATAATTTTGTAAGAAGCATTTTTACCTATATTCCTAACAAATATTATACAATAATCTCTATATAATATTTATAACAAATAAAATCAATATAGAAGTTTCGTGGTGAACTATATTATATATTATGCTGCAACAAATATATTCCATTTTTACGTTGTGGATTTCAATAAATTCAATTATCGCTTATAATGATAAATTTTTCCCGCGTTTTAATTTCCAATCAAATCATTTGGATAAAAAAAATCTAGAAAGAATAGAAAAAATGTTTTATTTAAGAAATAGTGTATATAATCCACATAGAAGTTCTATTTTTTTAAAATACAATGTAAATTCTACAAATAATAATAATATTAATAATAGTAATAACCAATACAATATTACCGAAATTATTGAAACCATTAACAATGAAATGATGAAAAATTATGAAGAACAAAAACAATTTGAAGATGAATTAGAAAAAATGTACAAAAATGATGAAGATAACGAAGAGAATGAAGATACACCCAAAGATATATTTGTAAGATTCCCGAATTTGAAAACAGGATCATCCGATCCTAGAAAAAAAACAAATGAAGATGGATATTTCGACCAAGTTGGCGTATTTAGATATAAACATAAAAATGCACGTACAAGTATTTCAGATAGTTTTGAAGTACCAACGAAACAGAATTTGCGCAGAACACCATATGACCACGATCATGATAATGATGATGATAACAATAATTCAGAGACAAGTGGAGATGGTAATTTTCAATTAATCAAAAAATCACCATATTCATTTAATGACGTGGGAGGTTATACCAAAATTAAATCTGAATTAATGCAAACCGCGGATATACTAATCAATTACGATAAATATAAAAAATACAATGTTCGAACACCAAAAGGAATTATTTTTGAAGGACCTCCAGGAAATGGTAAAACTTTGATTGCAAAAGGATTCAGTGGCGAATTGAATGTAAGTTTTATTCCTGTATCTGGCAGTGAATTCTCCGAAAAATATGTAGGCGTTGGCGCTAGTCGCGTTCGTGAATTGTTTAAATTGGCTGAAAAAAACAAACCATGTATCATTTTTATTGATGAGATTGATGCTGTCGCAAGAAAACGCGGCAATGATGAAGTATCGTCTAACTCAGAAAAAGACCAAACACTGAACCAGTTATTAATCAGTTTAGATGGGTTCAAAAGTTCAAATGGCATTTTTGTAATTGGTGCAACAAATCGCGTGGATCTACTAGATCCTGCAATTATTCGTCCAGGTAGAATGGATAAGAATATTTTTATAGGTAATCCAGATAGTGAAACAAGACGTGAAATCTTAACTATCCATTTGAAAGGAAAACCAATTGAATCAATGGTATCAGTCGATTATTTGGTAGAAATGACAGGTGGATTTTCAGGAGCACAAATAGAGAATTTAATCAATGAATCTATGTTGCGAGCATTAAGAGAAAATCGCGAAGTTATATCTATGGAAGATTTGGAATTTATTATTAATCGTATGGTAGCTGGATGGCAAAGTACAGAAAACAAATACAGTGATGATATTATTCAACGAATTCTAATCCATGAAATGGGACATGCAATTGTAGGGTTCTTTTCACCTGAACATTCCAAATTGGCAAAAGTGTGTATTAATTTATGGTCTCCAAAAACACCCGGATATACTATTTTTGAAAACAACGATGAAGATAATAATATTTATACAAAAAATGGGTTGTTTTCACATTTGATGGTTTTATTAGGTGGAAGAATTGCAGAAGAAGTGTTTTACGGTTATTCGGTTACTACTGGTGCACGTAAAGACTTGGAAGAAGCATATAAATTAACACAGAATATGATATTACAATATGGTATGGGAAAACAAAGTATATATCCAGACTTAAGTGAACGTTCCAAATTTTTAATTGATCAAGAAATAAATCATTTATTAATGTTGGCTCACACAGAAGCTACATCAATTATATTAAATTCAAAGGATATGATAATGGATTGTTGCGAAACATTGAAAAAAGATAATATTTTGAAACCAGAACAGATTATTGAAATTATTAATAAAAAGTATCCAGATTTATGGAAATTATATGATGTTCGTGATCTGTATAGTATGTAAAAATATAATATAATACATAAAAAACGTAAAAAAAATCTATAATGCCATTTTATATTTGTCTTATTATTAATTTTATCATGGAAGAATTTAATAATAATTTAACACAGATTAACCTAGATACTGGAGAACTTACTATATTAACAACACTTGCCGATCAAATAACAGCAAGTCCGTCCGACGAACCCGATTTATTTTGCAAACAATCCAAGATACAATCTGAAGACGTACCAGAACGCATTAAACATATTTTGATAAATTTTGCAAAGTATGGTTCTAAAAATGGATTTCTATATGTAAATACTGGACTTTTATGTGATTTCGCCGAATTGAAAACGCCTCCTGGAAATAATGAAAAAATAGGAGAAACTACAATTTTAGCAAAAATTCAAAGTATTCTTATTCATACAATAAGTGAAATGATAGCTTACGAAGCCGAAGGATACGGCAGACTATTCCAAGATATTATTCCAATCAAATCAATGGCTACTAAACAAACCAGTGTAAGTAGTAATATTGAATTAGAAATACATACAGAACAAGCTTTTTCGAAATTAAAACCTGATATTCTTAGTTTGTGTTGTATACGAGGCGATCCAAATGCATTAACTTACATATTACCGGTACAATTTGTTCTAGATAATTTATCGCAAGATGAAATTGCGTTGTTGCGAGAACCATTATGGTTAACTGGTGTGGATTTGTCTTTCAAAATAAATGGAAATGACTTTATAGACGGCGATATTCGCGGCCCAATGCCTATTTTGAGCGGAGATGACGAAACTGATCCTATATTAGTGTTCGACCAAGATTTAATGAAAGGAATTACAGAAGAATCTGATAATATGATAAAAAAAATAGTAGATATTTATTATAAATATAGACTGAATCATAATATGCAAACCGGTGATATTATTTTTATCGACAATCGACGGGCAGTTCATGGTAGGTCCCCCTTTTTACCAAAATATGACGGATACGACCGTTTTTTAGTTCGTGCATTTGCTACATATGATTACGAATATAGTGAATTTGCAAGACCAAATAGTGGTCGCACTATTTCTGCTATATATAGTTAAAATCCAGATAAATTTTGTATAGCAGTTTCGCATGCGATTTGCTCTGCTTTTTTCTTAATTTTATGAGTACCTTCACCTAAGAATACAAACATTTTCCCATGTTCAGACATATATTGATGCATATCATTGTATGATTTAAAATATGATAATGGAACCGCGGTTGATTTATTCACAGTATGAATTGGTTGTCCTAAGCATAAGTATGCTCCCATGTGAAATCCTGTATCAACATTATGTTCTTCTATTTCACAATAATGTGGTGTTACCTTGAATTCTTTTTGTATTTTAACTTGTAATATATTCTTAAAATTATCATCATTTTGAATAAGAGTAATCCAATCCACGTGTTTTTCAAAGACATTTTCAACGAAAATCTGTACCATTTGAAATCCGGGCCCAGTAATGAATACATTTTTAAACCATCCGTCCTCGTCATTAACATCGATTTTATTAAAATCTAAAAACATAGCCCCGATAAATGATTCAAATAAACAGCCCAGTTTTTTTAAATTAGTACGCGTTTGTTTTGTTTCAGCATGTTTTGATAAAACAAACCATTTATGAAGTCCCATTTCATATGCCATTTTACCAATGGATTCATTTTTAACTAATGCAATTTTTTTTTCGGTCATAAATCCCTCATTTTCTTTAGGAAATCTTCTGTACAAATAATATTTAGTAATACATTCCAATACTCCATCTCCTACAAATTCTAAACGCTCGTTTGATTTAGTATATAGTGGTAAACAATCTTCAGGTTGAGGAACAATGTGAATATTGTTTTGTATATTTTCTATATTTGGTCGTTTTGTATAAGAACGATGAATAAATGCTCGTTTGTATAATTGATAGTTATGTATTGGAACATTTATACCATATGATTTCAAAATATTTTGGATTTCGACTGTAGGTATTTCTTTATTTAGGGAGTTATAAGGATCAAATATATATGTATCAGTTCCATTCGGATTTTTCTCTATACGAATATCGTCATCGATATGTGATGCGGTGGTAGTGGTATTCAAAGTTTTGTTCATGTTATTCTGGAAATAAAATGAAATAAACGGTATTTTATAGTATACGTACTATTCTTTAATTCATTTCAATTATTTACAAAAGTATATTAGCCATAATTTGAAAAAAATATATTTAGACTATATATATTATAAAATGACATTAATGAACGGATCAAAAAGAGCTAGATACGCATCTAGTATTTCAAATCAAAATCAAGGTGGTGGAGACAAGAAAGCTGGTCGCGTTCCAAACGGACTAACTGAAGCTACTAACATCGCTTACATTGTTAACGCCTTGCCAAGAAGTAATGCATTTATGGCTATTACTGCAAATCCAAATGTTAGACAATCTCGTCCAATCGGTTCACGCCCAATGGTATGGCACCCAGCTGCATTTGGTACTAACTGGTAAATATATTTTTATTTATTTGTTCATAAAATAATATAATATTTAAGCTATATTCTATTGTATTATTTAGTTATGAAAATCGTATTTGATGAACGCGAAACAACTTTATACAACAACTGTATATCTTACATTGCTACACAAATCCCACAATTGAAAACAACGTTGATAATCGAAAAACGTGTTTTACCTATAGGTGATGTATTATTATACACAAATGACAATGTTCTCCTATCTATAATTGAACGCAAAACAATACCCGATTTATTTTCAAGCATTAAAGATGGTAGATATGAGGAGCAAAGTTATCGTTTGTCGCATAATGGCGAATGTTCTCTTCATAATGTAATTTATATTATAGAAGGCAATATTAGCACACTACGAGGACCGGCTGAAAAAAAATTATTATATTCAACGATAACTTCGCTAAACTATTTCAAAGGATTTAGTGTATTGCGCAGTCAAAGTTGTATGGATACTTCTGAATTGTTAGTGCATATGGCTGATAAAATCGATCGAAAAATACAAAGTGGAGTAGCAATGCCAAATACTATAAATAGCGCTGCGACCATAACATCAACAGAGACAGAACAAAATTATTGCACTGTAGTGAAAAAAGTGAAAAAGGATAATATTACTCCGGAGAACATTGGTGAAATTATTTTATGTCAAATTCCGGGTATAAGTTCAACAACTGCTACTGCAATTATGAAAAAATTTAATTCATTTAGTCATTTGATGGATGAATTAAAAACAAATCCGAACTGTTTGGATAATATAGTAATTGATAGTAAAGGAAAAATCCGAAAAGTAAATAAATCATCTATCGAAAGTATTCATAAATACTTGACATAGATTCTTTTTTCTTTTGTGTTTCTGGTTTTTTTGCTGATTGTGCGGTAGCTTGTTTTGATGCAGCAGGTTGTGCGGTAGCTTGTTTTGATGCAGCAGGTTGTGCGGTAGCTTGTTGTGATGTAGCTTGTTGTGATGTAGCAGGTTGTGCGGTAGCTTGTTGTGATGCAGCAGGCTGTACTGTAGCAGGCTGTACTGTAGCAGGTTGTACTGTAGCAGGTTGTACTATATCAGGTTGTACTGTAGCAGGTTGTACTGTAGCAGGTTGTACTGTAGTATTATCGGAATAATTTGAATATTGCGTATATTGTGCAGCAGATAATGGTATACTAGATGGCGGTATACCAGATAACGGGGCTTGTTCTCCATATAGACTAGGAAAAAACTGAGTTTTTGGTGTAAAATAAAAAGATTTTGTAACCATATTATCATTATATTTACCAGATTCAACTGCATCTTGTGTAAATTCAGCCCCGCCCCAGTTTGTATCCATTGGATTATCACTTAACGCTGTTTTTTCGGTAGAAAAGTGTATGTCGTCTAATTCATTAAAGATACCAACTTGTAGACCATATGGGTCAAATGCTGGATAATTATTAACATTATATGTATTGCTTCTTCGATTTGAATCAATTACGGGTGCTACTGTCAAAGGCGACATGCCACCTTGTTGATCAAAAATACTTGGACGAATACGATATACATCATTTCCTTGTACATCATTTTCTTGTTGTAAAAACATGATTGGACAATTTATTCCTTGGGCGCGTTGGTTTTCAACATATAATACATATTCATCAAGGTTATTGAATTGAATTGGTGGTTCATTTAGTGAATCAGTGTTATTAAATAAGTATAACTGGTCTCCTTTTTTTACTAACATATTTGGGCATTTTGCACTTTCATTTTTTAGTCCTTCTTTTATTTTAATATCTTGGGGTGTTTCATCATCTTTTAGAGGAGCATCTTTAATTGAAATCATATCGGTTGAATAAATATACAATCCAGTTAAAAATACTATTATTAAAAATATCATTATTAGTTTTCGCGCCATTATATAATTGCTAAAATAAATCTATACATATTATATAGATTTGATTTTTATAATAATGGGTTTTAAATCTAGATCACCACAAAATTTAAGCAAGAACAAAACTACTCCTAAAGATTCAAATGCATCGGCACATAGAACGGTTATAGGAAAAATATATTCAGATAATTGTGGTCATTGCACAGTAATGAAACCGGAATGGAAAAAAATGAAGGAAAATATAAAAAATAAATGTAGTTCGTATAATATACCCGAACCTGAATGTTTAGATATTGAAATAAATACTAATTTAGATGAGTTAGATGAATTTAATAATAATAATCAAGAATTTTTACAGCAAACTAAAATAGAATATGAATACGTTCCTACTATATTTGTAATTCACGAAGATGGTATTAAATATTATGAAGGAGAACGTTCTTGTGATAAAATGGAGAGTTTTATGCTAGATCGATACTATAAACACCATGGTATTCCGGTATCCATCGGCGGAAAAAAATCGAAGAACATCAAAACAAAGAAGGCTAAATCGAAGAACACCAAAACAAATAAAGCTAAATCAAAGAAAACAAAGAAGAATTTTTTTGCTATATTTGGATTTTGAAATAAAAATTGAAATTATTTTGTATTTATTGGTATTCAATACAAAATCAACTCTTAATAAAAGGTAATAAAACTTACACAATGAATAACAATATGTCCGGTGAAATTGGTACATCCATGAAAATTAAAGTGAAAAAAACAATATGCAGTAAATCATTTCGGTTAATTGATTTTCGTGTATATGATGACGTTTTGAGTAGCCAAAAACAATCGAGCGATGATGAAACTGAAAAGAAACCTAAGGAAAAACCGCATATGATTATTCAAATGTTCGGCGTTAACGAAAAAGGCGAAACATGTAGTATCTATGTTAATAATTATACTCCATTCTTTTATGTTAAAGTTGCGGATAACTGGACTGATTATGATGCTCGTTGTTTGTACCGCGAATTAGTAGACAAAGCAGAATATCACGGCAAATCAATTCTTGATGTAGAATTAGTCAATCATAAAAAATTATATGGATTCACTGCAGGTAAAGATTATAAATTTGCTAAAATTACTTTTAAAAATTCAGCAGGAATGAATAAAACGAAGAATCTATGGTATGGTGAGAAAAATGGGGTAAGAGTCCGCGTACCATTTAAATTTAAGGGTATTAATCTTGATTTATATGAAAGTAATATACCTCCACTTTTGCGTTATTTTCATATTCATAATATTAGTCCATCTGGATGGGTGCAAGTCAGTACAACAAAATCAAAGGTTCCAGAAATAAAAACAACCACTTGCGATTATGAATATATTTGTGGTATTGAAAATTTAAAACCATTATCGCAGAAAGAGACACGTGTTCCTTATAAGATTTGTAGTTTTGATATTGAAGCTAGTAGTAGTCATGGTGATTTTCCGGTTCCAGTCAAAACATATAAGAGACTGGCTTCAAACATGATTGATGCATTTAATAAACAACCGGGATTAGATGAATCAAAAACAAAAAGTTTAGTTCAATTAATTATTATGACAGCATTTGGCTATGAAAAATTCGATGATATTGATTTAGTATATCCAAAATTAGTACCAAAAAAAGAAGAGGTTAAAAAGATGATCCACGTTTTGTTAGAAACTTCGATAAAAGACGCAGAAAAAATGAATTCTGATATTACTGCAAAATTAATGACAATTACATCTATGTTTGAAAATATGAATAATTGTAATGATATTACAAACGATGGTAATATAAACAACCCAGAAGATGATGAAGACAATGATGAATTAGAAGAATGTGTTGAAAGTCGTACTTTTTATAAAAAATCTACGAAGATGCCAAAAATAACTGCAAAAACCACGATTATTGATGTATTATTAAACGAAGAATATGATAGAGATCAAAAATTGCAATTTCTCGATAAAGTATTAACAAGTATTTTCCCAGGGTTAGAGGGCGATAAGGTTACATTTATCGGTTCAACCTTTATGCGTTATGGCGAACCGGAACCATACTTAAATCATTGTTTGGTATTAGGTAGTTGCGATTCTGTTGAAAATGCGGTTATTGATACTGCGAAAACAGAGAATGAATTATTAATCAAGTGGACTGAAATAATACAACAAGAGAATCCTGATATTATTATTGGGTATAACATATTTGGGTTTGATTATGAGTTTATGTTCAGACGAGCTCAGGAAAATCATTGCGAACGTGATTTCTTGATGCTTTCTAGAAATAAAGGTGAGTTATCTGCCACTGAAAATAAACAAGGTGATATTGCCATAGAAAACACGAAAGTTCAATTGGCTAGTGGTGAATATGATTTAAGATATTTTAAAACAAGTGGTCGATTGCAAATAGATATGTATACTTATTTTCGTAGAGATTTCAATCTGTCGTCTTATAAATTAGATGATGTAGCTGGGCAATATATTAGTGATGATGTTAAAAAAATAGTTTATGCAGATCATCCAGATTATGGAGATACAACTGAATTGTATAGTGGAAATTTAACCGGATTGAATATTAACGATTATATTCACATTGAGATTATAGGTTTCACTTCAGATTATTATAAAGATGGTAAGAAATTTCGTGTAGTTGATATTATCCGTAATAAACAAATTACAGAAATTGTTAAAGGTAAAGAGCAAACGAACAGTTATAATGTAATTATTATCCAAGGTAAGCATGTTGAATTAGACGAATATACCACAAAATCCATAAAATGGGGAATCGCAAAAGATGATGTAACCCCTCAAGATATTTTTAGATTATCAAAAGGCACATCTGCAGATAGAGCGATTGTTGCAAAATACTGTATTCAAGATTGTAATCTAGTTCATCATTTGATGAATAAGATTGATGTAATTACTGGATATGTAGAGATGTCTCGTATTTGCAGTGTTCCTATTAGTTTCTTAGTATTTCGCGGTCAAGGTATTAAACTTACTAGTTATGTAGCTAAAAAATGTCGTGAAAAAAATACACTCATGCCTGATTTGGATAAATCTTATGAAAATGACGGATACGAGGGCGCGATTGTACTTCCTCCAAAATGCTCTATGTATATGGACAATCCAGTAGCTTGTGTAGATTATGCATCATTGTATCCATCTTCTATGATTAGTCAAAACTATTCACACGATAGTAAAGTATGGACCAAAGAATATGATTTACATGGTAAATTAATCAAAGAGACTGGTGAAAAAGACGCATCCGGTAATTATATTTATGATAATTATCCGGGATATGAATATATAGACATCGAATTTGATACGTTTAAGTACATCAGAAAAACACCTACATCAAGAGCTGAAAAAGTAAAATCAGGTAAAATGATTTGTAGATGGGCACAACTTCCCGAGAATCAAAAATCGATTATGCCATCTATATTAGAAGAGCTTTTGAAAGCGCGTTCTGATACAAGAAAACTAATAAAAACCGAAAAAGATCCATTTATGCAAAATATATTAGATAAAAGACAACTTGGGTATAAAGTAACCGCAAATTCGTTGTATGGTCAGTGCGGTGCAAAAACTTCGACATTTTATGAAAAAGATGTAGCAGCGTCGACTACCGCAACAGGTCGTATGATGATTACATATGCAAAACGTATTATAGAAGAAGTATATGGAGATAGAGTTTATGAGACTGCTATTCATGGACCAGTAAAATGCAATGCTGAATATGTATATGGGGATAGTGTCGCTAATTATACTCCAGTATACATAAAACATAATGGAATTATTGATATTGTTACGATTGAAGATTTAGGAGAAAAATATGGAAGGGGTCTATGGGTTACATGCAGAGAAGAAGGTAAGCAAGAAAAAGAATATTGTGAATTAGAAGGAATTGAAACGTGGAGTGATAAAGGTTGGACAAAATTATATAGAATTATAAGGCACATTTTAGCACCACATAAAAAAATGATTAGAATTTCGACTGATCAAGGTTTAGTGGATGTTACAGATGACCATTCATTATTAGATATATTTGCTAACCCTACTACTCCAAACGATGTTTCTGTAGGAACTCCTCTTCTACATAATCCTTTAAAAGATATTTGTATTGATAATCCATATATGCGAAATGATTCTATTTATATTTATCACTGTCAAGATATTATTACTGCAGCAAAATATATCAATTATCTAAATAGTAAAAATCATTTTGAATATCATATTACAGCAGGACAAGATAATTCGGTTATCGTGACACTTGATTTGTTGAAAAAAAAAAGTGAAAATATCAAAAATATGCATGAAATACCATATGAAGGATTTGTGTATGATTTAACAACCAATAACCATCATTTTGCAGCAGGTGTTGGAAATCTAATAGTTCATAATACGGATTCAGTATTCTTCACATTTAACTTAGAAAATCCAGAGACTGGAGAAAAAATTCGCGGAAAACCAGCATTAGAAATGACGATAGAAATTGCTCAAGATGCCGCTCAATTATGTTCTGCATATTTAAAACCACCGATGGAATTAAGTTATGAAAAAACATTAATGCCATTCGTATTGTTATCAAAGAAGCGTTATGTTGGTATGTTGTATGAAACAGACGCAAACAAAGGTAAACTTAAATATATGGGGTTATCATTGAAACGACGAGATTCGTGTGATTATTTAAAAGATACTTATGGTGGCATTTTAAACATTCTGATGAAAGAAAACAATATACAAAAAGCAATTGAATACTTGGATCAATCTCTTGGTAATTTGATTAATGGAACAGTACCAATGGATAAGTTGGCGATTACGAAAGCACTTCGAAGTGATTATAAAAATCCGAATCAAATTGCACATAAAGTTCTCGCAGATCGAATTGGTAAAAGAGATCCAGGTAATAAACCAAAACCAGGTGATAGAATTAAATTCTTATATGTGAATTCTTCAACACCCAAAGCGCTTTTGGGTGAACGTATTGAAACCCCTGAATATATAACATCTCAAAAATTAAAAATCGATTATACTTATTATATTACGAATCAATTGATGAAACCATTACAGCAGTTATTTGGATTAGCTGTAGAACAAATATGGGAATATCAGCGAAAGTCAAATGCAATAAAAACATATAAAAAGGATATATCAAATATGGAAATTGAATATGGTAGAGATTATGAATTATTTATGAAAAAGAAAGAAAAATACTGTTCAACAAAAGTAAAAACATTATTATTCGATAAGTTCTTAACTAAAATAGCGAATGAAAAAAATAAAATTCAAACGATAACTATGTTTTACCGATAATTCGTATAATATACGGGAAATTCAAATGTGTATACCAGATTTCCAGAAGAATCTGAATCCATCATATTATTTAAGAATAATTGTTCATATAAATTTGTAAATATACCCGATATATCTTGAACATATCGAGTATTTCTATTTTCTGATGTAGGTGTGTTATTGTTATTATTATTATTATTAGCATTTGCTTCATTTGTATTGGATTCAATTGGTTCTGGCGTTGGTTCTGTGGTTGGTTCTGATGTTGGTTCTCGGTAATTACGTAAATCATATCGACAAACTGGACAATGAACATGACTGGCACTAAACCATCTCATAATACTATTTTTTTTAAATACATGTCCACATTGTTTTATTTGACAAACTTCTTCATCTTCGACAAAATCTTCTAATGAAATCGGACATACATTATAACTTAAATCAGTAGTATAATGAATATTCCGAGTAGCTGTTTGAATTTGCGACCTAGATAGAGATTCAGTTCGCGGTGGGGTTTGTCTTTCTGTTGTATTATAATCTATGCTATTGCTGAGAAGATATAATAAAGTAGATAATTCCGGATAAATATTTGTCGCATTTAAACGATTTGTATTTCTACTTGGTGTTGGAGTAGGAATCGAACTGGCGCGTGGTTGTAGATCTGGAAAACTACGCACCATATCTAATATTTCACGCATATTTTGATGATATTCCATCATTTGCTGATTATTTAATCGTACGTTTTCATTATAATTTGATATAATTTCTCGAATTATTTGCATTCTTCTTGCAGGTAGAGGTCTTTCGGCGGAACGGTCCATATTTCTAAAATAATTACTCAAATTGCTCAAATCATCAAAAGTATTCATTACTGAATAATATAGAGATATATATTTATATTTATTTATTACCTAAAAACTTATTAACATAATACATGCAAAAAATAAATTTAAATAAATATCATGATAAAGGTATTACTGGATTAGTTAATTTGGGCAATACATGTTTTTTAAATTCATGTTTACAAGCATTAAGTCATACATACGAATTAAATGAAATATTAAATACAAAAAATTATATTAAATATCTAAAATCCATAGAAGATTCAGAAATATTAAAAGAATGGGATGATTTACGTTGTTCCATGTGGGAACAGAATGGTGTAATTTCACCAAATAAGTTTGTCTATAATGTTCATAGAATTGCAAAAATCAAAGATAGAGAACTATTTACAGGATGGAGTCAAAATGATATGCCTGAGTTTTTGCTATTTATGATAGATTGTATGCATACAAGTATTTCGCGTTCAGTTAAAATTAAGATTTCGGGAAATAAACAAAATAATGTAGATGAGTTGGCAGTTCAATGTTATACGCTATTAAAAAATGTTTATGAAAAAGAATATTCGGAAGTAATGGATTTATTTTATGGTATTTACGTATCAGAAATCATATCGATGGATGGAAACACGAAACACTGTATTAAACCCGAGAATTTTTTTATATTGGATTTGTCTATTCCACTAAACAAACCAGACTGTTCTCTCTACGATTGTTTCGATTTATTTACAAAGCCGGAATATTTAACCGGAGAAAATGCATGGTTTAATGAAAAAACAAATAAAAAAGAAGATATACAAAAGCGCATTTCATTTTGGAATTTTCCAAAAATATTAGTAATTACATTGAAACGGTTCTCGGTAGATGGAAATCATAAAATGAACGATTTAATTGATTTTCCAATAGACAATTTAGATTTGTCGAGATACATAACTGGTTATAACGCATCATCATATAAATACGAATTGTATGCAGTATGTAATCATATAGGTAATGTTTATATGGGTCATTATACCGCATTTGTTAAAAATGCAAGGGGAAAATGGTTGCATTTTAATGATCAAAATATAGAAAATATTGAAACCCCATCTGAAGTTATTACCCCAATGGCATATTGTTTGTTTTATCGTAAAAAAAATAACTTTGTATAATATAATAGTTATTTGTATAATATGCCAGATGTTAGTGGAAATATTATAAAAGATGCCAGTGGAAATATTACGAAAGCTGCCAGTGGAAATATTACGAAAGACGCTAGTGGAAATATTGTACAAACCCCTAGTAAAGAATATAAACAAATAGATACGTCTAATATTTTCACAGAATCGAATTTAGATTTAATTACTTGGTTTTTAGCAATATATTTAGTTATTTATTTTGGATTTGGTATATTTACAACTCCAAATCAAACTATATTCAATAAAACAGTAGATATCGCATTGTTTGTAGGTATTATTACATTTTTAATATATTATTATTATCAATTATCTGCGTACGATCGTTCTCACATAACAATGACATTGTTAGATGAGTTTAAACATGAGTTAAAAGATCCAAAAACTACTTTGTATATGATAATTATCTTGGTAATATGTTATGTATTTATGTTTGTATTTCAAATTCCATATAATTTGCAACAAATGCCGAGATTATTACATTTGATTGTCGCAAAAAGTATTATTTATTTGGTAATGCTTCTATTTGTATTTTTTTTTACATATGTTTTAGGTATACCAATCGTTGATAATATTTATGATACTGTAGGAAAATGGTGGAATGATTTATCAAATACTAAACCAAAAGCTAATAATGAAACAAAAGAAAGTGATAACATAAAACAGAATACTTTGATAGAGAGAGATGAAGTATTCAATATTTCAAATAATTTGTATACTTACGACGATGCACAAAATGTATGTAGTGCTTTTGGTGCAAGATTAGCTACATATGATGAAATTGAAGATGCATATAATAAAGGTGCAGATTGGTGCAATTATGGATGGTCTGATAATCAAATGGCATTCTTTCCTACACAAAAAGAAACATGGAAAAAATTACAAAAAAATCCAAAGAATAAAAATAACTGCGGCAGACCAGGTGTGAATGGTGGGTATATGGCAAATCCAAATATTAAATTTGGTGTAAATTGTTTCGGTAAGAAACCAAAAGCTACACAAGGCGATTTGGATTTGATGAATGCTCGTAAAAATCAAATTACCCCAAAAACAGAAAGTGAAATCGAGACTGAAAGAAAGGTAAAATTTTGGAAAGAAAATGCCGACAAATTATTGAGTATTAACCCACATAATGAAAAAAAATGGTCTGAATATTAGAGCGGTCAACATTTCAAATGGGACAAATTCGCAGTTTGATATTTTTATAATTTTATAAATATCAAATGTAAAAATAATAATAAAAACAGTGTTATTATTAGTATTATAAATATAGAAAAAATGCAATTTAATATATTTTTACTATTATTAACTTTACCAATTATAAGTTCATTCACTATTTTATCAAAATCGATCTTGTATAATACCAAATTAATGATGAATACGGAAAACACACATGAATTAGACAGTGATACAAAATATAATTTGAATTGGTATGTAATTGGAGAAGCCAAAAAATTCGTTGAAAACAGACTATATAAAAAAACAATATGGAACAAAAATTATTTAATTTGGAAAAAATCGGGTGAATATTATGCGATGGATGATGCATGTAGTCATAGAGGTGTAGCATTATCAAAAGGGCGTATTATAAATGATAATGTAATGTGTCCTTATCATGGTTATCAATTTAATAACCAGGGTGTTCTCGCGGTTGTTCCCGGTTTGAACTTCACAAATACATCATGTCAAAATATAGATACTTATAAAGTATTAGAATCTGGTGGATGGCTTCATATGAATACTATTAGTAATGTTTTCTATAAACCCAACGAGTACCGAGTATTTGAAGAACCCGAATTAAATAATAACACGTTCTCAAATATTAAAATAAAACAGAATTTCCGCAATTATGGAAGAGTTGTAAGTGAAAATTCATTGGATGTAATGCATATCGGGTTTGTTCATACATTTGGAAACCGAATCCAACCTGCACCAATTACCGAAGTACCTCCTCATCCAATAGGTGATTACCCATTTCATTATAAAACGTCATATACATATAATTCGGGTAAAGATTCAATTGCTAACAAAATATTTAATATCAAAGAACTTAAAATAGAAAATGAATTTATATTGCCACATACAACAATCGCTCGTGTTATTTTTGGCGATTTTATTAGTACTGTTATTACATCTGCTTTACCAGTAAATGAAACCTTCACTGAGTTGTATGTTAAGACATATCGTAATTTTTGGAGAACAACCAATGATACGAATATAATTAATATGTTTTATAATTGGATTGGCGATTCTATTACAACAGAAATGATGAAAAATACAGTTAAGCAAGATATGGCTGTTATAGAAAGTATACCATTGGATAAGGTGAATGGTAAATTTAATATGAAATTTGACAAATTACAAAACACGTATGTAAGTTTTTATAAAAAATTCATCAATAAACGTTAAAATAATAATTTATAGAAAGTGTAAAAATTTAATTCTATTGTATTTATATAAAAAATTATATGAAACAAAAATTAACAAAAAATAAAATTGTAAATTTACCATTTGTCATCGTATTATTGATTATAATATACATTATTTTCAAAAAAAGAATTGATATTAATTTGATGTTTTTATTTTATGATATTTATGCTTTATTTGGATTATATTGGCATTTTGAACCAGAATATTGTTCAAACATGAAGTATGGGTTTACGCCCGCAATGCCATTGAATTATTACGCTGAATTTAATAAAGCAATATTTCCAAGAATACCTAGTGGCGATAATACGTTAAACATGGAAAACGTAAAAAATATTTGCGATAAAAATTTTAGATGGTTACAAAAGAATGGAAGTATATACAGTAAACCAAAAAAAATAGATGTTTTTCATGTAAATCAACCCGATTTCAAAGAAAAAATTATGCAGTATATAAAAAACGACTATCCATTTGTAATCCGAGGTGTAAATTTAAAATGTTTTGAAACTATGCAAATTGATAATATAATGAAAATAGCTGGTAATAATAAAGTATACATGAGTCCAGGCGCAGATGAAAATTGTCCAGATAATATTTTTACTGAATTAAAAAACATCTTTGAAAATAAATGTTATATAACAAATTCAACAAATTTATTTTACTATTATAAGGATTTATTGCCTGATTCTGATATGGATATAATTAAAAATATGATTGATGGGTACATGTCAAATAATAGCAAGCAGTTATTTTTAAGTGTAGTAAAAGGAAATGGAACTGCTTTACATGCAGCGTACACAAATAACTTTTATTTAATGATTCAGGGAGAGAAAAAATGGACATTTTTTAATCCAAATCAATTAGCATTATTGTATCCATCATTTCAGAAAAAAGGGATTTATATGGCATCTGAATCACGATTTTTAAATATGGATACATATGAATTATTGGATAAATTTCCATTATTAAAATACGCTGAACGTTATGAAGTAGAATTACAAGAAAGAGATATTTTGTATAATCCTATGTCTTGGTTTCATTCAGTTTATAATAAAACAGATGTTTCTGTAGCTTGTTCTACAAGGTGGTCAAAACCACTTTCAATTCCAGATAGACATATGTTAAGGTATGGACATATGATTAACCCTGAACTAAGAAATTATGTTAAAGATATATTTATAAATACAGGAGTATTAGGTATATCACAAATTGATGAGCATAAACATATGATTGGAGAAAATAATCCTGATGCAATACCATACTGGGATAAATATACAAATGATTCACATAAATTATGCGCGAATGAAGATTGTTCTGTTAATTGGCATAGATAAATGTATAAATATTGACTTATATAAACGAGTGAATATTTATTGTATTACACATATTTTACATTTTGTATTGTTTACGAATTGTCATTCGTTTGTTATTTGTTTTTTCGTTGTGTTTTTTCGTTTTGTTATGTTTTCTATATTGTGTTAATTCGAATATTTCATTAAATTTCTTATCTGTTATTGATTCAATCAATTCAGTAGGTTCACTGTATTTAATACTATTATTTTTGTAATTATTAACTACTAAGCCTAAAGGCACTGATAAATGCTTTATTTTAGATAAACCTTCCACCAGTTTATTTTTAGAACCACCCCCTTGAATATTATCTGAAAACTGAATCGAATATCCTCCACGAAATTCATTTACCTCTTTATCATATTCGTCTGATGTATTTTCTGAATCTCCACCTTCAATTGAGAACATAGATTTTTCTAAAAAAGATGGTTGGAATTCTAAAGGTAAAATATCAGCCATATTGTATTTGTCCAAATATATATAATACGGATACCTTTATTTCGAAAAGGTTCTACGAATATCTGGAGAACTTTTCACTTCGCGATTTTCTTTCAAATATTGAATAATATGTTTAACGTGTTCTTCATTTGGTATTATTTTATTTAACGAATTCTCAATATATGTATAGGTAAGGGGCGGATACTCTTTTTTATCATGATATTGCAATGTTCCATCACTTATTTGAATTTTTTTATTTTGTAAATTATTTTCTGTAATATAATTGCATATTTGAGAACCTAGGGTATGTTTCATTTCGCGCATTGTTTTCGTTTTTTCATTAACAATTTTTAATTGGGAATCCAAAATAGTCCATTTTTTTATATTTTCTATGAATTGTTCTTTTTCTTTGGATTGTATTGTTATTTCCATGTTGATTAAAAAATTATAGTATTTATATCTATTATTATTTATCTACAAAAATAAATTTCCTGAATTATCAGGAAATTTATATAAAATTAAAATTACACATTAACAAATAATTTATTTTCTAAAATTTTTTCTGGATTTTTTTGCACTTTTGTTTCCATAAACCTTATTTGATCTACGTTTTACAGCAGTGTTTGCGTATAAAAGTAAGGCAGGAACAGCAATATCAGTAAGCATACCTTTGCCGCCTTTCTTTGATTTGCGACCACCTTTAACTTCTGGCATTTTACCGCCAACTGCATCAGGAATATAACCGGTTGGATCATTTGTAGCAATGACATTTGAACCAGCTACTATGGCCTTTTGTGCGTCAGTTCCACCGAATACGTATTCGGCGAATTGAGCTGCTCCTGCACCTCCAGCTACGCGTACGTTTTTACGTGTTCTCTTACTTGAAGCGTTCCTTGGCATTATTTATATAATATGCATATATTTTATTTTGAATTATATTTTTGCTAAATCAATTATATTTATTGTTTTTATATAATAACTTCAATAATAAATAAAGATTTATTATAACAATAAAAAAGAAAAACATATGATAAATACAAATTAACAATAAATAAACGTATATTTCATTATAAATAAAGCTAAATAAAGGTTTAACTATATCTTTTATTTCACGCTTTGTATCTTCATTTTTAAAAAATTCAATGCATGTATCTTTAATACTTTTTGCCATTTACTTGTTAAACATATACTACAAACAAAATAGAAAATAATGAATAAATAATAACGAGATTTATTTTTTATACGCTAACAAGTGCATAATATTGCACATATCATGTTCGTCTTGGAAATTATATTTTGTTATTTTGCTGCGACACAACGAACAATTTATACAATGGTTTTTTTCGTTTTTTTCAATAATCTTATATGTACAATCATTACAGTATATATGGTTGCAGTTTGTTCGAATTGCTTTGTTATATGGTATATCGGTCAAGCATACCGGACATTCTGTATTATGCGGTAATTCAAAACCAAGCCCACATCCAATATTATGTTTATTTTTTGTAATCAGTTTTTTCTTTGGCGGAAGGAATGATTTCCAAAATTTTTCTTTTGCAATTTTGTTCGTTTCTTCATCGGTTAAATATAATTTTTGCTTTAACAAATCGATTTCTCGTAATTTTTTGTTAGCTTTTCTAATAACATTGTTCGTTGTTTTTTCATCAAATACTTCTTCTAGATAATCGTATATGTTAGTTTTGGTTGACATTTTTATTTAACAATACTAAGTACAAGACAAAAATAAATCAATTTTACATATTTTAGTAGGATTTTATTCGTAATAACAGTGTAAAAAATGTATACATAAAAAATAAATAAATGAACGGCATACACGAACCAAATGATAAATTTGAATTTAATAAATTATTGCTAACAAGTCCTACTGTAGTATCCGGTGGTAATCATTTTATTAAATATTCTATGAACGATATACCGTTGTATATTCAACCACCTAAATGCAAAGTTAAGCAAGGTATTATTAAAACAGGAAAACGAGCATATTGTGATCTGATGTTTACAAACGAAAACGAAAACTTTATACGCTGGTTAGAAAATTTAGAGAATTATAGTCAAAAACAAATTTATATTAATCGCGAAAAATGGTTTGAGACTGCATTAGATGAGCATGATATTGAGAACTCATTTACCAGTCCTCTGAAAATATACAAATCCGGCAAATATTACATTGTAAGAACAAACATACCAACAGCTTTAGGCAAAACCAATTTTAAAGTATATGATGAAAATGAGAATATCGTGGATATAGAGACAATTAAGGAGAATGAAAATGTAGCGACAATTTTAGAAATACAAGGTATTAAATGTTCTGCACGAAGCTTTCAAATAGAAATAGAAATGAAACAGTTGTTATTATTAAATCCAGTTGATTTGTTTGAAAAATGCATTTTAACAAAAAAACCAGAAATTGTTAAAGAATCTTTAGAAAAAACAGAAGATGAGAATTTGAACGCGAACAAAAATATAGAAAACGATGCAGTTGTAATTGAAACTGTAGAGAATGAAAGTGGTGAAGAAAATAATAATAATAATAATATATCTGAACCGGACAATGATGATTCCAACAATATTAGTTTTGAAAAATACGACGTGAATGATGAGCCTGGAGAAAAAGAAGAAATTTCAAAAAATCCGGAAAATATTAATTTAGAAAAAGCAGAATTAATTGAAGAAGTTGAATTAAATTTAGAAAAAATAGAACATGACGAACCATTATATTTAAAAAAAAGAAATGATGTTTATTATGAAATGTATAGAGAAGCATTAAGAAAAGCAAAATTAGCAAAAGAAATGGCGTTAGCAAATTATTTAGAAGCAAAACGTATACAAAATACATATATGCTAGATGAGTTAAATAATGATAGTGATTTTGAAGATGACAATCTAAATTTAGAATAAACCAATACAATATGTAATAGTAGCAATTATTTAGCAAAAATAAAATAAGAATAGAAATATTTTATCCACCGTTTATATAAACAGAATGTTCTTGAAAGATATTCAGCGTGGATTTTCAAAATTCTTCACACCTCAGCGTTTACTTATTCTTATTGTTTTCCTTATTTTAGGATTTGTTTTACAATCATACAGCTCATCAAAGGTATCAAGTATCTACGGTATGGAAGATGGCTATGCACCATTACCTAAAAGACCTGAACCAGTAATGCAAGCTCCTACTGTTTTACCATCCGAATCAAGTCCTGAAGTAGCTACATCTGAACCTAACGGTAGTGGATATGCTCTTCGTCCTGTAGCTAATCCAAGTGAATTATTACCAGTTGATACTAACAACAAGTGGGGAGAACTTAATTCATTAAATCAAGGCAACATTGCCATGCCTGATTTATTACAAGCTGGGTACCACATTGGTTTAGATACAATTGGACAAACTTTACGTAATGCCAATTTACAAGAACGTTCCGATCCTATTATTCCAAAAAGTGATATTGGACCATGGAACCAAAGTACAATTGAACCAGATTTTGGTCGCACACCTTTAGAAATCGGTTATGGACCAAGATAAACTTATTATCCAAATATCAAATATAAAATAGAAAATATCATCCTATTATAATAATTACACGAATTATTATAATGACTACAAAAACAATTACATATCCAAATGGTTTTCGCATTATTTATGAAAAATCATCTAATATTACTCCCATTTCATGTATGGAGATATTATGTGATATTGGTTCAGTTTATGAGAATAATGAAACTCGAGGAGTATCTCACTTTATCGAGCATATGTGTTTTAAAGGAACCAAAAATATTCCAATACCTAAAAATATTTTTATTGAATATGATAATATCGGTGCATATTTGAATGCGACTACCGATAAAAGATATACATATTATACTATAAAATGCAGTAATGAATATATTGAAAATAGTATTAATATAATGTCGGATATGTTATTAAATTCAACCTTCAATAAAACTGAATACAAAAAAGAGGAAAAGGTAGTAATTGAAGAAAATATTAAAGATGTTAATGACGCAGAAGAAATTTTATTTGAAAACTTAGATAAACTAATATATAATGGTAGTTCATATGCGTTTCAAGTAGATACAATTGCATATCATAAAGGTAATTTAGATTACAAAAAGGTCATAGAAATGTATAATTATTTTTATCAGCCCAATAAAATGATATTAAGCATTGTATCAAATGTGCCATTTAACCATATTAAACAAATGGTCGAAAATACTTTTTTTGTAAAAAAGAGTGTAAACCAAATACAGATACCAAATAAATACCCTATATATTCTTTGGTATTACCACAAAATGAAATACAATATAATATACAAAAAAAGAATGAAATTTCAACGGGTCATATCGCAATTGGATTTAGAACAAATTATTGTGATAAATATGCATTAGGGTTGTTAAAAGTAATATTAAGTGGTCCAATGAGTGCTAGATTATTCATGTTATTACGTGAAGAAAATGGATTAACATATAGTTCATATGCATCAGATGAATATTATGACTTGTTAGGAGAATTTCTATTTTATGCTGAAACGGATTCTACAAAAATAATGAAAAATGGTTCAAAAATGGGAGTATTACCATTGATTATTAAATTAATCAATGGATTGATTGAAAATGGAATTACAGACGATGAATTGAAATTAGCAAAAAAATATTTGAAAGGTGATATGGAACTTGATTTAGAAGATAATGAGAACTTAGCATTACATAATGGTGAGAAATTACTTGTATATCCAAATGAAAAACTAGTTCCATATTCAAAAATATACGATACATTTTATAAAAATATTACAAAAAAGGATATTGAAGCTGTAATTAAACGGTATTTTAACAAAAAAAATATGAGCGTTTGTATTGTTAGTGAAAACTTACCATCATTAGATAAAATCAAAGAACAATGCGAAAAAATTATTAGTTAAACCAACAAAGAATTAAATCCGCACCTGCGGATTCACATTATTCGTGGTAAATGACCGATAAATATTTTAATGCCGCCCAGAGGGACGAAATGAAATCTTCAAAGGTATAAAATAAAAATAACATGTTATTATATATGTCAAAAGCTGATATTTTAGGATATATATTAATTGCGTTCGTTGTTATCATATGTTTATATATATACTTTGATACTGATACTTTTCAATTAAAATGTATTGTATCAACAGTTGATGGTAATAAATATTGTGTTCGCGAGCGTGCAAATATGAAAGCTGCTGCCAACCTACTTGCTACAATTACTGAAAAGTGTAAAAAATTAGTATCATATGTTGGAGAAAAATATACTGACAAAGAAAACGTTCAACGTCTAGTTAAGGGATTTAATCCTAAAAAAGTGTCAGAAACCCTTCCAACAAGTGAATATACTGCATATAGTGAAAATAAAGGTGAAAAACTAGCATTCTGTTTAAATAAGAAAAAGGCTGATTCGAGTAATTTAATCGACGAACATACACTTACCTTTGTAGCAATCCATGAATTGTCTCATGTAATGACAAAATCAGTCGGGCATAAATCTGAATTCTGGCAAAATTTCAAGTTTTTATTAGAAAACGCAAAAGAAGCTGGAATACACGACCCTGAAGATTATAAAAAAGAACCAAAAGAATACTGTTCTATGAAAATTCATGATAGTCCATATTATGATTTGAAGTAGGCTTATATATAATAACGTATATATAATAACGTTTATCATTCGTTTATAATTTATAAATCATATATCATATATCATATATGATTTATATAATAATCACTACATCCATACTAAATAAAGTAGATATACAAAATCACGCTCACAGACAGAATCGGTATATTGAAAGTATACAGCAATTATTAAAATTAATTAACAATGATGTAAATATTAAACCAATTATAGTTGAAAACAATGGATTGCGGCAAACATATTTAGACAATTTAAATTGTGATATTTGTTATACAAATAATAATAAATTTAGTTTGGGCCATAAAGGAGGAAATGAATTATTAGATATAAAAGAAGTAATAAGTAGATACAATATTCAAGATGATGATGTAATTATAAAATTAACTGGACGTTATAAATTGTTAAATTTAGATTTTATAAATTTGGTTAAATCCAATTATAATAATTATGACGCGTTTGTAAAATTTTTCAATGTATGTACATTACAATATATGATTGACGATTGTGTATTAGGATTATTTGCGATTAAATGTAAATATATAAGAGAATTTAATTATAATTATATAAAAAGTCCTGAATGTGAATTTGCGGAGTATGTAAGAAAAAATATAAAAGATAACAATGTAATGGAAGTTGAAAATTTGAATTTAGAATGTTGTTTTGCTGGTGATTTTAGAATGTTGGTTGTATAAAAATTGTTTTGGATTTTTTATATAAATTTTTGCAAATTTTTTGAATGAATATGTAAATTAAATATTGGAATCATTTTATCGTCGATTAACATAAAAGGACGTTTTATGGATTCATTATTCGTTTCTTGTTCTATCCATTTTATATGATAATTGTTATATTTTATTACACACGTTTCGTTTACAAATCCGGTGCTGTCTCCATGAATATTTCTAGGATCTACGCCACCAATGTACTGGCCGATCGCCGCTGCATCAAATATATAATTAAATATTTCAAAATTTTTACAAACATAATGTTGTTCTTGTGAAAATTGAATATTCGGAACACATATTGGAAAGTGATTCATTAAATGCGGTAATTGGCGTTTAATAGATACAAAATTATCCATATCATTTTTATAAAAATCATATTTATCTAATATATTACCAAACACAATATGATTCGGTATATACAGAATACTAGCGATAGTTCGATTATATGCATCAAACGGTATATACATTTTTGTTTTTTCTAATTTATCCAATAAAATATTACAGTTGTAATAAACAGGAACATCATTTTCCAAATGTATTACATTTGTCATTTGTGTAGTTGCCATAAATGCGTATATATAAAAAAATCTAGACGAGGTTAATGACCAGAATCCATTTCTAAAATTTTTATCCATCTGCGTTTTTATTTCATATTGATATCTATCATGCAATGATTCACATGAAATTAATTTTATTTTATCTTTGTATTCATCGAAATTTTTAAAAAAATGTTCGTTTGTAATAATATATATCGATTCATGGTTTAATCGAATTAATTGACGTATATTTGTTAATATATAGTCTTGAAAATTCCCAGTGCAAACTAATATAATATTCATAGCTTTATCTATATTATATTACACCGACCGAAAAGAAAAATGAGACAAAATCGCATTAAAAAATAAAATCTCTTAATTCATTTCTTTCGGTATTTATAACTTTCGTGCACGCCAGTCGTCAAACGGCAGGAATACTACAAGTAGTTCTGCTTAATATAGCAGGTCTTTTTCGGTTGTATATCCACTCTTTCATTAGATACAAAATGTTTCTACTCCCATTATAATCTCGGTTTGTTAAATGTGAATGCGATGACTTACTACACTTTTCGCAAGTTAGTAATCCATGAACATTCACAATACCACATTTGTATGGTCGTGGGTTTTCCCGTTGTTTATAATAACAAGTTTCTCCTTCTAAACAAAAACTACATATTTTAGAAGTTCTAAACTCATCAACAATATATAATTTGAAATGTTTTGATAATAAGCGCTTCATTCCTTTTGTAGGAGTAGGCATACAATTTTTCATTTGTTGTGTTTGATTAAATGAACCATATCCTAATACAATTTTTTTACCAAATGTTCTTTTCATTTTATTTATCAAAATGCTTTCGCTTTTTTGTGTATAAGTATGACTTCTCCATTTGAGTTTCCTAAATAATTCTTGTCTATAATATTCTTGTAATTGATGATTTATTCTATTTCTTACTATCAAATAATCTATAAATTTATTATAATTACAACTCATAGAACAAGTATCATTCAATGGTTCTTCAATTTGTTTTATATTATTTTCTTCCATAGATTTCATAATAATTTGTCGTTTCTTTTTTGCGTATGTATCTATTCTTCGTTGTAATTTAGTATATTTCATCGTTTTCCCTTTTTCATCAATCATAAACATTAACGTATTCTTTCCAGGGTCTATTGCTACTTTATTATAATCTTTCAAATTGTTTAGTTCATTATTAGACAATTCTGTAATGTAATCAAATTCACAATTTTCATTTTTATTTTTCGTATCAGGTATATTTTCAACATTTTTCAAATCACTTCTAATAAATGTAATAGAACAACCAATACCATCAGTTGAAATCATATTGTGAAATACATATCTTTCAGGGTTCATCAATTTATTTATTTTATTCAAATCAAATAACGAACTCCATATAAGTTGTTTATTTTCATTTAGATTTGATAATAAATTACCTTGTGTAGTTTTTAATTCTTTTGTATTTACAAGCATGGTAATAAGAGTTTTTGTATCAATCGTCATATAATGAGGAATTAATGATTTTCGTAAAGGACAGAATTGAAATAATTTCTTTTCTTTTTCTTCAAGTTTCAAACACATAAAAATCATAGGATACAAGTAATTTTGTGGTGAGCATTCTAAATCATAATGAATATTTTTCTTAACTTTATTAGGAACTAAAAACGATTTATTTTCATTTTTCCATATTTTGTATTCGCCAACACTTTTATCTGTATTATAAATTAAATCATCAAATACTAATTTTGTATTATCATAAATATTTTTCTTTTCTTCTTTTGATAAAGTTTTCCAATTTTCTTTTTCAAAATTTATATTGATGAATTTTCTCAAATGATTTGTAAAATGTAGTTTGATATTATTTTCTAAACAAGTTAGAACCATAGTAGCACTATAACCAATTGTATTACCATAATTAGAATAGGAAGGTTTATTGTCTTTTAATGTTTGTTTATACTTTGTTTCATAAAAAATAGTTAATTCATCTTTTTCTATTTTCTTACCACAACTTTTAGCAGTTGATATGGTCTTGATTATATGTTCTATAAATTTGTTTGTAATTTTAGGTAATATTTGTTTATTATGATATTTGTCTAAAATATATAATCGTAAGAATTGATAAGTGCGAATAACTACATTATTCAAATTATAACAATAATTGTTGATAGTAATCATGGTTTCAGGTTTCAAACAAATAGATTTAAGTGAAGTTTTAATCACTTTTATAGGTTCGTCTGGTTTCTTTCGTTTTTTCATTCCTATATAATTACTAAATATTTTATTTTAAATATTTTCACGCATATATCTTTATTTTTCCTAAATAATAAAAAATTGAAATTATAATAAAAAAATATTATTATTATAATTAAATCAATTAAATATGGAAGATACAAATATCGGTAAAAAATGGTCGCAGGAAGAAGATGAACAACTATTACGATTATATAACGATGAGCGATTAGATATTATAGAAATTGCTAAACAACATCGTAGATTGCCACGAGCAATTGCTGTAAGATTAGTTAGTCAAGGGATAATTACAAATGAATTTGAAGCAAATGGATATTCAAATTATAAAAATAGCGAATATTATAAGGAAATTGTAGAGCAGAAAAAATTAGTAAAAAAAGAAAAATCAATTTCTCCTATTATCAAAGAAAAACAAGAAAATATTATGATTACTATAAACAAAAATGATTATTTACAATTGAAAGAAGAAATTACTGAAATAAAAAAAGATATAAAAATGCTTTCAACAAATATGGTTGAATTGATTAGTATGATAAAATCAGTTTATGAATTTGAAGATGTTTGAATATTATTTTCAATATTTTTCAATTTGTTTTTCCTATTCAAATAAGCAGTTCTTCTATATTCTTTTAATTTTTCGGGATTTTCTTCTTTTATTTTTTGTATATAATTTGTTCCTAATTCTTTCACCTTTTCTTTATTTTTTTGATAATATCGTTTATGATTTTCACCATTTGTATACTTTTTTAATCTTTCTTCTAAATCAATAACTTTATGTTTTAATTCTTGATTTTCTTTTTTTATAATATCAATTTCTTCCATTTGATTTGATATTATACTATATAAATAATTTTTAAATATTTTTGTGTATATTTATTATGAAGCATCATACAGAAGATTATAAAATAACTGCTGTGAAATACTATTTAGAAAATAATGAAGATATGCGTGATACGTGTGAAATATTCAAATGTAAGTTTCAGTCATTATCACGATGGATTGAACGATATAAAAATCATGGAAATATAATTAGAAAAACTCGTAAAAATCATAATATCAAAATAACACCTGAAATTGAAAAATTTGTTAAAGAATATGTAAGAAAATATCCAACAACTACATTATGGGAATTTTCTAAACTTATAAATGAAAAATATAATATTCATCTTACAGATAGAAGTGTTTATAATATTTTGAATAAACATAAAATTACACGAAAACGATTACGAAATAAGTATTATCCTGAAAAAAGAGAAGGACAAGAAAAAGAAGATTTAGAAAAGTTTTATAAAACATTAAACGCATATGATTATAAACGAACCATTTGTTTAGATGAAACCTCAATTTATTTGAATATGACGCTTACTTATGGGCGAAGTAAAAGTGGAACACGAGTAATTAAGAAAGTCAATAAATATCCATATAAAAGATACAATTTATTATCTGCTATTTGTGCGGATAAAGTAGTAGGGTGGATATTATATGAAAATATGAAAGGTGGTATAAAAACGAATAATATAATAGAATTTTATGATGAGTTTATAAAAGATAAATATAAAAATCATCTTATTATTATGGATAATGCTCTAATACATCGGTCTAAAATAATAAAAGAACATATTGAAGATACTAAAAATGAATTATTATATAGCGTCCCTTACCACCCCGAAACCAACGCAATTGAAGAGTTTTTTAATCAATTAAAACATTATATTAAAAAAGAAAGTCCAAATACATACAAAGATATTGATACTACAATAAAAGAAATAATAAAAAATAAAATTAAAAAGGAACATTTAACAAATTACTTGAAACATAGTTATAAAATATACAAATCATAACTATATTTTGTCTCATTTTTCTTTTCGGTCGGTGTAATTATATTATTATAGTTTTATATATTTTATATATTTTATCTAAAAATTGTTAGCGTATATAATAATGCCATGATACATAATTATATTTTGATTCTGTATAGTTTTTTGGATTATTTGAAACATTTGTCCATTCCAATTTTCGAATTTTTATTTTGTCGTTGTGGTATTTTAACATGTAATTAAAATATAATTCATATTCAGATGCACCCGAGTATAAATTATATTTTAATTCATATTTAGATGCATCTGGGTATATTAAACTGTCTATATTAACCTTTTCTAAAAATATTTGCCAAAAGTATTGATAATTTTCTGAATTATTATTTGTATTGTTATACTCTTCTACCATAGCAAATAACTGGTTAATATACTTTTTCTCAAAAATCATATGATGACATATCCCCGATTCTTGTATTTGTTTTTCCATAGATGGATACAATTTTAACATATGTTGAAAATATGGTATATGATATTCATTACCGGTATTATATAAACATTTATTATCTTCTACAAAAACCGTGGGTTTTAAAAAATATGTATCTGCGTCAATTACGAGATAACGCTCTAATATTCCGGGTATTACCAATCCAGCATATAGTTTTAGTAATTGTTGTAAATACCAACCATTTCTATTATATTTTGAATGATATTTTGCCACATCTTTTATTGTGAACGGAAATATGTTTTCATCTATAATAATAATATTTTTATCAATAATTTTAATAGTTGGATCGTAGCATATTAAATATATATTTCTATATCCGATAATATTTTTTGTCGTGAAATTTAATTGATCATTTATTTGATCTGAATCAGATGGCCCGACTGGTATTACGATATCATATAAATTGCTCATTATTTACACATAATATACTATTTTTATATCATTTTGTATATGATATGATAAAATAATAATAATTATAAAAACATAATGCATATTATATAGTATCATTATATACGAATGGATACTTCAAAAATAGTTAAGATCTGTATATTAGGATTAAATAATAAAATTACAAAAGTAATTATTTGCTCGAATAAAGTAGAATTAGATAAACTATTTAGTAATGTAGAATTAGAAAAAATAAATGACGACAATCCAGATATAATATTCTCTAGACAACAAATTCATATTGACGATTCTATACGTGTAATTAAAAACAAAATATTAAAAGAATTATCGAACATATCATACAAAGAATTGTATTTGTTCTCGCAAATTAAAAGGGAATTGCCTATTTTAAATATTTATAAATCGATTACAAAAAATGATGAAGAAATATTTACAAAACAAAAATTTAGCCAATTTGCAAAAAACATAAACATTGATGAAGGCGAAAGAGATATTGAGGCATATACATATGAAGATTTGATAGAACTAACCGGAGAACATATTGTATCTATACCATTCGGCCAAAAATTTGAAAAAGAGCATGATTATTTATTTGTATCAAATCCGTTTCAATTAGAATCGGATGATATAATTAACACAAGTTCTCTCTTTTCTTTTGAAAATTCATTGTTTTTTAATTTTGGTTCTCCAATAAATAATACTATCTATGTTTGCTTTGCAGAAGATGTGTTCGAATACGCCGACCAGAACAACATAGATACTTCGCTAGTATCACAAATGTATTTTCCATTTTTGTTCAAAGAAAATATAACAAATGTATCTACATTGCTTGAACAGAAACAATATTTATTAGAAGATACAGAAAAAAACATTACTGATGATACGTGGAAATTATACGAAACTGTTGATATGTTTTATGATATATATAATTCAAAAAAATCTGACTCAGAGTTCTCGTATTTTGATAATGGAATACAATCATTTAATATAACAATCAAAACTGAATTTGTCAATTTATTACCATTAGATGCTATATTTAAAAATATTCATGCTACGAAAGAAATACCATTTATAAAATACAATCCTGGGTTTAGAAGAGAGAACATGTATAGACTATATAGTGAAAAACTATCTAACACTGGTAAAAAAATTCCATATTTACCTTCTTCTGAAATATTAAAACTTTCAAAAGAAATAGGTAAATCGGGTAATATTTCATTGTTAATTAAAACCATATTTGAAGGTTCTCCAATTCAATTGTATATTCATTTTAAACGTGATGGTAATGTACAAGTACAATCATTTTTATTATCGCCAATAAGTACTACGTCATTAAACCAAATACTATTACAAGTATTAAATCCTATTATTGACAATATAAACGAATTTTTAAATAAAACTGGATACTCAATTCGTCGATTCGCTACATTACATGATAATTATATTATTATCAATAACATTCAATATACATCGAGCGTTTCAATAACAAAAAAGATGGATCTAGAAAAATATAAAAGTTGCATATCAAGTATTTTTGCTATAAAAGATACAAATATATCAGATGCGGACGGTGCAAAATTAATTTTCAAACGCGTAGAAAATTATGAGGAAATGGACCCAATTGAGGAATTTATTACAGTCGAAAAAAATAAATTAACTGAAATTGGAGATATAATACAAGCATTAGTAAACGAGTTTGATTTAACCCAACAAGATGCAGAAAAACGCGTTGTCGATTTTTTCAAAGGCCATACAATGTTTAATGATAAAATAATAGAAAATTTTGGATTTCCTGTATCAATCAAATTATTTCCTATAGAAAATAAACTGAAATTAGAAGTATCTAATATAAACGCAATTGAGTATATCGAAGTTTTATCTATTTATTTTGATAGTATATTGCGAATATATCAGGCACCAAATAGCACTGAAGTAAGTTTAAAATACATTGAATCCGTTTGCAAAAAGAAAATAAACTATGAAGATGTAGATAAAACAAATATTCAAAATATAGTCGCAATCGCGCCGGTTATTGGAGTTATTCCACAAGCAATTGAATTAGATAATAGTCTAGATAGCGATTTCTTTAAAGATGACTCTGTGGAAACCCCGGAAAAGCAAGAATTAGTTGAATCTATCGATGATGATTTTTTCGGAATGGATGTTGAAACTACATTACCAATCAACGATATTGCTAAAATTAAATCTACTTCTCAATCAGTTAATGGAGATAAGGACGACGACGATGACGAATTCTTCGGTATGGATGTTGACGAAGATGAAGAAATTGAAGGAGGCGAAGGAGGCGAAGGTCCAGATGATCTAGAAATTAATGTAGAAGGCAAAAAATTAAAAAATCCAAATCCATTTCAGAGTAGAATTGAAGAACGCGATCCAAAACTCATATTAAAAACAGAAGTTGGTAAATATAATCGATATTCGAAAGTATGTCCTCCTGCTGTATTGCGTCAACCGGTTATAATAAATAATATTGAAAAAGAGAACATTGATAAAAATCATAAGGGTTCATATACAACAGCTATCCAATATGGTTCTGATCCAACTAATCCATATTGGTATATCTGTCCTAGATATTGGTCATTAAAATCAAACGTAAGCTTAACTCAAGAAGAAGTTGACGAAATCTTAAAAACAAATCCAAACGCTATAATTCCAAATAAGGCATCAGTTGTTCCAAAAGGTGCTTTCATATATGAATTCAATGCACCAAAAGAACATTTGAACGAAAAGGGAGAATATATACCTCATTATCCGGGATTGCAAAAAGATTCTCATCCAGATGGATATTCAGTTCCATGCTGTTTTAAACGTCAACAAGAAAAACAAGATGAAAGAACAGTAAGAATAAGCAACTATGTAGTTGATGCTACGAAATATCCTGTTCAACAAAATAGATGGGGATTTTTACCAGTCGCTGCCCAATCTTTTTTTAAAATAGATAATCGAAACTATGTAGTTAAATCAAATCCATCTACAGTTAAACCAAACACGCCATGTTTATTGCGATATGGTGTTGAACAAAATATAAACCAATCATTTATGGGTTGCATTGCTGATATTTATGCATATGATAATGATGTACCAACTCCAACTATAATTCAAATGCGTAATATTATATACACCGCAATTACATTAGATATGTTTATCAAATACCAAAACGGTTCTCTGGTATCTATATTTAAACCAAAAAATTATAAACAAATAGATATTAATCTTGAAAAATACAGAGATTCTGATTTTGCACAAATTATTTTAGAAAATGAACCACAAAGTGAGTATGAGATTTCATTCTTAAAAGAAACAATCGCATCCTATGAAAATTTTTTAAATTTCTTAATAGATGAATCGTCTCATATAGATCATACGTATATATGGGATATATTATCTCAACCAAATTCAAAGTTATTAAAACGCGGTATTAATATTGTTATCTTGAATATATACGAACAAGATTCGATTGAATTACTATGTCCTACTAACTACTACAACGAAGATAAATATGATGATAAAAAAGGTACAATGATTATAGTAAAACAAGGCGATTTTTACGAACCTGTATATTTATTTGAGAACAAAGACGGAGAACAACATGCAATGAAATTATTTTATAAAAAATCAGTGAAAGAAAATAATATGATAAAACGAGTTATCGAAGTTGTAGAAGAATATACTCAAAAATATTGCAACCCAAAAGCAAGTTTGCCTCGATTGTATAAATTTAAACGAAATAAAACAGGAACAGAAATGGTAAAAATAATTGCGAAATACAAAGATAATATTACAATTGAAAAACAAATTATTAATTATAATTCAAAGTTAGTGGGGTTTATTGTAAGTATCGAAGAAGGTTCGGGTTCTATATTTTTACCATGTAATCCATCTTCTATTATGGAAGATATTGACATGGAATTTTTCGATTATTCCGATATGTGGAACGATTATCATAATACAATACAATTGTTATTAAAAGTGAATGAACTAACTGAAGGTAATATTCATTGTATTCCTAAACAAAAAGTCGTAGAATACGATAGTGTATCAGATAAATATATGGTTATAGGTATTATTAGCGATACGAATCAATTCATAAAAATAAATCCGTCTATTGAATTAAATAAAGTCATAGACGATGGTTTGGAATTAATTAATGGTTCAGATTATATTGAAGCAGATAAACGTATAACAATACGTGGACCCCATGACGAAGAACGTGTAAAAACGATGCGTAATGTAGATTTGGAAAGTCAATTTTACTCAGTTTTTCGAAGTACAATACGAACATTGTTATCTCAATATGAAAATAGAAAACACAAATTAGATATTATATCTATTTTAAATTCACAGGCATATTCATACAAAGAACAATTGGAAAAAATAGCTACAATCTTGAAAACCATTTCAAAAGATTCATTTGTGTTTCAAGACATAGAAAAAGAACGTATTCAACTATTAAAAGAAATAACAAACTGTTATATTAATTGTCGTGATAAACCATATTGTGTGTCAAATGCAGATGGTTCGTGTGTTATAAAAATTCCAAAATTAAATCTAGTTATAGGTTCAGATAATGAAAAAACATATTATATTCGTTTATCTGATGAATTAATACGGTTTGGACGTATTCGTTCTTTTATGTTAGAACCAAAATTCTATTTAAATTTAACAAATATGGAATATAAAATAATGGATAGCGAGATTTTATTATTGGATTCTTCTATGAAACCTGAATATTTTGCAGAATTGAAACCATTCAATATTGATAGTTATATCCAAAATATACCATATGATGTAGCTATACCGGATCCTAGTATATCACAAAAATATTCGAATAAGACTACTACCAATTAGGTTTTACGAATAATTATAGTTAAAAATTATAATTATTATTTACCCTAATAGGAAATAGGAAATAGAAATATACAAAATCATAAATAAATTTATTCCTTGATTTGCTTATATTGTTTCCAAGATATGGATTTCCCCTCGGTATATACAGGAGGCGGGGTTGGTTCGATTGTTTTTTCAATGTTCTTACCTCGCTTCATTGCAGAATCTACATATAATTCTTTTAAAATAGTTCCAACCATTACGGAACCTTCATGTTGATCTACTAACCCATCTTCTATTTTTTTGAGAACATCGAGTAATTTTCCCATAATATTCAAGTCCAATTCGTCTTTGTGTGCTTTATTAAAAATGTCAGTGTAATTATTAAATAAAAATCTACACTGAGATTGACATAAATTTAAGAAACGATCTGGTTCATTTTTCCTTACTCTTGCATGCTTTTTCTTCAGTTCTTGCATTTTCATAATATCATTACGAATCATAGAACTGTGCTTTAGTTTGCGAATATTATCAGTGTTATTCTCGCATTCTGTTTCATTAATCAACTTCTTCAAATTTAAACGGTCTTCGTTATTCATTCTATATATATTAAACGATATTTGAAGTTTATAATAAAAGAACTTTAAATGGTTTCGTATCTAAATATTATATTTTACACATTTACACCATATCTTTGTAAAATATAGTTTTTACACATTTTATACATTATACATATTTAATATCATGATGAGGTGAGTTATATACATTTATATCTAATTTTTTCAAATTATATTGTGTAATATAACTATCCCATAAATTGTGTAAATTTACGAAGTCATAGTCATCCATTATTAATATTGTTCCTTGTTTAGATAATCTATATGAATTTATAATATCACTATCCGCAACTTCGGTTGTATGTCCTCCATCTATATGTATTAAATCAAACGTATCATGAATATTTTGTAATGTTTTTGTACTATCGCCAATTATTATGTTTAATCTTTCACCAAATGTTTCTTTTAATTTTTCATAACAAGGCATAGTATATCTATGTTCTCCTAAATCAAAACAAGTTATACAAATATTTGGATTAGATAAAAGCATCAACAATGTTGAGAACCCAGAATTAAAACCAATTTCCATTACATTTTTTATATTTTTATTTAATACCATATTACTTATATTTTTCGATTTATTTAAAAATACATCTGTATAATTAGTTGTATGGTGTATCATAAATATATTTCCTTCCAATAATTCTCCACAATTATAAATAATTGGTAATAAATGTGCGTTAATATATTCTTTTGCTTTATTAATATTATTGTTTATAGTAATATCCTTTATACCATTCAAAAAATTACTCATAGAAACTATTTTATTTTGATAACTACCGGGTCCTCCTGCAAAATGATGTATGACCTTATCACTATGAATATTATCGTCGTAATTAACAACGAATGATTTTAAAATCTTATTATTGTATAAATTATATTTGAAAGCATTATATACTATATGTGGTTGATCATGGAATGCATGAGGTCTTTTAATAATATCTTCATTTATTTTATTAAATAAATATTTAATTTTTTCACAATTATTAAATAATAGTATTCCACTTGTAAATGCAGTTTTATCACTATAATTGTCAATTTCATTTCCAAATAGTGTTTTACCCCAATAATCAGAAATATGATTAATTTCAGCTTCTTCTAATGCATATAAAATATCTTCTTCGCAAACATTAAATACCTTGTTAATATCATCCTTTACTATAATATCAGTATCTAAATAGAGTATTTTATTGTAATTTGTTATAGAAGGTAAATTAAACAAATCCAATCTTGCTTTGCATGCTTTATCAATATTATCATATGTATCATTTATTTCAAATTTTATTTTTGTACCATTAAACAAATGACTTTTTTTTATTATATTCATAAACGAAGTTGATGTATAAACCAATACATCTGTATTTTCATTTAAATTTCCATAGATAAAAATACTTTCTAACAGAAGATAAAATATATTTATATATTTTTCTTCATTAAATATACAACAAAAAATACAATTCATATGTTTATATATAATATGACATTAGTGCTTTTAAATTGTATTTGTACCATTTTATAAATAAATAATAAAGGTTAAACTCACACTATTATATGTAAACAATAATTATTTATTATACCAATAGCACAATATGCATTGCTTTATAACACTATTATGTATTACTAAATTGCGCCATCGAAATGACCCGATAAAAAAATAAAACGTCTAATTTTTTAACTATATTATTATATATTACAATGAATCCTACAAATAAATTTTATTATTTAGAGCCTAAATTAAAAACAACATCTATTCTTTTAGTAATATTTATTATATTTTTTACATATTGGTTTATTATGTACTATCTTCATGTATATACAAATTGGGATAGTGTAAAATGTAAAAGTGGCGCATTTTATGTAGCACCTTTATTTGGTAAAGATAGCAAAAAAACATTAGATGAATGTATAAAATTAAGTCAAGAAGAAACAATTGATAAATCGTTGAAACCAGTGAATAGAAAAATAATTAACATAAATAATGAAATAGATGAATTAAACATGAAAGTAGCTACATCTAAAAATAATGCAGCTAACATTGGCAGCTCTATTAATTCACAACTATTTGCTGCTACATCAGGAGTTCAACAAAATATTTTATATGTTAAAAATGCTCTTAGTAAGATTCTCGGAGCAATTGTATTAAGCACAAATATGAATAATGGTGTAATAACTTCAACTCAGGCATTAAAAAATAGTTCTTTATCAAAAATGATAAACGCATTTAATGATGTTGTTTCACCATTGTCTACATCTAGAACAGAAAATATTGAATAACGCGCGAAACATAGTAAAAAACGTATCTATATATATATAAATATACATATGGATAATCAACAACCCATAACATATTCAAATCCTATATCATATTCAAACTTAAATTATACTAACATATATTTATCCTATATCATAGGTGCAATTGCATTAATTATTTTGTTTAAATTATATTCGAACATCATGGCTAAGGTTAATAAGCATGCGGATATGCCACCAGATTTTAGGTCTATTATTATGGGAAATAGTAAAGATACTTTAATGGATACAGTTTATAAAATGTTAAATTTAGTCCTATTTGAAAAACTTCGACCCATTAACTATGAATTAGATGAATATAGTAATGATGTAGATAATTTGCGTGATAAATCCGAAAATTATAAAGTAAAGTTAATCAAAACAAACGCGAATATGATTGTCGATTTGCAAAATACATATATAAATACAAAAACTACAATTGAGAACCTTAAAGATAGTATTAAAAAAACAAACGAAATGCATTTAGCAAATGTTGCATCCATGAATAAAATTTATCATTTATATTCAAATCGAATTAACACTTATGTTAATGGGTTAATAAAAACTATGGAAAATTTACAATATCAAATCAATATTGCATATATAACACCAACATTAACTGTTGTAATTGATCCGATTCATAAATTATATAACTCTATTTATGATACTATCATGAACAATTCTGGATTTATTAAAAAATATGTAAAACAATTTAATTTTAACAAAGTTAAGCCAATTCAAATAAAAGTAGATGCAGCAGGACCGTTAAATTCTAGTTTTGAAAAATCACAAGAAGTTTTGGATAAATTGGGATACTAGATAGTTAGTTTAGTATACGTTCATATATAACATTTTAGAAATATAACAAATATAGCAATATAGCACAAATCTATATTTTTATCTTACTATGTATATATAATAAAATGAAAATCACTACTCAATTGGTTATTTTAGCGGTTGTTCTTCTAATTGTAATTATGCTATCATTGTCATATTTTGCCGTAGAAGTTATGCCATATTCTCCTAGTGCTATTTTCTCTAAGCAATTTGTCTACGAAGGTATGGAAGATAATGAGAAAAAAGAATCAACTGAAACTGATAAACCAAAACCAAAGTCAGACGACGAAAAATTAGCAGCAGAACTTGCAAAATTGATGGAAGAATCAAAAAAGTCCGAAGCACCAAAGAAAGATGAAGAGCCTATGAAAGAAGAATCTAAAAAAGAAGCTAAAAAAGTGGAAGGATTCCAAGGATTACAGGCATCTCCTTATGTAAGTGAAAGAACAATTGATCCTTTCGGACAAACCCCCGGTAGTTTGGAGTGTGATGCTAGATCATCAGGTTTACACAACTCTAAAGGTGGTCTATGTTTAACAAAAGAACAACTTATTCTATTGAAAACAAGAGGCGGCAATTCAACAGGTGGAGATTTCCAAATTGGTAGTTCAATCTTAAATAAATAAATTTTATATATTACTTTTTTACTATAAAAATGTAAAAATGTAATACTATTATAATGAATTATCGTTTTGATTTAGTATTTTCATATTGGATACTATTGTGGTTTATATTATATGAACGCAATTTTACTACATACAACCCTAAATTTGCATTATTGATTGGATTATTAGAAAATACGGTTTATCTGTTATACATGATATTTTACAAGAATTCAATATCAAGTATATGGTTATTCGTTATTATAAATTTTTTCATAAAAATTATTCCATTATACATAGTAGCAAATACGGTTATTCATAAACGTGATATACTATTTACCCTTTGTTTAATGATTCTTTATATAATATGGCTTCTTGTTAACAATGTTAATGTATATCAATATATCAAAGATCCACTGAAAATATTTAGAGAAAATAAAACTGATGAAACCCCACTTATTAGTATTATCAAACATCAAATTGATTTGAATATTGAAAAAAATTGATTTTTTGAATAGAATATAATTAACACGTAGATACTAATTATACAAAAATGGTTAAATCAAACTTATCTATTAGACATGCAAAAAAATCAGTTAGAGTCCCTTTAACTAATTATGGTCGTTCGCGATGTGCTGACGCAGTCTGGTCTAAGGCAATACCAATAACTGGTAAAAATCCATCGTTGTATCGCCTTGATGTTATGAATAAAGTAATTAAGCGAACTAAGCTTAATGCAATTGGATGCAAATACTCATGGAATATAGATCATATCATTCCACGTTCACGAGGAGGCTCTGATGATATTACCAACTTACAGCCTCTAAATCGCGCTGATAATATTCGTTTTTCAAATAAATTAACTACAAAAAAACCTAACTATAGTCATCGTTCTCATCACGATGCTTTATTATCTAAACATAATATTGATTCTATACAAACTAAACCGATTTTATGTGTAGGCCAAACCGTTTATGCACGACAGTCGCCTATTGGTAAATTTTGGGCGTTTGCAAAAATTAATAGTATCAATATAGATACCGATACAGTAAATGTTCATTGGATCGATGCTGGATATAACCAAACTATTTTATATGATTCACTGCTATTTGATACAAATTATGTAATGTAAAATCAAAAAAAATCAAAAAAATCAAAAAAATCAAACATCAAACGTATTCATACAATGTACGCAATATTTAATATATTTACTTTTTTCAGGTGTTAAATCAATATAATCTTCAACGATTTCGTGAGAACAATATTTCAATAAAAAAATGTTTAGTTTATTAATTAAATCATTATATTCATTTGTTTGTCTAGATTCAGGTATAAGACTAAGGCATTTTTTTGCTGAATTCACAGCTATTAATAGGTCATTTATTAATTCATCATTATTCATAATATATTATTTGATATTAACATATTATGTAATTTATGGTTTATTTCACTTTACAAATAATACAATTTATACATTTATACATACATTGCCAACAAACTTTGATTTTGTGTTTCTTCATTTTTAATAAATACATCAGCATCCTTTTTACTTACTGTGAATGGAAATTCCACTTTTATATCCATATCTTTTGTAAAAATGTTTTTTTCGGATTTAACCAATCTGAATAAATTCAATTTGGTGTGAATAATTTCGAGACAACGTTTCAAATTACGAACTCCATCTTCACTCTTGGTCATTGATTGGTTTGTAATAATATACTCTAATGTCTCTGTTGGGATGATTACTTCTCCCTCTTTAAAACTTACTTGTTCACGAATCTTTGGTAAAAGGTAGTTATTGGCGATTGTAATCTTTTCTTTTGTATTATATCCCTTTGTTTGAATGCGATACATACGATCTTTTAAAATTGAGTTAACCTTGGATTCATCATTATAACTGAATATAAACAAACATTTACTTAAATCAAAATTAACATCTGAGAAATATTTATCGTGAAATTCAGAATTTTGGGTTGTATCCGTTAAATGTGTTAAAATGCCGATAATTTCTTGACCGCGCGGAGTATCACTAATTTTATCCAATTCGTCAAAGTATATTACAGGATTCATGCATTTGCTTTCAATTATGATTTGAACGATTTTACCCCAACTACTTCCTTCATATGTATATGAGTGTCCTTCTAAGAAACTACTATCACTTGCTCCACCCAATGCAATGAATGCAAATTCTCTACCTAAAATTTTACTAATACCCTCTTTAACTAATGTGGTTTTACCGGTTCCCATTGGACCTTTAATCGCAATTGCAGTTCCCATAGCCGAAGGGTTTGCTATCCATTGTCCGACCATTTGCATAATTTGCATTTTGGCGTCATTTAATCCAAATGCACAATTATCCAATGTACTCATTGCATTTTCCATAAATTCATGACAATGTTCTAAACCGTCAGATAATTTAACATCTAATGCTTTGTACTTTCCGAATGGAATGCGCATAAATGTATCTACCCAATTCTTGATTTTATAGTACTCAGAATCACTTGGATCCATTGATTTCAACATATTCAGCTTTTGCATTACAGTAGCCTTGTATTTTGTAGGAATTTGCGATTCCAATAATGCTACTCGATAAGGTTTATCAATTTGAATATGACTGTTAATTTCTTTCAAATCATTCATTATTTTTAATTGTTCCTTATTTGAAAGGTTTTTCTTGAAATAGTCAATTTCACTTGTAAATTTATTTTTTTGTGCATTTATTAACTTATGATATTCTTTTGTGTTTTTAGTACGTGTTTTCTTGATTAATTTTTGGATTGATTCTTTACATTTATCTAGTGATTTTAATAGCATTTTACTCTTTGGTTTCTTCTGTAATTTATCAGTTAAATACTTTTTCATATCAACTAGATCAGCATATTCGCTCTCAAATTTTGCACGAGTTTCATCATCTTCGCTATTTTCTGTTTTATTTTTATCTGACTTATCTTTTTTCGATTTTGACTTTTTGTTTTTATTGTTTTTATCATTATTTGAAACTTTGTTATCATTATTAACATCTTCTGGTGTTTCTAATTGAACATAAGTTTCTTTCATGAATGTTTTTTCATCATCGCTATCACACTCTTCGTTCTCGTCTTCCAATGCTGCCTCTTCGTTTTCTTCGTCTTCATCAAACTCTCCTCCTCCAAATCCAAATATGATATTAATATTTTTACCGTCTTCGTCGTCATCTTCTTCGTCGTCATCTTCACTGTCATCCTCTTCTTCGTCGTATTCTTCATCTTCGCTGTCATCCTCTTCTTCGTATCTCTTTTTATTTGCTTTTTTTGCTTTTTTACTCTTGCTTTTTTTATCCTTGGATTTATTGCTTGATTTAGTCTTCTTTTTACTTTTTGCTTCTTCGTCTCTCTTAACCTTATCCTTTATGTATTTGGATGGAAATAGTTTTGATGCTAATTTTCTAACTTGCTGTGGTGTAATTTCATCATCATCGTCGTCTTCGTCATCTTCGTCATCTTCATCGTCTTCGGTATCGTCTTCATCTTCATCATCTTCGTATTTTGATTTACGATTTGATTTTGATTTATGCTTTGAATTGCGTTTTGATTTACGAGGTGGATGGTATGACGAATCTGTTTCTTCTTCTTCGGTTTCACTTACAGTTTCATATTCAGACTCTTCTTCTTCGCTGTCAAGTTCATCAATAGTTTCGGATTCATTTGAACTATCATCAGAATCAGAATCTTTGTTTTTTCTTAACTTTGTTTTGTTTGAAACAGAGGCCTTGGTTGAAGTTTTGTTGTTGTTGAAACGTGCCATTTTTGAAAAATTAGACTTGGGTAGTAAAACGATGTTGTATATTCAAATATATAATTTTATTTATTATATTTCATTTATAAATTATTTTTAGAATCAATTTTTCTAAATTCTACAAATCAAAAATCAATTTACATTTATTATTATAATTTAGTACAATAAACTGCAATATGCGTTTTTAACATATGTTTTTCGATTTTCAAAAAAAATTGAAACAGATTAAAAGAGAATAATATAATATAAACAAATAATATATTATATTATAGTCATGTCCAAAACCAAAATGAGCGATAACAAGGTTCCATCCAAAATTATCGGTATTCAATTTAGTATATTATCGCCTGAAGAAATTCGTAAAAATTCAGTTGTCGAAGTTACCTCACGCGATACTTATATTAATAACAAACCGGTAATTGGTGGATTATTTGATCCACGTATGGGCGTATTGGAACCTGGTACAATTTGTCCTACCGATGGAAACACCTACATTGATACTCCTGGTTATTTTGGTCATATTGAATTAGCACGTCCTGTGTTCTTTATGCAACATATAAAAGAAATTATGAAAGTATCAAAATGTGTTTGTTTTAAATGCAGTCGTTTATTAATTAATAAAACAAAACATATGCATGCACTTGAAATGAAATCAGAAGATCGTTGGGATTATGTATCAAAATTAGCCGCAAAAGTTAAGCGTTGCGGTGAACAAACCGATGATGGATGTGGATGCAAACAACCTGATAAAATTAAATTGGAAGAAATGGCATCAATCTATGCTATTTGGGAAAACATTGAAACTGAAACTGGTGAAACCAAGAAAGTGAACATGCGACTTACTCCTGAAATCATATTAAAAAATTTCAAAAGAATCAGTGATGAAGATGTTAATTTTATGGGATTCAGTCCTGTATGGTCAAGACCAGATTGGTTTATATGTCAAGTTTTACCAGTTCCTCCACCCGCAGTTCGTCCTTCAGTTAAACATGATGCGCAGCAACGAAGTGAAGATGATTTAACCCATATTTACAGCAATATTATAAAAACAAATAAAGATTTACAAGAAAAAATCGATACAAATGCGTCTGCAAATGTAATTGATGGATTATCTCGTTTATTGCAATATTTTGTAGCTATGATTGTTAATAATAAAACCAAAGGTGCTGCTCCATTAGCACAGCGTTCAGGTAGACCATATCAATGTATTATGGGTCGTTTAAATAGTAAAAATGGTCGCATTCGAGGCAATCTAATGGGTAAGCGTGTTGATTTTAGTGCTCGTTCTGTAATTACAGGTGATCCTAATTTATCAATTCGACAACTCGGCGTTCCAATGAAAATTGCAAAGAATATTACAAAACCAATTGTTGTTAATGATCGAAATCGCGATTATTTAATGAAATTAGTCCAAAATGGTCCAGATGTATATCCCGGTGCCAAGATATTGGAAAAGAAAAATGGAGAAAGTGTCTCGTTGCGATATGTTGACCGCAATTCAATTCGTCTAGAAAATGGCGACATTGTTCATCGTCATATGTTAGATGGCGATGCGGTTCTTTTCAATCGTCAACCTAGTTTACATAGAATGTCTATGATGTGTCATATTGTTAAGATCATGAAACAAGGTGATACGTTTAGGATGAATGTTGGGGACACCCGTCCGTATAATGCGGATTTCGATAAACTCTCTGTCGAAAACAGGAGGCGTTAAAAGCGTGCTACCTCCTAGTGAATAAATAAATAAATTTAGAGGAAATAAAAACATTTAGAAAAAAATTAATTTATCCATATAATTTAAAATGGTAGAAGATACAAACCCAATAAATGTCGCTCAAAAATGTTGTTCGAAATGTAATGAATTTAAACCATTCGATAGAATAGTTAAAAACAGAAATATTTGCAAAGATTGTTGCAACTTAAGAAAGAAGGAAAAGTATAATTCAATTATAATAACAAGTAATACAAGTAAAATATGTAATACCTGTAATCAATCCAAACCACAAACTAGTTTTTTGAAAAATCGTAATATTTGTTTGAACTGTAATAACGAAAAGCGTCGAAATAGATATGACTTAAACGAAGAACATCGTTTAAAAACTATTAAAAGTGCTACACAATTCAAAAAACAAAAATCAGAACAACGTAGAAAACAAAAACTAGAAGAGATTGGTGATGGAAATAAAAAATGCAGTAGTTGTTCTATAATTAAAACATCTGACCGGTTTAGATATAATCGATTAAAATGTAAAGATTGCGAACGAGATGAACCGATTGAAAAATTCAAGCGAAATGTAAGAAATCGTATATATATAGCATTAAATCAAAAGAAACAAATGCATACGATTAAATACCTTGGATGCACTTCATCGGAGTATCTTAAATGGATCTTAACATACGACGAACGTTATAACTTAGATAACCGTAGAAAGGAATGGCATATAGACCATGTGATTCCTTTGTCAAAATTTAATTTAGAAAATAAAGAAGAACAACTTATTGCATTTAATTGGAGAAATACTATGCCTTTATCGATAACAGAAAATCTATCGAAAAATAAAAAAATAATACAATCACAAATCGAACAACATTTAAGATATTTAAAGGAATACCATTTAAAAAATAACTTAGAAATACCTCTAAAATTTATTGATTTATTTGCAAAACACCTTGATGCGGGAAACCCCTTAGAGCCTTCACTACCACTCACTACAGGAAACTTATGTGAGGAACTCGGTTAATAACCGAACCCAATGGTAATAATGTGAAGGATTGGGCAATCCGCAGTGCTACTGTCTAACTCCGCTATGGTAGGATATGACGGGCATTCAGAGACTGAACGGGTGTTGGTGAACTATGACGGATTAGCCATCCTGAGTTTGCTTAAGATACAGTCCGACCCATTGGGAAACCATTGGGATTCGTCGGGAGACGAGATGAATATGCATATGCCACAAAATGTGTTGGCCGAAACAGAACTAAGACACTTAGCTGCAATTCCATACCAAATTATAAGTCCTGCAGCAAATGCGCCTATTATTGGTATCTACCAAGATTCGTTATTAGGTTCTTATAGATTTACAAGAGCAAATGTTAATTTAACGCCAAGAGACGCAATGAACTTATTAATGATGTATTCAAATGTAAATACAAAAGCAATTCGTGATGCGGGTAAAAAGGTTTCGAGTTTTGAAGTTCTTTCACAAATTCTGCCACCAATTACACTTTCATACAAAACAAAATTATACGATGACAAAGAGGATTACGAAAAATCAAACAATGTATTGGAAATTCGCAATGGTAAATATGTTCGCGGACAAATTGAAAAATCGGTATTAGCTGCTACTACAAAAGGTGTCCTTCATAGAATATTCAATGATTATGGCCATATGGCTTGTTCTAATTATATTGATGACCTACAAAATGTTGTCACTGAGTACATGAAAACAAGTTCTTTTAGTGTAGGTATTAGTGATTTAATTGCAGATAAAATTACACAACAAAGTATTGTTCAAGCAATTACTGGACAAAAATTAGAAGTGCAATCTTTAATTGACAAAGTTCACTTAGGTATTTTTGAGAATAATACAGCAAATCCAAACTCAACTGAATTTGAAATTCAGGTGAATAAATTATTAAACAAAGCTATGGATGAATCTGGTAAAATTGCTCGTGGAAGTTTAAGTCGAGATAATCGATTCTTAATGATTGTTAATTCTGGATCAAAGGGTAATATGCTTAATATATCACAAATGATTTCTGGTCTTGGACAACAAAACGTTGATGGTAAGCGTATTCCATATGGATTCGATAACAGAACACTTCCTCATTTTAACAAGTACGACGATAGTCCAAACGCACGTGGATTTGTTGAAAATTCATACATTTCAGGATTAACTGCACCAGAGTTATTCTTTCATGCAATGGGTGGTCGTATTGGTCTTATTGATACTGCTGTTAAAACCTCACAAACTGGATATATTCAGCGTAGATTAATTAAAGGTCTAGAAGATTTAAAAGTCGAATATGATATGACAGTTCGCAATAACAAAGGTAAAATCGTTCAATTTGCATATGGTGATGATGGAATTGATACAACCCGGGTTGAGAATCAAGTTGTACCTATAGTTGGCATGAATCTAGAAGAAATTTATATGCATTATGATATTATTGGATTAAACGATTATGATAAAGATTTGTTAAGTATTTACAGCAAAGGTACTGTAGCTAGAATGAAGAAACAACGCGAAGAAACTCGTGCTATGTGTAAAAAAAACATAAATAAAATGATCGAATATAGAGACAAAATTGTTAAATCTGTTTTTAAAAACAAAGACGATAATACTGTTAAAATTCCAGTATCCTTCCCAAATAATATTGCAAACATTCAAGGCCAATTGAGTTTAAGTGCAAACTCGGTTGTAGATATAACACCATTGGAAGCATTCCAATTGATTGAAGAATATTATAGACGTCTTGAAACAATTGAGTATGTTAAACCAAATAAATTATTTGAAGTTCTGTATTATTACTATTTATCGCCAAAGGATTTATTGGTTAATAAACGTTTCCATAGAAAAGCATTGATTTTACTATTAGAAACCATTATTCTTAAGTATAAACAATCTATTGTTCATCCTGGAGAAATGGTTGGTGTAATTGCTGGCCAAAGTATTGGTGAACCTACCACACAAATGACATTGAATACATTTCACTTGGCTGGTGTAGCAAGTAAATCAAATGTTACTCGCGGTGTTCCGCGTATAGAAGAATTATTGCGTCTTACAAAGAACCCAAAAAGTCCATCTTTAACTATATATTTGAAATCAATTGATGAACATGATAAAGAGAAAGCTGTCAAGTATGCAAATATGATTGAATATACTAAATTGATTGATGTAGTTAAATCAATTCAAATTTGTTTTGACCCAAATGAACGCAGTACATTTATAGAAGATGATCGCGTTTTATTAGAACAATATTATGAATTTGAAGATATGTTAGAAGAATGTATTAATCAACAAACCGAAAGTGCTAATTCAAAATCAAAATGGATTATTCGTATGGAGATGGATGCTGAAGTTATGTTAGATAAAAATATAACAATGGATGACATTAATTTTGCAATTAAAAATAGTTCAAATGGAGATAATATTGGTTGTATATTTGCAGATTATAATCAAGACAAATTAATATTTAGAATTCGTGTACTAAATGAAGGTGGTAAAAAGAAACGCATTGCAAACACATTAGATCAATCTGATGAAATTTATATGCTTAAAAATTTCCAAGATGCATTATTAGAAAGTGTTGTTTTGCGCGGTGTTAATAAGATTGAGAAAGTTTTACCACGTAAATTACAAAATATGGTTGTTCCAGAAGAAGGTAAATTTGTAAGAAAAGATACTTGGATATTAGATACAACTGGAACAAATTTAATTGACGCACTTGGTCTAGATTATATTGATTTTGAAAGAACATATAGTAATGATATCCGTGAAATATACGAAGTTTTAGGTATCGAAGCCGCTAGACAAACATTATACAATGAAATTGTTGAAGTTATGGAAAGTAGTGATGCATATATTAATTACCATCATTTGAGTTTATTATGCGATAGAATGACTATGAACAAAAATATGGTTCCAATATTTAGATCAGGATTATTAAATGATGATATTGGACCAATTGCCAAAGCTACATTTGAGGTTCATACAGAAGTATTATTAAATGCTGCTAGACATGCCGATTTCGATCAAATGAGAGGTGTATCTGCAAGTGTAATGTGTGGACAGTATGGTAATTATGGTACTGGTTCATTTGGGTTAGTGTTAGATATGAGCGAAATGAATAAATTAGATGATAAACCAATACAAAAAACAAATACAATTGAAGAGATGTTCGGTGTCGCACAAGAAACTGTATCTGGAAATTGCTCCAAGAATAATATTGAAATTAAAAATAATATTTCCAATATAAAACAAGGTGATGCTACAGTATGCGATGATGATTACAATATGGGCTTCTAATATGCGAATATGCTAATACGCTAATACAAAAATAGTAAAATAAAATACAATAAAAATTATATAACATATTTTTTATTGTATACGCGCCGATTAATTCTCTATAGAATTACGATCAATTACCGTTTCTTTTGAAATTATTCGTATTACTTTTGGGTAATATGTATCACGGTCATATCCAGCTAATGTATTTTTTGACATAACAATACATTTGTCTGAAAATTCTGAATTAATGTCTTGATAATCCGGATTTGATTGTTTCCATTCATTTAATACACCGATACTTTTATAACTGATATCACGTATTGCTGTAGTTAATTTATCAGCCGAGTTTTCTTTCGACCATTTATCATCACATCTTACATAAACTGTTTCACGTTTTAAATCTGTACAATGTATTGGACGTTCGTAAATACTCAATTGTTTTAAATTATCTAAAATAATCTTTGAAATACCATTCACAAATCCCAATTGAGCATTGTTCTCCAAATCTTCATGTGAAACTTCTATATTTTCTATGAATTCAGGTAAATTAATTGCATCCTTGCATTGTTCATTTAAAAATACGTTAATATTGAATTTTTGGTTGTTATTTATTAAATTACCGTTTATATTGTTAGTCATTGTAGCGTTTGTTATCGACGTTGTTTTTGTAATTTCAACTAATTTGTTCATAATCTCATTTTGTTCTTTTGATTGGTCTATTAAAAAATTTCGCAAATCTTGGTTTTCAGTCAAAAGCTTATTAATTATTTCAATGTAATCTGTAGCTCCGGTAGCTGAATCTTTATGTATTTCGTTATTTTCATTGTTTTTAATAGTTAACGTAGTTTGTTCATTTTTCTGAGAACTACTATCAAAATGCATTGTATAGCATTTTTCTGTATGAGTACTATAGATTGAATATTCGGTAAACTTCTCAAAACAGTGGCTGCATTCATATGGTTTGGGTTTTTCATTATGTTCATTATGTTCGTTATATTTAACTAGATGACTTTTACTTGATATATGTTTATTATATGCCGATTTTTTATCAAAGGTTAGAGAACATAGATTACAACAAAACGTATTTTGTTTCTTTATTTGGCCACTATTAATAAGATGTTTTTTACTCTCACAGTGTCTGACTAAATCTATATTCTTATTAAATCTAAGATTACATGCATCACAATTGAATTGTTTATTTGGTTTTGTGCAGTTATGTACATTTAATAAATGTTTTTTTGTTAGCATATGCTTATCATAATTTTGTTTTCGTGTTGTTATAAAATTACATATTTCACAAGTGAAATCGTTGTATCTTTTTTCCGCGGAATTTTGGGATCCAGAATTGTCTAAATGGGAATCGTTTTCAACACCAAAAAAAGATACATTTTTTTCATTTTCATATTTTTCGTTATAAAAATCACTGCATTTATCGTTATATAATCGAGGATTGTCATTTTGTGTATCTTTTTTTCGCGGAATTTCGGGATCCATTTACAATAACCCCAGATATTTTGGGCGCCAAAATTCCGCGAAAAAAAGATACATTCAAAAAATAGTTATGGTAAGGATCGATATTTCATTATACATAACAACTGCATAATGCAGCGAAAATATAAAATTGCGAAATTTCCGTTTTTGAGAAAAATGGCCTTGGAAAAGTATTTTCATAAAATAAAAAATGGACATTTTTAAAAATGTCCAATTCCAAAAAAATTCTATTAATAATAGACCCCTACTTTTTAGAGAACCTAGAAATTATATTAAATTAAACCCAAATAAAAAGAACCTTACTATATATGGTATAATATGTCTGTTTTTGAATCCAATTTAAAAATCCTCGTGCAAAAGTACGCGAACAAATTTGCTGTTTTAAATGTAGCAATCGACCATTCTAACAATGAACTCTCCGAACTGTATAAGGAACACGTTAATAAACATAATTTTCAAATATTAAATGATGAATATCCAAATTCTGGGTTTGATGTATTTGTTCCTCAGGACATATTATTTAATGTTCCTTACCAGTCAACATTTGTTAATATGGGAATCAAAACCGCCATGTTGAATTATGATTCCATCTTAAAAAAAATGGTTCCAACTGGATTTAATGTTCACCCTCGATCAAGTATTTCTAAGACTCCATTAATGTTGGCAAATCACACCGGAATTATTGATATGGGATACAGAGGTTCAATTATAGCTGCGTTAAGATTACTTCCATTACAAGATTTTACAAAATATACTGTAGAAAAACATACTAGATTGGTACAAATATGTCATCCATCGCTTTATCCAATCTATGTTAATATTGTTAACGAAAACGAATTATCTTCTACTTCGAGAGGAGAAGGTGGTTTCGGTTCAACCGGAATATAAAATCTGGAATCATATAATATATATTGAGTATGTATAACCCTTTCAATATATATAAAATAAAACTATGTTCAAAAATAATATACAAGTATACAAAGGTAAATCATTTGTTAAATCGCCAAACATAAAAACCGCATCAACATCAAGATCATCATCATCATCAAAAGTAATTGTTTTTGATTTAGATGAAACGATTGGATCATTTAGTGATTTGGATATTTTATGGAGAGGTTTACTTGAGTATGCTACTATAAATAGTTATTTTGTTTTTAATAATACACAAGAAATTTTTAATGAATTATTAGATTTATATCCAGAATTTCTGCGTTATGGTATTTTAAACATTTTGGATTTTTTGTATTATAAAAAGATTAAAGGCGACTGTGATAAAGTTTGTATTTATACAAATAATCGATTACAAAAACAATGGACAAATATGATAATACAATATTTGGAAAATAAACAAAATGTCGATGGGTTATTTGATGATTATATATGTGCGTTTAAAATAAATAAACATATAATCGATCCGCGACGAACAACAAATAATAAAACATACAATGAATTAATACGATGTTTATTAGTTCCTCGAAAAACTGAAATTTGCTTTATCGATAATACATATTACGATAAAATGAAAAATGATAAAGTTTATTATATTCAACCAAAAGCATATTATCATAAAATGAAGACATATGAAATTATTAATCGACTTGTTAATTCAAATTTTGTAAATTTGTGCAATACAACTATAACGCGTACTATATTAAAAACGGAATGCAGTGATTTTTTATATGAATGGTTTATAAAAAATAAAAGTTTAAATACCACTGTAAAAAGCGATAATGAAGTAGAAATTGATTTAGCAGTATCAAAACAGATGATGTACCATATTCGCGAATTTTTCTATATGACTACAAAGAAAAATAAAACAGTGAAGAATATACATGATACAAAAAAATCATTTACTCGAAAGAACCGCATTTAAATCTGCAACGGTTTAATTTTCGTTCTCTAACATGTACTGATATGTTAATAATATTAATTGTTCATTTATAGTAAATTTTTGAAAAATAACACAATCGTCGAATTTTATCTGAATGAATTTATTTGCTGAATTTCTACACAGTACATGTGTACCATTGTCGAGAAAGGTTATATTCATGACAATGCCTCCATTTGTTAGTTTTTTGTCAGTACCATTTAATCGAATCCATCGTATATGCTTGCCTTTATGCAAATCAAATAAGTTTTCTACATACCGGTATGATACTAATTTATCACACAGTGTTCTTATATCATCTTTATTAATACCATCAATCGATTTAACTACATCCATATTTTCTTTAAGAAAGTCATCTACTGTTTTATTTTCAAGATAACCGGTTTTATCGTTATCCAGTGTTTTTAATAATACATTTATGTCCAAATCAGCTAACAAAGAATTATCAGATTGGACGTCTTCGAATATTTGATTTATATCCAAAGAATTCATGGTTGCAGCCCGCTTATAATAATAATATAAAAATATTTATATTATTGTTTTTTATTTATCTAGTTATTTTTATTGCTGTAATAAGTGGAACCGTAATATCCTGTGGTTGTATAATTGCTTCTGCAAAAGGAATAATCGTTTGAATTGCGTTAGTTGGAATTGGGTCAATATGTTGTGTTTGTTTCTTACAACAAGTATCATTACAAAATATTGCGTAAATGATACTTCCAAAAAATCGCGAAACAACTATTATAATGGCTAATAATAAAATGGCTGCTATTATTTCATGTACAGAACCTGTACTTATATTAAGAGACATGTCTTTTGCTATTTTGGAGGTATTTGTATGTATATAAATCAATTTTTTTGTTATATATGAGCTTTTTTTCTTACAATTTGAACAATATATTCAGTTATACCCAAGTTTGCTAATAAAAACATTGCACTTCCAAAAATAATCACACCATCGAATTCTTTCAATTCATGTTTTCGGAATGGGTTGAAACGTATTATTAAAAATATACAAATACCTAGTTGAATAAAATTACTGAATAATCTTGTATATTCTTTATTAATGTTAAATAACCCAAAGAATACTAAAAAATAAATTAAATACAATATTCCTATAGAAATTAAATAAATAGGCTTTTTAATAGCATCTAAAGATATGTTCATTTTTATATATATTTTGTAGATAATTATACGGTTATAATATGATAGACATTATAAATACAATCATAGGTAAAAAATACAATATAGAACAAGTATTGGGACAAGGTAAATTTGGTATTGTATATAAAGGTAGAAATATAAAATCCGATGAAGAAGTCGCAATCAAAACAGAAAAACGCGATATTGATTCCGTTTATAAAATATTAAAATATGAAACAACTATTTTAACCCATTTGGCATGCAATGGTTGTAAGAATATACCAAGTGTATATTGGTATGGTGTTTATTTAGAATACACATGTTTAATTATGAGTTATTATTCGTGTAATTTACAAGATTACGTAAATAACAAAAATATAGATCAGAGTAAATTGAATATGATTATGATAAAATGCATTGATATTTTGGAAAATATTCATAAACACTGGGTTCTCCATCGCGATATTAAACCGCAGAATTTTATGATTAATGATGGGGATCTATACATAATCGATTTTGGGTTATCCGCGATTTATATTAATGAAAATAGCGAACATGTGAAAAAAATCGATTCAGAACACATTATCGGAACACCTAAATATGTAAGTTATTTCACACATTGTGGCAATACGGTATCGAGACGAAATGATTTAATTTCGTTGGGATATATGTATTTATATTTGAATAATGGAGAACTTCCATGGGAAAATACGAATATGATAGAACATTCAGGACAAAATAGCGTACCTGAAACACATTTGACACATACAAAAAATATATTCAGACGAAAAGAAAAAAAATGGGAAAATATAAGTAAAATCGCAGTAGATTCTATTTATAATTATTTAAAGTATTGCTATGAATTAGAATATGATACCAAACCCAATTATTATATTTTAAAAGAGTTGTTTTTGTGTTAATTTTACACATCGGGTATTATATTAACTGAATTGTCTAATATGTTTGGTAATGACACTGAATTCGAGTTAATTAATATGCTTACATTGGTTAATGCCAATGAAATTAGCAATGATAATAGCAAAAAAATAATAGAAACTATTTTATTCATTGAAATTCCTAAAACGCTTTTTGTTGTTAAAGATTTGTCCATTTGTATGTATATAATAAGTATATAATGTTATAAGAAAAATGTTTTGTATAAATCAATATAAAAACATAGCATCATGTAATGTATATTAGTAATATGTCTAGTGAGCGTTTAATTGGTAGAGTTAAATGGTTTAATAATAAGTCAGGCTTTGGATTTATTACTGTATGTAATGGAGAACAAAAGGACAAGGATATTTTTGCTCACTATTCAGCTATTACTTCAGCTGAACAATCACAATATAAGTACTTAGTTCAGGGTGAATATGTAGAATTTGATTTAGTTAAATCTGATAACGGACAACACGAGTTTCATTCATCAAATATTACTGGTATCTTAGGTGGAATGTTAATGTGCGAGACTCAAAAAGTAAATGAGCAATTACATCCTACTAGAACCCAACCTAGATTTCGTGAAAACTATGTTCCTCGTACAGAAAGAACTGACAAACCATACCAATCTGAAGGATTTACTGAAGTAAGAAAACGTTCAAGAACCGCAGGTAAGGTATCAACTGCATCACTATAATCATACATAACTATTAACACAAACATAAAATAAATCATTTAGTGCTTTGGTAGCTCAGTCGGTAGAGCGCATGGCTGTTAACCATGAGGTCGTAGGTTCAAACCCTGCCTAGAGCGTGTAAAATATGAATTATCGTATTCATATTTTATTTTTATTTTTATTTTAATTTTATAAATACTCCCGAATAACATTCTTCGTCATATTCGTACCATAATCGTTTATGTAGTTTTTCAAAGTTCGCGTTGGGATAACGATTAACAAATTGCATTATATCGTTGTTTGCAGAAATTCTAAACCAAGCGTAATCCATACTACTCCACCAAAGTTCATTTTTTCTAGCAATTGAAGTTCCTATAATATCATCTTTGTTTGGTATAATTCGAATGGATGGCATATAATTGAAAGTTACGTGTTTAATTTTATATGCCGGTTTTTTTAATAATTCGATATTGTCTTCAAAATCAAACTGATATTCAACTTCACATAACATTTCATCCATTATTTCTTCAATTGACCGCTGATATTGCATTAAGTTTGATTTTATGTATAGTAATTCTATAATATAATTTATACTTTTTAATTTATCAATTTTTGTTAAGTCCTAAATATATAAAGTTATTTTTATGTATCGTATAACAAGGCGTAAAATCCATGAATAGTAATACACACAAATATATCGGAATATTTCATTTATTTGGAATGATAATAGAAAACGTATATGGATTTATTAGTTGGAAGAATATAGTTTTTGATAAGTTATATATAATTAGTTTTGTATCGATTCCATTGTCTTGGGTAATGTGTAAAGACGAATGTATTATTTCTTATATTATGAAGAAAATCGAAAACCCAAGTTATGTATTAGGCAGTGAGCCAGAAAATGTAAACGATATCAGTAATTTATTTGTAAATGAATACCAGTATATGATTTTTTATAATGTGAATACTTTACTAAGAATATGCTCAGTAATTATTGTGAATAATAGAACCACAAGTATCAACTATATGATTTTTATTCCAACTTGCGTATTATATTTATATTATAATTATGATATAACGTATAAACTGAATTGTCGAAAGAAATTGTATCCATATTTTCAAATAATATTATGTTTGTATTTATTTATTACATTTTATCAATCTGTCAAAGTTTAACTTAAAAACATGCGCAAAATTGATTTATAAAAACGTTAATTGGAATTACACATAATCAACTGAATTCAATACAAAATGAGATATACTTATTACCAAGTGTTTGTGGATATTGTAGTACTGATTACTGCATGGAGTTTTATCATATTTCTGGGGTTTATATACTGTGGTTTAATTTTCAATAGGTATACTACTGGGTATTACATCAAGTAAAAATACAATACATTACATTATGAAAAAAATAAAAATACAAAATACAAAAATAACCTAATGATTATATAGTATATAGTTTAGAGTACATGTTTTTTATTTCAAAACATGAATTTTTACGATTATTTCATAAACAAAAATCCGGAACATTTGCTGAGTTTTTAAAAAATGCAACAGTAAGAAGGGGTAAAACATTGGTTCCATTGGTTGATTATATGAAATCAAACAGTGTATCAACCAAAAATATCAAAGAGCTGTTTGATCATATAGTTAATCGCGCAGAATATTTGGAACGTTTTTATGACGTATCAATGAAATTACCAGATGAATTAACCATATCAAACGTACCAATGAAAAACAAAAATATGGATAATAATTCCCTGGTTGTTTACAAAAATGTAATTCGAAACATGTTTTATAAGGACATTTTGCGAAATACAAAATCAGGGTTTGAAAATACACCCTCTTTTTTAATTGTTTTAGAAGATTTGTTTATACGCGAAATTATTGACTATAAATTGCTTACACCGAGTGCATTGCATTATATGAATCTAGGTAGATTGGGTAGTGTTTTTTCTTCATTTTACTTTCGCGCATCGATTATGAACCCATATTTAGTATATTCATTAAATCAATCGGTATTGAAAGGTAAAAGTATTTTTACACCGACAATGGGATGGGGATCATACTGTTATGGGTTTTTAGAATGTCCAGATGTATATGAATATGTAGGCACAGATGTAATTCCTAACGTATGCAATAAAACGAAAAAATTTGCTGAACATTTTTATCCAAACAAACTAGTTGATATATACCAAGAACCATCTGAACAATTAGCTAAAAATCAAGTATTTAAAACTAAATATAAAAACCATTTTGACGTTGTATTTTTTAGTCCACCTTACTATCGATTGGAATTATATCCAGGAAAAGACCAAAGTACCACCCAGTACAAAACATACGAAGAATGGTTAGAAAAATATTGGGAAGCTACAATTAAACTGTGTTATTTTGTTTTGAAACCAGGAGGAAAAATGTGCTATATATTATCTGGATATGGTTCAGAAAACACTGGAAATGTGTATGATTTATTAAAAGATATGAATAAAGTATCCGCCAAATATTTTATATTGAAAAGTTCGCAGCCGATGTATAATAAAAATGTGAATTCAACTAGTCATCGTGAAACCAATGAAAAAATAATGACTTATGTGAAATAACTGGAAATTCGATTTATATATTATTTTTATTTATAATAATATATATAATAGCATTTATATAATATAATTTAGATGCCAATACATACAAAGAAGGCTGCTGTTCGAAATCGTGAAGTATCTATTAATAATCAAATTGCAAGTATATTTGTCAATAATAATGGTACAGTATCAATAAATCCAAATGCAGTACCAATATATGATGTAAAAACTGCAACTACGTCATTGGCTATTTCAGGTACTTATCAAATACCTTTAGTATCGTCTACTAGCGGCAATCAAGTATTTAATAAAAGTACAAATTTAGTGTATGATACAAGCACCAATAAATTAACTGTACCAAATTTAACTACAACTTATTTGCCTAAATGTTCTGCGGTTCCAGATGTATCGAACCAGTTAGTAAATAAGGCATATTTAGATCAATATCTTGGAGATTATAAACAAATATGGTTATATGACGATTTTATGACTGGATCTAGCAGCGGAAGTTTAGGTTGGGTGATTGTACAATCTGGATCATTTTCAGGTTTTAATGAAATTCCGTCAGAACGAGGACATTCTGGTATATTTCGATTACAAAGAGGGTTTGGCAACGCGTATATACACCTTAAACTAAATGATTTTGTCGGGTTTACTTCAAAAACGATAAAATGTGTACGTTTTATGGTTAAACCATTTGCTGCTAATACGAACAATATTGAGACTACATATATACAAATGTATCTAGGAAATTTGACTGCTAATAATCCTACTACGAATGACTATAGCAATTCTGCTTATTGGTGTTTTAAATCAGATAATAAATTTGATACCAATACCCAAATTAACTGGAGATGTTCCGTAAATGATAGGGATACTATTAAAAGTGAATCGCCTTATACAGGCACTCTGGCAAATAAATGGGTTTTATTTGAAATAGAACTGAATCAACAAAAACCAAGTTTTTATATTACAGTAATGGGAGAAACCGCACGAACTCTAGTTTATAGCGAACCTACACTAACAATTAATAGCAGTGTCTTTATAAAACCATATATAGTATCTAGTTCTATAACGAACAATTCTGGAGTGGGACCATCACTCGATATCGATTATATAGATATTTTATATAATAAGTTGTAATACTAAATATAAATATAAATATTATATAAACAGCAAATTATATAATATTTTTATTTGTAATAATATATATAATAACATTTAGATGTCTATATACCGAAAAAAATCTGCTGTTATAAATAGTCAAGTTCGTATTCGTAATGAACTTTCACAAGTATTTGTACCAACGAATAATAATCTAGGTGTATCCATCAATACTACTGCTATTGTTCCTGTTAATACTACAAATACAATAGAAACAACCAACATTATAGGTAATATGTCAAAACAATATTATATATCTCTAACAACACCATCTACAAATGGATATCAAAGTATAAATACAAGTATGAATCTATTATATGATATTAGTAATGATAACTTACTATTAAACAATTTATCTACAACTAACCCACCGACATGTTCTGATACTCCAACACAGTCGAATGATTTAATCAATAAATCGTATTTAGATAGTTTTGTAGGAGATTATACTCAATGCTGGATATACGAAGATTTTATAAGCAGTAACGCTGTCCAAACTACTAATTTTAGATGGAATTATAATGGTCCTCTCGGTACATTTATTACGTCTGATGCATCGGGTCATATAGGTATAGTAAGAATAACAGGAACATGTGAGTGTTTTTGTATGATGACTATGCTGGGTCATTCAAATCTAAAATCTATGCGGTTTTTGGTAAATCCATTTTCGAATAATACATATAATGGAACTGCGAAAATATTTATTGGATTAAAACAAGTAGGACCTACTGATATTCTTACATCTAACTCAATTGGGTTTTATAAAGATGCAGCTAATGGTTGGTGTTATATGATGAATAATGCTAAAATTACTACAAATGTAAATTATACGTTAAATAATACTCTTTCATCAAAATGGATATTATTTGAAATAGAAATTAACAATAATATACCTACTTTTTATATAACAATAGAAGGTGAAACCAATCGAATTTTAGCATGTGCGCCAGGTTATGCAATTACAACTATTTCAACTATAAATCCAGTCGTATATATTACAGCAGGTAATATAGATATAGACTATTTTGATGTAAAACTTATAGGACTTACTAGAAAATAGTTCAGTACGCGGTTATATAGAATATTTTAATATAATTATATTCTATATAAATGCCAAATTTAACAAGTAAAAAAACAAAAACTATCAATTCGAGTTCTTCAATAAAAAATCAAATATCAACAATATTACAACCAGTTAATGGAACTATATCAGTTTCGCAAACAAATAATAACTCAACCAATTCTATATTAACACAAAATGCAATCTCGTCAAGCTATTATATTCCATTGTTAGAAAAAATAACTGGCGAACAAAGTATAAATGCAAGAGTACCTTTGTCATTTAATACTACAACAAATACTTTATCTGTACCAAATTTAACTATATCGAATTTACCAACTTGTAATGTAGATGCAAGTAATTCAAGTGATTTAGTAAACAAATCATATGCGGGTAAATATGTGGGGGTTAATTTATCTGGACAGGATAGATTTTATTGTGAGGATTGGATAGTATTTCTTTCAAATGGGGGTATTGTTAACGGCGCTACGGGACTATTAACTTCTAAATTTGGGTGGCAAATAAGTAATAATGTGAATTTCACTCGTTTTGATACTGTAGGCTCTGCGAATTTAAATCGTATAGGAATATTACAAATTTATCCGCAATTTACTCCGCCAGGCAATGTGTCGCCCGGAGCGCGAATGTTATCATTAACTACACCCTATTTGTCCACTTCTGTTAAATCAATACGATTTATTGTTAAAAATGAGTATACCACTACAGGCTGCGAGATTCACCTTGGATTTGGTGATCGAACTGTGAATGGATTTAATAATTTTAGCATACGACTTGGAAATAATACTAATAGTTTATATTTCGGCACATCGCGCGCACCGAACGCATCAATTGATATTACTGGTATTCCTAACAATTGGATTCTTTATGAATTTAAATTGCAAAATAATTATCTGAGTTTTTATATTAAAAATTTAACAACAGATGTAGTTATAAAAGATTTCGATAATAGATATCAAATAGGATCATTTAACGGTGTTATCTATTTGTATACCTCAAATCCGGGAGATAATATTACTAGAAATGTTTTTATTGATTATATTGATTGGGTACTATCTTCATAATTTATCAACCATATCCATATATTTAAACCCAGCACGATTCGTCATACTTACATATCGTTCAGGATCTGTTTTACGAATTTTTGATAACTCATTTATCTTAGGTACAATTTGATTATCCCATACTTCAGATGTATTCAATAAATCACGACTCTGGGTAATAATAATAAAAATATTTTCAGTAATTTCTTCTACTTCGTTGGTTTTATTTGGTTCTTGTGCTTTTTGTGATACAATTTCAAATAAATATAAAATTAAATTTAAAACAAGTTCATTATTAATTACATTAACCTTTGTAAGATTAAATATAAATGTAATCATTGCCTTGCGTAAATCGTTTGTTTTTGTATATTTACAATAACCATCATAATCAATATTTGGGTCAATTGCACAAATATTGTTTAACGATTCTTTGTAATTTTCGATCAAATTTTCTAACTTAGCATTAAATACTGAAAACTCCGATATTAATTCTTTGTATAACTCAGCATAGATTTCAGAATAAAATTTATTGGAACTAGCAATATCAAATATAATTTGTGCGATTTTATTTAAATCCTCGTCTTTTTCTTTACTTTCAATCATAGTCTGATGGATTAGCTGGATAATTACCGTTTTTTGAGTATCGACATTTTTATTGGATAGTTTATTCAATGCTGCTCGAATTTCACTAATTTGTTTTTCAGTGCCTTCTTTAACTTCGATTTTGGTAGCTTTAAATACAGTTCGAACATTTTTCCAATCTTCATTTTCAGGAATATCTTTTTGAAATTGTTTCATATTGCGTCGTTTTTCAATGAATCGCTCTCCGCCACGAATATCAGGTTTCAATACATTTTTTTTGATAGGTTCAGTTGGTTGAGGAAGCGTAGCGATATATTCTGTAGCATTATTGTCTAACTCTTTAATTATATCATAAATATCAGGTGATAGATCGAATTGAAAACCATTTGCAACAATTTTATTAAAAAAATCGATATTATAATATTTGGTTGACATAGTGATTAATATTATAACCTAATAATATTTATATTATTTATTAATATAAATATATCACCGTATTAGTTTATATCTAAAATGAATGAAATCATAGATAATACCTGCATAGAAAATACAACAGATACAAAAGATACAGATATTAAAGCAATCCCAGAAATAACAGATTGGGAATCGCTAAATTTAAAAGACGATTTATTGCGCGGAATTTATCGATATGGATTCGAAAAACCTACACCAATTCAGTCAACTTCTATTTTACCTATAATTGAAAAAAAAGATGTAATTGCACAAGCTCGTTCAGGAACAGGTAAAACCGGTTCTTTTACCATAGGATCATTACAACAAATCGACATTTCAAAAAAAACTACTCAAGTGTTAATACTAGCGCCTACTCACGAATTAGTAAAACAGATCAGTACTGTAGTATCCAATATAGGAAATGCAATGGAAGGATTGTTAGTAAAAACATTGGTGGGTGGAACATCAGTAATGGACGATTCATTAGAATTGAAAAATAACCCGCCACATGTAATTGTAGGTACTCCTGGTAGAGTGTATGATATGATACGTCGTAAAAATATTCGCACCAATACTATAAAGTTATTTGTATTAGATGAAGCCGATGAAATGTTATCAAAAGGCTTTAAAGAGCAAATATATGAAATATTTAAGAACTTCAATGAAGAAATCCAAGTCGCAATTTTTAGTGCTACTATGCCCGAAGACGTATTAACATTAACAAATAAATTCATGAGAGATCCCGTGAAGATTATATTAAAACCCGAAGAGTTAACACTTGAATGCATTCAACAATATTTTGTAGCATTGCCTAGCGATAATGATAAATTTGAAACATTGAAAGATTTGTTCTCGTTTTTAGAAATTTCACAATGTATAATTTATGTGAATACTATCAAACGGGTGAATGATTTGTATGAAGCAATGAAAAAAGAGGGTTTCCCAGTTTGTTATATTCATAGTTCTATGGATAAGGCAGAACGAGATCAAACTTTTCAACAGTTTAGGACAGGATCATCCCGCGTGTTAATTTCATCTGGTATAACTGCGAGAGGCATTGATGTACAACAAGTAAGTGTGGTCATCAATTTTGATATTACACGCGACGTGCATACCTATTTACATGCAATTGGTAGATCAGGACGATATGGCAGAAAAGGTTTAGCTATTAATTTTGTAACAAAACATGATTTGGATCAAATGCGTAAAATCGAACGTCATTATGGTATTTCAATCGAGGAATTACCAAAAGATGTACGAAATTTGATATAATAAAATGCAATATACTATATATTCGTTCATAATGAATATATTAAATATAAAAAAAATGTAAAATGTTCTCCATCAATATGAATAATATTTTACAAGCAAAGATTTTCACTCAAACACCAACTAATACGGAAAAAGATACGAGTAAAAAATCAATTTATTCTGAGTTTCAATTACCAATAACATATTTAGATGAAAAACATAAACACGCATTATCAGAAGTAGTAAGTTCTGATTTAGAATTGAATTCGAATTCTACGGATATAACCATGTACGAACACTTGTTGAAACCAAAACACAAATTTGCTACAGATATGATATCAAATTGGAATAAAGAATTTACTACAAACGTAGATTTTTTAAATGATTCGCAAAAGGTTCTCAAAAATATGCCAAATTATTTGGACAATATGCGTAAATCAAAGATGGATGAATTAAGTTATAAAGTGGATTGCGATAACATTATACAAATATGGAAAGATACAAAAGAAGATCCGAATTTCCTAGAAAAATACTCTTATATGGACTGGGATATGTTCAAACATTTGAATCATTCACCGACATTTTTACAATCATTAAGTATTATCAATATGACTTCACCGTTGCTAAGTTTTATTATTCCATTTATTTTTTTAATTTTTCCATTTGTTTTATTAAAAATACAGCGTATTCCGATTACATTTTCAGTTTATTTACAGGTTCTCAAAGACATTGCCAAACATCATTTTATAGGAAAAACCATTGCAAATATTCAATCATTGAGTTGGGATAAAATAATATATGTCGCATTCACTGCTGGATTGTACTTTTTGCAAATCTATCAAAATATAAATCAATGTATTCGTTTCTATACAAATATAAATAAGATCAATGCACACTTGTGTAATATTCGCGATTACTTAAAATATTCTATTGCGAGTATGGAGAACTTTGTATCTATAAATGAAAACATTCCACATTACAACGAATTTTGTAAGAAAACGCGAGAACATTCTACAAAATTGTCTTATTTGTACAAGGAATTGGAAAATATCAAATCATTCAAGCCTGGGTTCTCCAAAATAGTTGAGATAGGATATTTATTAAAATGTTTTTACCAATTGCATTCGAACGTGGACTATGAAAATAGTTTAAAATATTCTTTTGGATTTGAAGGATTTATTAATAATTTAACTGGTATTCACGAGAACATCTCATCTGGATTTATTTCATACGCTAGATTTGACACTTCCAGTAAAACTAAATTTAAACAACAATACTACCCTCCATATATAGGAAAAGATCATGTTAAAAACGACTGCGATTTATCAATGAATATGATTATTACCGGTCCAAATGCATCGGGTAAAACAACCGCATTGAAAACCACTACACTGAATATCGTGTTCTCACAACAGTTTGGATGTGGATTTTATAGTTCATGTGTTCTCAACCCATATACTCATATTCATTCTTATTTGAATATTCCAGATACGTCTGGGCGCGATAGTCTATTCCAAGCAGAATCAAGGCGTTGCAAAGAAATTATTGACATTATTGATGTGGAGAATGGAGAACATACACAAAGTAGACACTTCTGTATTTTTGATGAATTATATTCAGGTACAAATCCAACTGAAGCAACAAAGTCGGCATATGCATTTTTATTATATTTATCTAAAAGAGAGAATGTTGATTTTATCTTAACGACACATTACGTATCTATATGTAAAAAATTAAAACGATCCAGTAAAATCCAAAACTATAAAATGTTGATTGATTTAAGCGGTGGTACGAATAACGTTAAGTATACATATAAAATGAAAAAAGGTATATCCAAAATTCAAGGTGCTATTTTAATTTTAGAAGAAATGAATTATCCAAGAGAAATAATTGATGAAATTCGTTATTATGGAGGATGAAGTACATAAATAGAAATATATATTATATTTATGTATAGTAATATGGTTCATTCCAAGATAAACCCCAAAATTATTTACGAAGATACAAAACAAATCAATCCGGAGGATTATAAAATGCTGGCTACATCATATGATATTGTATTCAATAAATTGAATCCAAATAAAACAGTATCTGTAGCTTTTGGAAAAGAAAGAAACGATTTTATCCATTTGGGTGTTATTTATTTCCCAATGTATTTAGTTGTAGATAATACTACGAAAGAACAAATTGGAATATTTGAAATACCAATGGAAAAAATAAATTATATAAAAGATTCGGATGATGATATCGATCCTGAACAAATTAAGGACCCCTTACTGTATCAATTTGTATCAGATTCATATTTGAGTAGTTTTAGTGAAAGTAAAGATTTGAATTTAGGTATAATTGACTTGGATGACGTAGAAAATACAAAACCCACAGAACAGCCAAAGAAAGAACGTAAATCCGAGGATGAAGACGATGATATTTTTAAAGTTAAATTAAACGATAAAGAGATTGAACCAATCAAAAAAATGAATCCGAATTCTATTTTTATCATTGATACCAATCTGAATCAACCCCCTATTTTAAATGAAGAAAATGAAGATGATCTGAAGGATCAAGATGAAATTGAAAGTATAGATGAAAAAACTTTCCCGAATAAATGGATTCAACAATTTATGAAAAATAAGCATTATAAAATTCAGGATAATGAAGGTAGTGGCGATTGTCTATTTGCGGTTATACGCGATGCGTTTGAACAAATCGGACATAGAACAACTGTTCAAAAAATGCGCGATTTATTGGCAGAAGAAGCGACAGATGATATATTTCAAGAATATAGGTCCGTTTATTTGGCAATAGAAAACGAAATTGTAGAAAATACAAAAAGAATAGAGAACTATACTAAGGTATTGAAAGAACTCAAAAAACGTGTTGAAAAAACTATTGACAAGACAGAACATGAGACCATATTGAAAGAAGGTAAAGACATCAAAAATCAGATTAAAAAGTTAAAAGAAGAAAATAGGGAAAATACTCAATTTGTGAATTATCACTTTGGATTTATGCAAAATTTGGATTCATTGGATAAATTTAAAAATTATATTAAAACGTCGAGTTATTGGGCAGATACATGGGCGATTTCAACATTAGAACGATTGTTGAATATAAAACTTGTAATATTTTCCGAAGAGGCATACAAAGAAGATTCAAAAGATAACGTTCTCAATTGTGGAGAAATAAACAAACAAATACAGGACAAAGGAGCATTTACTCCAAATTACTATATATTAACTTCATATAGTGGTCAACATTATAGATTAATTACATATAAAAATAAGAAAATATTAACATATAGCGAAATCCCATACGGTGTTAAAATGCTGGTAATTAATAAATGTATGGAAGTGAATTCCGGAATCTATTATTTAATTCAAGATTTTAGAAATTTAAAAGAGAAAATGGGAATACCAATCGATAAAGGTTCTCCAATAACAACTGAACAAGATGATTATGAATCGCTTTCAAATATAGAATTATATGATCCGAATATAGTATTTATGTTTTATAATAAATCTCAAAATAAACCATTACCGGGCAATGGTTCTGGCGAAAAAATAACGAAGGATAAACTTATACTGTTTAAAGAATTAAATAAAGTGAAAGATTGGCGTAAGAAGTTAGACGATGAATGGAGCGCACCTTTCGTAGTTGACAACCATAGATGGCTTTCTATAGAACATTATTATCAAGGGTCTAAATTCAGAAAAGGGTTTCCTGATTTTTATTTAAATTTTGCATTAGATAGCGAAAGTGATATATCAAAAGATGTATCCTTGGCGAAGAAAGCTGGTAGTAAAAAACCAGATGATACTAGAGCAAAAAACATAACCCTAGACCCCGATTTTTATGGAGAACGTAGTTTGGAAGAACGTGAATTGGCAATGCGATCAAAATTTGAACAGAATTTAGATTTAAAAGAATTGTTAATGGCTACTTATCCAGCAAAATTATTAAACTTTAAGAGAGGTAAAGAACCAGAGGTACGTATGTCTTTGATGAAATTGCGAAAAGAGTTTATTGATAATCGAAATTGAATAGATTGAATCGATTGAATCGAAAAATAATATATATACAATGTAATAGGGTATACATATTATGAAAATAAAACAAGTATCGGAACAATTACAAACATTCGTAAAGAATAATTTTAAAAAATCACACGAGCCATCAGATATACCTTATCTATCAGATGATTCATGTGATTTTTTAAAATTAATATATAACCAAATGCATAATGCGGATTTAGCATTAGGTCCTAGATTCAATCCACGTGAAATTGCATATGAAACAAGTAATAACACAGAGTTGGTAAAGGCAATACCAATATTAATATATGATACATTTATTAAAAAATGCACAGTAAATAAATCATATGTTTTTTATACATCAAATAGAATGATTACTGTACACTTTGCGTTTCCGTCTAATAGTACAATCAGCGATACTTATTTGCGAAATTGCATGAAAAAAATGTTCATGTGGTTATTTATTGCTGAAAAATTTGCGACGTCAGTGTGTTCAAAAACAATGGATATTTTTATTTATATGACTGATTTTGAGAAGAAACTACCAATGGATAGTACAGCAATCGGAAGAGTTCATGTGAATACCGCGTTCACCACTCCATGTAAAGGCTCGACTGAAATACATATTTTTAGGCGCGAAGAATGGTTTAAAGTATTTATTCACGAGACATTTCATAATCTTGGATTGGATTTTTCAAGTATGAACGAGAACATATCAAACAATGAAATGTATAACATTTTTCCAATAAATTTGGATACAAGACTATATGAAACATATTGTGAGACGTGGGCGGAAATAATTAACCTGCAATTTATAACTTATTTTGGAACAAAAATGAAGAATGATTATTCGAAAATGATAGTGAAGTCAGAGAACATGTTAAGAATAGAGAGTCTTTTTTCTTTATTTCAATCAGCAAAGGTATTATATTATTATGGTATGAAATATAATGATTTATATGATTCAAATTCAATCTCAAAAGAAAAAAGGAGACAATATCGCGAAGATACGAATGTTCTTTGTTATTATATAATAAAATCGATATTGATTTATAATACAAATGACTTTATAGAATGGACGATACAAAATAATCGCAATTCATTGGATTTTCGTAAAACAAATTCGAATATAGAACATTATTGTAAATTGATTAAAAATTTATATAAGAATCCGTCGTATTTAAAAACTATGAAAGTTATGGAAGAATGGTTTTTTATTAACAGAAATTATAATAGTTTTGAATTTCAAAATTTACGTATGACGGTATATGAATTAGAAGATAAATAAAAATTGAAATTATATAATGCGCGTATGTATATCATATAATTTTACATAAAAATAATTAAACAATGGGGATTCACAATTTAAACCGGTTTTTATTAGATAAATGTACAACTGAGTCTATCAGTAAAAAACATATGAAAATTTTATCAGGCAAAACTATCGTAGTAGATACGAGTATTTATTTGTATAAGTTCACTGCTAGTAATTTGCTGATTGAAAATATGTATTTATTAATTACAATATTTAAATATTATAATATAACTCCTATATTTGTATTTGATGGTAAACCTCCGGATGAAAAAAAACAAATAATAAAAAAGAGATTAATTGACAAGATAATTGCTGAAAAAAAATACAATGAATTAAAAGATAAAATAAATACAATTGTAGATATGAAAGATAAAAAAGAATTGGAAGTTGAAATCGATTCGTTGAAGAAACAATTTATTCGAATAAAAGATTCGGACATCAAATCAGTGAAAGAATTAATGGATTATTGTAATGTTGTTTATTATGATGCGCCAGGAGAAGCAGATCAGTTGTGTGCGAAATTAGTAATAGATAAAAAAGCATGGGCATGCTTAAGCGATGATATGGACATGTTTGTTTATGGATGTACCCGAGTTATAAGACATATAAGTTTATTGAATCATACTGTTATATTTTATAACATAAATAGTATTCTCAGAGAATTAAAAATGTCAATGAACGATTTTCGTGAAATTATGGTTATATCTGGAACAGACTATAATATATACGATAATACAAATTTGGATGATACGATGAAACATTATAATGAATATAAAGAATCCAAAAAAGATACTGCAATCGGATTTTATGATTGGCTTCATAATAATACAAAGTACATCAAAAACTACGAGTCGTTAACCAACATTTATAATATATTTGATTTATCGAATATAGACATATCTGAATTTGGTAAAAATAGCATAACAATGAATAAAAATAATAGTAAATTGATCGAGTTTTTAAAACCATATGGATTTATATTTGTATAGAAGATTCGCGAACAAATCCCAAATATACAAATATGCCTATTATTTTTTTATCTTCGTAAGGTTTTACGTATGTGATACTCTGTATCGGATTTACACCATCCTCCACAAAAATTGTATTTATGCCAATATATATATGTTGAATATTGTTCTTCTGCACCATTGCCACAATTAACGCAATATTGATCGTTCTCATTTCGCTCTTCATATTTAATTAATAATTCATTCATTACTGCTCGCATTAATGGTCGATGTTCTACATTAAACTCATTTATCAAATCTTGTAATTGTTTCGGCAATAAAAGTAAATTCATTTGTTATATTATCTTTGTTTAAGATAACAAAATTGTAATGAATAATTATTCAATTTTTTTAATGTAAATGAAAAAAGAAAAAAGGTCTAAAAATTGGTTCAAAAATAAAATAGTATAATATAATATAAAACAAAATGAGTACTTCGAACGAAACCTTACCTGCCACTTTTGTAAATGAATTATCCGATGAAATAAATAAAGAATTTCCTGAACTTGATGAAAACACTAAAAATAAAATATTATTATTAATTGACAATTCTTTAGAAAAGTATGAAAAATTACAAAACGATAGCAGTAAAGTAAATAGTAATAGTAGTACATTAAATAATGTGAAGAATACTGCAAAACTTGGTGCGAAGTTTGCATATAATATCACGGCTAGAGAAGTTCTAAACGGCAGAATACCAATAGTAGATAGTATTCATAGATTAGTTTATAGGAAATTATGGAATCGACAGAATTCAAATGGTACAGAAGTATTCCCAAAGAGCGAAGGATATTATAGCTTAAAACTAAACCCAAAATCAAAAGTAGGTGGTAAAAAAAATAATAAAACGAAAAAAAATAAAATGAATTGAATTATATCCAAAAATTGATTTAATGTAGGTTATTTTTTATACATTATATAAAATTATATATAATATATATTATAATGGTTTCGAAAAGTAAATCAAATGAAACACGGGATGGTGTATTAAGAAATATCGCAATTTCATGGTGTTTGCATTCTATGAAAGAGGTATTGGGAATGGAAGAAATACGTAATATTATTATTCGTCATTTTATTCCAAATTTAAAATATATAGATAAAATTAGAACATTTGATGCATTTCAACAATACGACAAACCACCATTCGATGATAAAAAAAAGGAAATTATAGAATACTGTAAAAAGATAATAAAATGGAAAAATCTGGGTATATTTACTGCAACCAATATTCAAATCAATGCAGATGATCATGAAACCCATTACCAATGTTTCATTGTTGATAATAAAAATAAGAAGGTATATTCGATAGATCCTGCCATGGATGATACAACTGAAACTGGTTATGGAATATATGATCCAACTGTATCATATGAAGTTATAAAACCATTCTTTGAAAAAAAAGGTTATACATTTCAATATATTAGATTAACCAATCCTGCGCAAATAAATGAAGAAGATGTATTCTGTCAATCATGGTCCTTGTATATTCTTATAAATGTATTGCTTCAAAATAAATATACAATTGATATTCCAAAACAACAAATTGATAAATATGTAATTTTATTAGATTTTTATAAAGAAATTCTTGATCTACAAGATGTATCAGCAGAATTAGATCATGTATATAAATACAATATAAACGAAAATACTGATTTTATTGAGAAAAATGCAAAAAAAGAAATGAAAAAATATGGTTTAACTATTACCGATTTATTAAACATAGAACCAAGCAAATTAATAAAAAGTATGTCTGTGATCGAAATGTCCGATTAATCTTTTATTTGGGTTTGATATTCAAACAAATAAATTGATTTCATCAATATAGCCATCTCTTTCATTACATTTTTTATTTCGTGAATATCCCTTTTTAATTCTATAATTTCTTTCTTAATCTCAACTACCGTATAATCGCTATTTTTATCTGATTCATATTTTTTTACCAAATTAGTACTGCTAGTATCATTAATGATGATTATCGTATCGTTATTGGATTGTTCCATTTAACTTATATTCTGTTTTTATTATAGATAGCTATAATAAAAATATTTACAATTCAATTTTTAGATAAGATTCATCATATAACAGCCTTGATATACTTCTATTCCAGTATGGGTAAGGTTAATTGATACATCAATCCATACATCTCCACCCATTTTTTGCCATCTATGACAAAACAACCAATCTTCTGAATAATAATGATCATTCTCAACCCCACAATCAAATAATGCATATGCATATTCATTTTCTGGTGGATTTAAAAATGAAACATCATCAGTGTATTTAGTAGACGGAAACGCCTGCATCATTTTCTCAAGTACATTTCGTTGAATCATCATAAATCCAGTTGGTGCATGTTTAACTTTTGTTAAATTATTCTCAATTTCTAAATAATTATTAAGATAATTAACATTGTACTTTAATAAATTAAATTGAACTGTATGTTCATCATCAACAAAGTTCTTTAATTGAGAATTATTTTTTTTAGTAATCCATGATTGTATTACATTGGAATTATATGGATTTAATGGGTCTTTAATTAACTTTTGCCAATCGTAGTGTTTTAATGGATAGATTCCGGCTACTATTGGTTTATTCGCAATTAATAATTTTAATATTGAATGAGGATCCCACCCAATATCGTTATCAATAAACATTACGTGCGTAGTATCTTTCGAATATAATGCTTTTGCAATTAAATTGTTTCTTGCTCTTGATACTAAACTATCATTTTTACAAAATTGTACATTAACTTTAATGCCATACGTATTTCGCAGTAAATTAAGTGTATCTAATAATGATGTAGTATAATCTACATAACACAAACTACCAAAACAAGGCGTTAATATAACTAAGTTTGGATTGTATGTTTTAACGTAATCTCTTACAGACTCTTCAAATATTCTAATATTATTGTTCAATTCTGTTTGGACGTTTTCTGATTGAACGTTTTCTGGTTTAGATTCAAATAAAGGTTGTTCTTCAAATAACTGGTAGTTAACGGTTTCTGACATTTTATATAATTTATAATAGCACGATAGGTTTATATTAATTTTTATAAATTAATTTATATAAACTGTTTGTTTTTGTCTTTGATTTATATTAATTTTTATTTAGTTTTTTTGGTATTGTTGATTTAAACTGATGCAGCAACAACTGCCTTAATAAAGTGGTGCTTCATGTACTTTTGAAGGTTGAAGTAAGTAAGTTCATCAGTACTTTGTAAGTTAAGTAGCTTACTTAGACTGGCATCAGGGATGATGATGCGACCATTACTCTTATCTTGAAGACCCTTGGCGCGAATGTAAGCGTTGATTTCTTTACTGACTTCAGTTCTAGCCATTTCAGTGCCAGTAGCCTTGCCTAGAAACTTGGCAAGCTCATCACTGATACGAGTTGGCTTAATGAAACCGGATGGTTGACGGTTGCCTGAGGTCTTTCTCTTCTTGGCAGAAGCCTTTTGTGAGTTCTTTAATTCACGGGCAACAGCCTTCTCAAGAGTCTTGTAGTCGGCTTTCATTGAAGATAAAAAGCCAGCAGCTTGTTGAAGCTTAGCACCGAACTCAGCTAACTTAGCATATGCGGATGTTTCAGAAGACTCAGCAACAGGTTCAACTGCGACTTTAACGTTCTCGACGACTGGTTCAGGAGCAGCGGCGGCTTCCTTAACTTTCTTAACACGTTGCTTTGGGGCCTTCTCGGCGACAGGTTGTTCAACAGGAGTTGCAGTAGGAGCTGGGGCAGCAGATTGCTTATCGGTCTTGGATGTTCTTACCATCTTATATACAGTATTATAACCTTATTTTTTAAGTAGTTTAACGCATTTATATATTTATTCAATTTTTATTGCTGGATAAATCAAGTTATTCCTAAATATGTTATAGTATTTTTTATAAACGCGGTTTTAACTTTATTAAATTTACTAAAAATCTACAATTGATTCATATAACCATGGTAAAGTGGTTCTTGCTGGTATAGATACCAATGTTAATGCGGCTAAAACATGAAGAACACCTAATTTTCTATATTCAATGTCAGTTCCAGTATATATAATATTTTCCATTATTGTTAATGCATGCTTTTGGATTTCTTCTCGAGAGTAATTTCTTCCATTATTCATATAAATATGTCTTATTGCGTTAACACTAAACAATCCATCATTAAAAGGATTAAAATAAGGACAAATGTTATTGCGTACATTAATTGACATATTTGAGCTATAATTCCATATTTCGTATAAATCTAGTATTAATTTTAAATAGTGGTGTTTTTCTAAATTGCTAAACCATGTGCTTTGTGTATAATTTCCTAATAAATCGATTTCTATGAATAATTCGTTTATTCGAGTAGTAATATCTTTGGTTCTTATATTATGAATTTTTAATAACATATTCTGTCGATTACTTAATGATTGATTGTCATTTATAAAAGAATTATCTATGTTATTTCCTATACGTTCTGCAGTTGATTCTTTATAAATTGCCTTAGTAAGTTTGTCTAAATATTTAATAGTTTTGACTATAGAAAAGTCTACCTTATTTCGGTTGTATGGATTCACAATGGTTCCTTGTTTCCTTAACATTGTAATTAAAGAATTTAATTCAAAACCATAAATAAAACCACTTGCATCCATATAACTAAAAAAATTTGAATGGTGAATTTCGGATAAAGGTTCTAATGTATAAAAATCACTTTCGTTGATACACAACTTTCGGTTTCTTAAAGCTGGTCCTCGAATACGTAATAATTTATTGGATAAATATTTCCTAAACAATGATTGTATCTTTATTGCACTATTCAGTTCTATAAAATATTCTTCTATTCGAGTTATCAACTCCTGTTTTTTACCAGATACACGTAATTTATGTATTTTTGCAATTTTCTTTAATTTGTCTAATTTGTATTTTGTAATCGCAGTTTTATCTTTAAAATAATCATTATACGTTATCCGTTTTTCATCTATTTTGTTGGTATTATCGGTGTAAGTATTGTCATTATTATTATAATTGTTTAACATTTTTGAAAATACTTGCATTTTATATATAATACTATAATTTATAATGTATTTATATATATTTATAATGATCAAGATAACTGCATAACAATGTGTTTATTTAATATTTCATATATAATTGATTCCGATTTGTATTATAAGTGTATACTAGAATACAGTATCTGCATTTGTCTTGAGAAAAAATATTACAAAATTAGTTTTACACCATTTTCGGTGTTATTTTAAATAACTAATGTAAAAAATTGATTTAAAGATTTTACTATAATGTATACAATATTATAACAAGCGTATATTATACAATGTCATCTTTTGCTCAAACTAAACCAGTTGTTCTTTCAGTTGCAGAATGGAATCCATCAGCCAATAAGTATATGGTTCCAAAGATTAATGATAGAGGCGGAAAATCTATTAATTTGATTAGTAAACAAACAAACAGATCTCTTCATATTTCAACTCCACTTTTAATGACTTGGGGTATTTCAGATTACATTGATGAAAAGGGTGAGTCTGACGGCAAGTACAGTATTTCACTTACCTTCCCAAATTCTGAATATGAAAATGCAGCTACAAAGGAGTTTTTACAAAAGTTAAAGGAGTTTGAAAATCAAATTTTAGATGATGCAGTAAAGAACTCTGAATTATGGTGGGGGGAAGAAATGTCTAAGGAATTATGTAAACATACATTCTTCCCATTCTTAAAATATAGTAAAAATAAAGATACAAAAAAAATCGATACAACTAAGCCACCATCTATTCGTGCAAAAGTACCATATTACAGTGAGAAATGGGCAGTTGAGTTATATGATACTCAATCAAATCTAATCTTCCCATGTGATGACCCAACTAGAATTCCTCCAGATTTTGTACCAAAGATGAGTAATATCGCATGTGTATTACAATGCGGTGGTATCTGGATTGGTGGAAAAGGATGGGGTTTAACTTGGAAGATGGTCCAAGGTGTTGTTAAACCAAGAGAGGTTGTAAGTGTTTATGGTAAGTGTCATATTCAATTATCAAGTGAAGATATTAATGTATTAGAAAAACAAGTCATCCCTAAGACAGAAGACGAAGAAGTAGAAGAAGAAACACAGGAGCAACAAACTGTTGTAGAGGATAGTGATGAAGAAGAAGAGGCTGAACCGGTTGTTGAAAAGGCACCTGAACCAGTTGTAGCTGCAGCTGCACCAGTTAAGAAAGTTGTAAAAAAGGCAGTATCAACACCAGTAGTTGAAGCTCCTGTAGAGAAAGTAGAAGAAGCACCAAAGAAGAAGATTATTAAGAAAAAGGTATAAAATATCACAAACTAATAAAAAAATAAAAACTAAAAATCAATAAAAATATACTAACTTATGTTAGTTAGTATATTTTTTTATGGAGTATACAGATACTACATATGCAAAGTAATTTGTAGAATAATATCTGCTTTTTGTATTACATCAAAAATATTATCCAATTGTTTGGGTATACCCATTCTCCTCAATAATATTGTTTGGTGTTTTTTTAAACTCATATTTTCAACATATAATGCAAGTTTAATACCACCGATTTCTATATCTATTTTTTCTTTGTCCCATATATCAGAAACCTTATATGTTAAATCTACATATATATTGTTATCTTTATCGATGCTTATATTATCCGGTAATATTGGAATCGATTTAACATATAGATCTGATCCTGAAATGTCGTATATCAATTCTTGATGCCATAATGGTATTAAATATAAATTATTTTCAATATATAATTTGTATAACGAATGATTGAATAAATCTTCTAACATCGGATTCAAAATTATACATTCATCTTTTTCTGTTTTTTTCTTAACTATATCATTTATCTGGCTTAAAAATTGTTCAGAAATATAGAAAATTTCTCGATTTTTTAACAAGAGTTCGTATATTTTTAATAATAGTTTTTTATCTATTTTTTCTAAAAATACAACTGCTTTATTTTCACACATTTGTGTAATTTTTGTAATAATTGTATTAAAAATACGATATTGAAAATCATTTTGTAAGCCTCCTTCGGATAAGCCTTTTAAAAATTCAGCCAATAAATCTTTGTATGATTTAACGTCATTAAATGACTTATGGTCATTTTTTTCGTTTAATAGAAAATCATACGCTTCGTGTATTTTTTGAAATTTGGCAGAAGCATCTGGTGATTTATTTTTATCAGGATGATACAATAACGCCTTCATTCTATATTTTTTTTTAATTATATCATCTGTAATATTCGAAGTATTCTCGTCTATTTCTAATAATTCGCATGCATCTTTATGATTCATAATTATGTACCTTAGTTATAAAATAAAACATAATACTTTCTAAATGATAAATTGGTCTATAATTATTATTGTAATATTTTAAAAATGTGTATGTTTTTTCTAATAATTCAGATGTATTTTTTTCAGATAAATTGTTGTTTTGTATAAAGTGATACAGAATATACCATATACATTCTGCGACATCTAAATTGTAGATTAATATGTCATAAATACTATCACGAAACGACGTAAAACATAAATTTTTATGATTGGTAATCTCTTGTATCAAGTTATCGCATATAATATTAAAAACATCTTTCGGTAAATCCTGCCCGGGTTTTATTATATTAAATGATTTTAATTCTTTTCCATTTAAAATTCCGGTTGTATCAATTCTTTCTATTGTTTTTTTCATATTGTTTTTAAAAAATATACTGTTTGTATTTGATACATTTGTAATACGCGAAATGAATTTCTGATTTAATGGTTCATAATCATTCTCATTATTCGGTAGATTATCACATACGATTTGGGAATGTTTTGTATTCGTAGTTATAGATTCATATTGTTCTTTTGTTGGACGTTTAACATTCAGGACTTTACATGATTTTATTATATTGTTCGGTATAAAACTTACGTGTTCTGTAATAATTAAAAAGTGTATTTGTATCGGAGAATGTGTATGCGAGTATTGTTGTAAATAACTATAGAATATTTCTAATAACTCTGAATGTATCATATGAAAATTTTTACAAACAATAAATCCAATTTTTTCATGTTTCACTGAAATAATTTCTACTATTTGTAGAAAAATTTCATGCCATAATATTTTAGAATTGCAACCTAACATTGACATATCTATTTCATAATGGATATCACTAATATGATATGTATATGTTTGTTTTTCGGTCTGTATTGTAATTTTTTTATCATATTTTAAATCGGTTGAACTATATTTTTTTAAAAGATTTAGGGTCTGAGTATATTTACCAACACCGGATGGTCCATATATTATCATATTCCCCATTTGAGATATGGTTTTTGGCATGTTTTCGTTTACTGTAATTAATTCAGGATGTAAGTTATATGATTTGTGTGATTCCAGATATTCTTCATAATGTGATTCGTAAAATTTCATGATTATTATGTTATGTAATTTTTATACTGTATTACATAATATCAAGTTATATTTAGATTTATTTCTAACGCAAATAAATTAATCATCTGTGAATAGTTGTTCTGTTCTCAGTTGGAATAATTTACTTGAATGTGATAACATTACCCCAGAAATTATAAATATGATAACATACAATGCAAATATATAGAGTTGAAGATTTTTATTATCTATTGTTATATCTATATTACTATTGAACACATTTTCAAATACAGTGGATACTTTAATATTATTTAACCCGATTGTACCAAGTATAAATATAATAAGAAATACAAAATTAGATATAAATAATCCTTTATACTCATTTAATATTTTTCTAGGCTTACGTACAAATGGAATATCTCCAAACGTAATATTTTTTTTGGCTTTTTTTATATAAGATACGGTTAATACAATTAATAATAGTGATACAATTGAGAATGAGATAGGTAATACTGTGAATATCCATAACGGCAATGGGTTTCTACTTATATATGTTGCAAAATCAAAAAAATATTTGAATGTAGTACTACCGGTTAAACGAGAACTAAAATTTAGAAAATCAAATTTAACTAATCCATCTTTTTTATCCAAATTGTATAAATCACTTATTAATTTGAATCCTGCAAAAATAGTTAAAATCAATAAAAATATTATTATTAATCCTTCTGTTTTCTTATCGAATAAATAAACAAAAAATGTTATGTACAATACAATAAACACTATTTCTAAAATATATGGAACACCACAATCCATTTTATTTATATATTATGATATTATGTTATTTTTTCTAATTTTCTATTTTTTACTGATTGATCGCATCATTTGCATTTTACCGGGAGTAGAGTATGCAAAATTATTCATATCGGCAGCTGCATTATTAGTTGACGATGTTATATAATTATCAATATCATCTTCATCTTTATCTTCGGAATTCGATTCTTCATTTTGATCCATAGTTTCTTCTTCAATCGGTATCGGAAGATCACTCAATTCCCTCCAATCTGTATTTATATCAGGAAATCTACGTACATTCACTGAACGCCTAAATACATTGTCTTTAATCGGAGCATCAAATAATGGTATTGTATCATTATCATTATCATCATATCCAGGTGTATATGCATATTGACTACCTTGCGATACTTGACGTGCGCCACAAAACATTTGCGAATCACGACTTCCTAACGTTTTATATGCTACAATAATATCTTCGCATAGCATTGTCATAAAACTATCATTTAATAATTTATGTTCTCTCATATATTTTCTCATATTTTTGAAAAATTTGGATAATAATTTTATTATTGTTCTGGCTTCAGTAGTATATCGATCATTTTTATAATTTTTACATATTGATAATAATTCTAATGTTTTTTGGCGATATATGTATTTTGATAAATCCGTATAGTAAGTTTCATTTGTATTATAATCTTCTAAATCGGGTATCGTCTCAACTTCACATAATAATTGTTTTCCATGTATATTATTTGAACCACTAACACAAGCATTTATTTCGACCTCGGCATAATATGGTTCTTTTGTTCGAATATGATAAATCTTAGTAGCTTCGCTATCAATTACATCTTCTTTTAATGTATCTACCCAGGTATTGGTTTTCCAATCGTAAAACTCGCCATCTTCTATTGTCAATTCAACATCTTCAATTGCAGGACGAAGTATTCTTTGTAAAATTTCTCCGTATACTAATCCCGAGTTTTCACCATTGTCAATAAACCTATATTCTGATTTCTGGTTTGAAGCAAAATCTTGCAACATTTTATAATTATGTTCTGTTCCTATACCGATCATTACATTTGCATAATCATAGCAAATAAAATCCATTAATAGTGAATTAATTGAAATACCAGTAGTAGTATAACCGTCTGTTAAGAATATATGATGCGGTTTAATTAATGGGTTTTCCGTTATCTTTTGTGAGATTACATCTTTTGCGTTTTCTAATGCGGCGCCTATATTTGTACTTCCACCACAATTAATATTATTTACAGTATCAATCAATGCAATATAATTGTTTTTATCGACCTTAACATATTCAATGCATGTATCTACACGATCATCAAACATGTCAATTTGAATATATACATTCACATTATCTAATGTAGCAATATATTCGATTATATTTACTAATGTTTTCTTAACATGATGCATTTTTGTATTATTATCTTTACATACTTCGTCCATTGACCCTGATCTGTCAACCGAGAATTCTAAAAATATTGGTTTTTGTGATACTTCAGTCTCCTTCATTTCCAGTTTTAAAATACCAAAATAGTAGTTTTCGTCCGCGTTTTTATCATTTTGATTAATTTTAAATAGTTCATTAAATTCATTGTAATTGATTGCTGGATCTGTATGAATTTCGAGCTGACAGTTTTTAATGTTAGTATTTTCGTTAATTGAAGCCATTGTTCTGTTAGTTGTTAGTAAGTTTAGTTGTAAATTAGTTAGAATAGTTAATATTTCAATATATTTAATTTTACTATATAAAATAATCAATAAATTGATTTCAATTTTTTACAACTTAAATGTATTTACATAGTATATTTTATTGTATAAATGTTTTCAAATACACAATATTCAGGAAAACATCTCATCATTGATATTAAAAATATAAAAAATGAGAACATAATTAATAATATCGACAAATTAAAAACAGTTATGGATTATATTTGTGAAAAATATGATTTCAATATACTACAAAAAATTGAGCATCAATTTCAACCACAAGGTATTAGTATTATATATTTGTTATCAGAATCTCATATGACAATTCATACTTTTCCAGAAAAAAAATACATAGCATTTGATTTATATACTTGTAGGGAATACCCAAATAATGATGTATATAACGAAATACATAATTATATTGTTGAAGAATTTCAATGTAATTTGGAGAACCCGAAAATTGTGGATCGTGAGTTTTGATTACACTTCAATGTTATATTTTTCTTTTAACCAATCTATTATTATATGCGGATCACATTTTAAGAATCCCTCTTTAAATTTTTTTATATTTAAAAATTGAGGTTTAGCCATATTCGCGGTTTTGTAAAAGGCATATGCTCCAAATTTTCCATTTCGAATACTCAAATTATCATTGAGAACTCGTAGTATTTTTATATTCGGTGGTTTTCGTAAACTATTTCCATTTATAACGTCAATTGCTTCATCTAAGGTAATATCCATCAAATCTCCATCCCAGTCCTTTAAACTTTTTTTTGTTTCACCCCATTCTAAGTAATTTCCATATCGTCCGATTTTAATCATTATTTCGTTTTCTTCATACTTGCCAAGAGAACGTTGCGTAGAATCAAGTAAATCGTCTAAGTTATAATTACCGTTTTTCAAACGTTCAAAATCGATATTCATATCCTTTTTTATAGGTTTATATTCAATTTCGCCGCTACTGTTCTTGCTTCTTATTGTAGCACCAAATTTTGCAAAAACTACCTCATGTTCTTCATCTAATCTATATGCTTCTTTTGATAATTTTGAAATTGGTTTTATAAGTGTCTTTATTGTAGTATTGCATTCGCTGCATATCATATTCCATTCTTCGTTTCCACTGGATATGATATCTAATTTATCTTCCATTTGTTTTGTATAGTCATACGAGAACATTGTGTCAAAGTGTTTTGTAAGAAATTCGACAATAATTATACCGATAGGTTGTATTACTAATTTATTCTTTTCATTACCTACTATTTTTTCTTTTTTTAGTTCTTCTATTTTTTTACCAATCAATTTATATTCCAAACAGGAGAACTTTTCACCCTCGATATTCGTTTTTTTAACATATCCACGCTCTTGTATTGTATCCACTAACATCGAAAATGTCGAAGGTCTTCCTATACCCATGTTCTCCAATTCTTTGATTAAACTAGATTCTGTATAATGTGAATGTTTGTTATAAAATGATACGATACTTTCAATTGAATTATATACGATGGGGGATTTTGATTGGAGAACTGTTTCAAAAAATAATAATAAACCCTTTCCTGTATTTTGTTCGGATATTGGATTCGCTGTTCCGAATTCTTTGTTTTTTTTCCATCCTAGGAATAACGGTATTTCAACTTTGTTTGTATACAAAGCATCATCTGGTGCAGTTATATTAACGGTTATTACATCATTAATTGCATCTGCCATACAACTATTCACTGTATTCGACCAAATTAATTTATAAAGCGATAGTATTCTTTTGTCATTATATGCTACATTCGATTGTTCTATATGAGTCGCACGTATAGCTTCGTGTGGATTGCCTGCGTGGTTCTCCAATTTATTTAATGCACCAATGTATTTTTCACCAAATTTATTTTCTATGTATTTCTTTGCTTCTACTATAAAATCCTTTGAATACTTGGTACTCTCGGTTCTCATATATGTTATATGTCCGTCTTGGTATAATATTTGACAATATCCCATTGTATCCTTTGGAGATAAATGTAATAGATTGCTTGCTGTTTGAAGTAGATTGGACGTATTGAATGGATTTGGAGAATGGTTTATTGCTTCTTTTGGAGAACCTATTGCAATTTCATAATTAAAATCAATCGATTTTTGCATGAATTGGAGAACATCTTCTTTTTTCGTAAAATCTTTGTTTAATTGAAATTCAATGTTTTTTGAAAAGAAATTTCCACTTATTTTATATTTATATTCGACTCCTTTTCCATTTTTACGTTCAATCTCATTATCGTATACTAATCTCAATGCAGGTGTTTGACATCTACCTGCAGATAAGCTGTTCTCCTTATCGCTATATAAATATTTCCACAAAATGGGTGATATTTTGAATCCAACTAACATGTCTAATACTTGGCGCGCATGTTGTGCTTTAACCAGATTCATATCAATGGTTTTCGGTGTTTTAATTGCATTCTGTATAGCTGTTTTTGTAATTTCATGAAATATAATTCTTTGAGTCGTATCTACCGGTAATTCGAAGACATCGCATATATGCCACGCGATTGCTTCACCTTCTCGATCATCATCTGTTGCTAATATAATTTGTGATTTAGAGAACTGGTAAATGATTGATTGCATTGTATGAACGTGTCCTCTTTTTTCAGGTAGAATGGAGAACTTAACCGAATAATCTTTTTTGGTATCAATTGATTTTAAACCCTCTATATTTCGAATATGACCTTTCGATGCAATGCATTTGTAGTCGGGGCCTAAATAGCCTTCTATTTTAGCACATTTCGAAGGGGATTCTACAATAACTAACCATTTCGCATTCTCTTTATTGAATTCAGTTTTCGTTTTTTTTGAAAATGATTTTTTGTATTTTGGTGGCATGGAGAGGATAATAATATATAAAGGGAATTGTTTATATATTATATTTTTTACTTATTTCTTGGATTTTCTTGATTTGCGTGCTTTCTTTGATTGTGATTTCTTTGATTTGTTTGATTTACGTGATTTACGTGATTTACGTGATTTACCGCCCGTCCATTTACCTTCCTTTATTGCTTGAGAAACATAATCTACATTTGATTCAAATGCTTGACCTTCTTCGGCAATTAAATTGAATGCTCTTTTGTTTTGATTTGCTCTAATTGCATCTTGAAATGATTGTGTATTCATTGTACCTGCAGCATCTCTTGTATATTTTTCTTGTTGTCTTTTAATTCTGTCATTTTTTCTATTAGTGAATAGAGAATATTCATTATCTTGACCCATAATTCCTACGAAACTACCAGTAACATTTAAATTATGGTAAGGAGGTTGTTTGTTTTTGATAAGCTCGTTCTCTTTTTTTTCCCATTCTTTATCATATTGTGATTCTAATGGGGTATTGTTATATAAAGTGGAATTATAAGGATTAGTGTTATCAAAAGTACTCATTGTATTGTATATATATAGATTATACTAAGATTTTTTCTAAATACAGTCATTATCTACCATTTTCTTGACTAAATCATCGAATCTGATTTCAGGTACCCATCCTAATATAGTTCTTGCTTTGGTTGAAACGCCCATTTTAAATGAGGAAGATGTGTAATAATTTATGAAAATAATTTATCAATATAATCTGCTTGGTCATTATAAAATTTTTTATTGGACTTTAGACATGCACCATTGTTTATTTGCTCTGCTAATTTCATAAAATGTAAATGGTTATGTATAAGTTCCTTGATGTCAAAGTTTGTTCTAAGCTTATCTTTATCATGAAAATTTGATATTAAATCGTTGACATTATGAAAATATGTTTTATTTTTTAAACTAAATACATCATGTGAAGCATCAATTATTATTTCGTCATCTAATATCACTACTAAATGACCTGATGTAATAACAAATGTGCCGGACTCAATATCAAGTGATGCTACCAAAAGAGCTTTGGCTTTTACATTAGCGTTATTGAAATTCATTTTGATACAATCGTATAAATATTGAGTATTTGTTACACATTGTTTTTTTATACCATTTTTTTCCTGAAATTCTCTCATAGAGAGAATAATATTCGAAATAAAAATACTAAGTTCCATAATTATTAATGCAGTTTGTATTAATAATTAATAATTTACACTATTTCAATTTTTTATACACCTTTTCTAATTTAAAACGCCCGTTTTTAATTTCATTCAATAATTCATATGGTATTTTATTTCCATAAAATATTTTATATAACACGTCTTTTGTTTAAGTTAATAAAAAGAACATAAATATTGTAGTTTTAGTGTGAAGTTTTTATTATATATATATATATATATATATATTATATATAATGGCAATTACGATTTTAGCGAAAAACTCAAATGTTATATTTTTTATTGTGATTTTTGTTTTAGTTATGATTATGTACAGTTTTATGGGAGGTACCTTTTCAACGATTGAAGGAAATCAATATACTGTTGATTTTAGAGAAAATAATGGTGAATGGCGTGGTGATTACAACCAGTTTAACCGCATTGCTAACATGGTTAAAACTAACGAAAGAAAAGCAAAAAGAGAAGCAAGAAGAGAAGCAAGAAGAGAAGCAAGAAATCAGCAATAACCCTCAACGCCAAGTAAACAAATAAAAAATATCAAATAAACATATAACCCAACTACTTAAGTAAGTATCTCTATTTTTTATTATAATTATGAGCGATTCATATAATAAAAAACATAAATAAAAGAACATAAATATATTTTACTATATAGTAATGTATAATCATCTCTGCATAACCAATGCGAAAATATCGTGTATGTATTCATGATCGGAAATATACATCATGGAATTTTGCAGATATAGAATCAAACACGGAGAACAATCAATTGAATGATATTAATCCATTTGATTTGAGGTTATTTACAGATGATATTGTACTAACTAATGGTGAATTAGTAGAATCACGTATTCGAACATTTACCACAATACCTGGAGTATTGTTATTAGAGAACAATAAAACATATGGCAGGAGTGATAATAAAAAAAGGTTGTTATATAAATGTGTACCGAATGATGCAAAACTGCCGATTTTTTTAATTCCATATGATATTAAGATCGGATTCTCAAAAGATATTAAAAATAAATATGTTGTTTTTAAATTCGATCATTGGAATCAAAAACACCCCCAAGGTATTTTATTGGAGGTTTTGGGAGATGTTAACGAATTGAACGCATATTATGAATATCAACTATATTGTAAAAACATACATGATAGCATATCCGATTTTAATAAAAAAACGAGGCAATTGTTCGCGAATAAAGATACAAATGAAGTTATAGAAAAAATACGAAATAACACGAATTTTAGTATCGTAGATAGAACCGAAGATTATGTTTTTAGTATTGATCCGAAAGGATGTTTGGACATGGACGACGCATTCAGTATCAAACAAAATGATCTGGGAAATTGGGTTGTAAGCATATATATTGCAAATGTGTTCTTTTGGTTAGAGACGTTTGACTTGTGGGAATATATAACCACTCGCGTATCTACTATTTATTTACCAGATAGAAATCGTACAATGTTGCCTTCTATATTGTCGGATAATTTATGTAGTCTTTTTGAAAAACAATTACGATTTGCCTTTTGTATGGATATTGAAATCGATAACACTGGAAACATCATTACTGATATGAAAACAATTAAAATTACAAATACGATTATTAAAGTATCCAAAAACTATTATTATGAAGAACCAGCGTTATTAAAGAATAAACATTATAAGAGTTTACTCGATGTAATTAACAAACATGATTCAAAAATAAAAGACAGTCATGATCTAGTAGAGTATTTAATGATTTATATGAATACAAAATGTGGAAAAATAATGGCACGCGAAAAAGTCGGCATTTTTCGTTCTGTAGCCATTAAACCCGGTAATCACGAAATTACAAATGACGAACATCTGCCAGATATTGTTAAATACTGGAATAATGTATCAGGTGAATATGTATTGTATTCGGAACAAGCATACTTAAAACACGATTTAATGGGAATTGATACATATTCTCATATAAGTAGTCCTATACGTAGATTGGTGGATTTATTGAATCAATCTATTTTTTGTATTCACTTTGGTTTGGTTTGTAATATAAGCTCGAGTGCAAAACAGTTTTTAGATTATTGGACGAATAACATAGAATTGATTAATAAACGGATGCGATTAATCAAGAAAGTACAAAATAATTGCGAAATAATGCGAGTATGCAATGAAAATCATGATGTCATGGAAAACTTACATGAAGGAATTATATTAGATAAAACACAAATGGATGACTACTTTAAATATACAGTATATTTGTCGAATATAAAAATACAATCAAATATTAAATTAATGGTTGATTTGGAATTATATTCCACACATTCGTTTAAAATGTATTATTTTGGTGATGAATATGATTTGAAACAAAAGATTAAATTGCAAATCGTATAATAATTATTATATGTGGATTATTTAATTAAATTTATTTTGGGGGGGGGTAATAACGTATGTTGTGCGTGAACCCAAATTTTTTAGGAATACATCGGTTTTCTCTTCAAAATGTATGTGATCCTCACCAAAATTGGTTTCTTTTGCAATCTCATATACATGATTACTTATTTGTATAGTATCTGGTTCTGTAGTAGTTTGCAAACGATTTGCTACATTAACTGTATTACCAATTACACATAAACGCGGTATTTCAATTCCCAATATACCGACCACTACTCTACCAAGATTAATTCCTACTCGCAATTGTAGCGGTTTATTATCAGGTGTTGGTATATTCTTTATTTCTCTTAATATATCAAATGCAAATAATAGCATATTTTTGACATTGTTAGTTTGATCATTCGTATATATATCACTTACAACCATGTATGCGTCGCCAATTGTCTCTATTTTTTGTAAATTCGAATAACGTTTGACGATGTCATCAAACCGAGTATATATATTATTCAGTAATTTATATATTACATCAGCATCATAGCTTTTCGCTAATTCAGTATATGATACTATATCAGTGAATAATACACAAATAAAATCATATGGTTTATAATCTTTAGTTTGTGTTAAATACTTATCTTCTAAGTCTAATGGTAGTATTTTCTTTAATAATTCTAATTTTAATGATGTAGTATCTATTGGTATAAATGAGGTTAATCTATTATCAATCATATTTATTATCATTTTACATTTTGGTGTAATATTATTTGTATTTTCAAATTGCTTTATAGTTTTTTTTAAAATTGTTAATACATCTATACCTTGTAGATCTATGTTATTTTTTATATTATAAGTTTGTTCTTCATAATCATTAACAATTAATATCGTTGTTAATTTTGCTATCATATCACTTAATAAATAACAAACTTGAATATCACACATGTTGAATAAATTTATTGATTCGATAATTTTAATAGCTGAAAATAAACACCAAATAAACACAATAAATTTTGTATATCTTTGATATTTTAAACCAAATAATTTATAAATAAAAAAAAATTCTGACAATGACAATGATATTATAATATAGGAATTATAATATGTTTTTCGAAATGGATATAGTATAATATGCAATATACTGCTTCCGATATGATATTGTGCATTAATCTCATTCAACATTAAATTATTAATATCACAATATAATTTTAAAATTAATGGTGTAGTAAATAACCACATAACTGCTGTTCTAAATTCATATTGATGAATACCAATAGTATCATTATCTATAATATTATCCATAACATATTTCATATAAATAAACACAAGGGAATATAATGTATAGTTTTTATTTTTAGAGAAGATAATTAAATTTATTATGAAACCGAAAATAGTAGATAATATAAACACGTTTGCTGATTTTATCATTGGATAAAATATCATTGGCTCTTCTTGAAATATTTCAAAATTATTATATATACATGGTTTCAAAATGTTATTTAATTGGTAATAAAACAATGTAAATAAACATAATTTGAATACTTCATGCATTTACTTTATATATATAATATAGTAAATTTATATAATATAGTAAATTTATATAATATAGTAAATTTATATTATATAATAAATTATATATGGTTAATTGACAAGTTGCTTTGTATATAATATATATAAATTGGTTAATACAATACATAATGTGCCTATTATTTTCTGTATGGTAATTTTATCATTATTTAAAAATACACCATATACGTAAGACATAACAATGCCAAAATATGATAATACTGCATAGATATAAGTATCTAATCTTGTAATTGCATAGAATCGTAGATAATAACCAAATAACCCGATGAATGCGTTCACTGCTAATGATAATGATACACCACCATATAATTCCATGTTAATTATATTTTTCCATAAATAAGGCGTTAATACAACTGCGCCAACGAAATATGATAAAAATAAATGGTTCCAATTATTTAATGTTTTTATATTTTTAATAAAATAGAATATGATCGCTTCTGTTAACGCTGCCATTATTGCCATAAAAATACCTTCGTTCCAAAAGTTCTCATTCATTTGTGTGTTTTTCTTTATTACGTCTTTTTCATCAGAACCGTTTTTATATGGTTCTCTTGTGGCATCTTTTGAATTATTAAATTCATTTGCGATTAGATAAACGCCAAGTAGTGGAATTAATAAAATAGGAGAGAGTGAAGTGCCTGATAACAATAGTATTATAATTGGATAAATATAGAATATAGTAGTAGCTACACCACTATCTAATAATTGAAAACTACGATAAGATGTATATACATGAGCTAACGTTGTAGCTGATAATAGTATTCCATAACTAGAAAGAATTGATTTATAAATGAATTCCCAATCAACAAATACCGATGAAATAATTACATATGCGAAAAATCGAGTCCATACTTGTAGGATTAAATCGACATTTATTTTTTTAACAAATATAGAATAAAAACTCAATAAAGATTCACCGATTAATTTACTGATAATTTCCAAGTACATTTATCTATATTATATAGATCATACAAAATTTATATAATAAAAGAGCTATTACCGAAAATTGTAATGAAATGTATCAATCAGCGCAAATTATAATCTTATATTATTTTATTTTCGAATTCATTTCCTCTAAACAGTAATTTATCTACGGTTGTTCTAACGCAAAATAAACGGTGCATTATAATTCCAGTTATAAACAAAATAACTAGAATATACAGAAAACTATATTGCGGGTAAAATCGATAGATAACAAATGCACCTAAAATGGTGAATACTACATCTACAACTGCTATATTAAATAATCTATATGAATGTGGTCCTTCTCCCACTTTTCCAAACATATCTTTGTATTTGCAAGGCATGTTTTATATATTATACCAATAGAATTAAATGAAAAAATTACTCAATACGGGGGGCGTGCGGGGGGCAGAGCCCCCGCAAACAGAATAGGTCGCAATTTTTGGGAGTGTTTTCCCAAGTTCTGAGTGAAACGATGACGAAGGAGTTAGGTAGTACGAGGTTATGTTTTTTATTTTTGCCGGAGAACTTGCCGCGAATGTGGC